GGATCCAGTATACTAACCAATGCGATCCAAACCCAATCGGGTTCCTATTCCACCTTAACAGGATCCAGTATACTAACCAATGCCATCCAAATAAAGTCAGGAACCTATTCCACTTTAACCGGTTCGAGTCTTTCCGCGAATGTCATCCAAACACAAACCGCGAGTTATTCCACCTTGACAGGATCCACCCTTTCCGCCAGTACAATGACCTCCAATATCCTTACTCTCTCTACCCTCAACGTTTCCAGTATCAATAACGGAGTTCCAGGTGTCGCTGCGTATTCGACACTCAATGTTAGTACCTTCACCGTGGTTTCCAGCACAACCCTTTCCACCTTAACCACCGTTGGAAGTGTGGGAATCGGAACCACTTTACCTGCTTCTCAACTCGAGGTATATGGAGGAAATACCAGTACTGCCATCACCGTTGCCAACGGATACAACTCAGGCAATTACAGTCGATACGGTCTTGCGTATTCCGCCAATCAGTATTCCAATCTGTCCGCCGCTGGCGATACCGTCATCAACGCCGTCGGTGGAAATATGATCTTGGAAGCACAGAATAAAAATATCTCTCTCTCCGTTCCCTCTGGAACCACTCCCAATGTTCTTACTGTATCAGGAACGGGTGTGAATACAACGGTTAATACACCAGGATGGGGTAGTTTAACCAATACATTTCAATACAATAATCTTGCCTTAACCTGGACAGCTCCTGTGGCATGCTATGTTTCTAGCATTAGCATGTATCTCGGACAAGGCAATAATGGTACCAATATTTCGATGTACGTCAATGGAAACTATGCAGGTGGATGGTGGCCCTTCCAAGGATATGGATTATATGTATTGAACGCGAGCGGTTCTTCTACCGCAAATGGCGTTGCAACCACACCCACACCCTTTTCATCGATGGGTCAGTATTTGCTCCAGCCTGGACAGACCCTGGTGATTTATGTTTCTTCCTTACAAACGTATAATTATTTCTACTATGGTCGCGACAACTCGATTGGCAGCATTGGATTCTCCGTTGTCTATACCACTCCTCAGGTCAGCATGTCCCTATCCAGTACCGCACCCTCTATCACATTGGGATCAAGTGGTGTAGGAATTGGCGCATCCGCGCCTCTTGCCACACTTGATGTAAACGGCTCGATACGCGCTCTTAGTGCGACCTATAATGCCCTTACCAGTGGAACCGGTGTCGACATCATTTATTCGGGTGGTGGTACCCTATCCTCAGGAACACGTGGATCGGGTGGTGTATTGACCGCCGCCACCATGTCCTACGCTGCATCGGGTCATACCTGGTACGTCGGATCTTCTGCAGGAACCAATGCGATGACGGTTTCTTCTGCAGGTCGTCTCGGTGTCGGTACCGCCGCACCACGCCGTGTGACCGATATCGTCGGTCCACCTTCTAATCCTCTTACCTACGCCCCTACCCAATTGTCGGTCTCCGATTCAACCAATTCTGCCCTCATGAACCTTCTCATCGGTGTAGACGGAACGAGCAATTACGCATCGATCCAGTCTTCTCTATCGGGAACGGGAGGAAGACCCTTGCTTCTGAATGCAACCGAAGGTAATGTCGGCATCGGTACCTCGAATCCTGGATCCCTTCTTAGCGTCTATGGAAGCTGTACCTCGTATTCAGGATTGATCAACATACAAAATACCACCGCCACGGGCGCGTCGAGTTTTGCCATCTTGGCACCCAACCTGAACCCAGGCCAAGGTCATTCCATGGTGTTGGGTCAAAATACCTCCCTCAATAATTCCTTCTTCATCTTTTTTCAATACGCAAGTTCCGGATCGGGTTCCAACTATCTATGCTTTTCCCCCTATGGATCCGGTGCAGTTCCCTTGGTCATTACCTGTTCGAATAATGTTGGTATCGGCATTACCAATCCATCCGCCCCCTTGCACGTCAATGGCATGCAATATATTGATTCAGGTTCTTCCTCTGGATTACTCAAAATCACTTCATTGGGAAATGCGAATTACATTGAATCGGGTATCACCACCTCCTCCGGTTCCTCTGCACCGCTGTATTTTACCAATATGAATGGATCCAGTACATGGATGACCATTACTTCTTCGGGTAATATCGGAATCGGAACCACTACCCCTGGATACAAATTGAGTGTGTACACAACCACTGCAAATGATGGATTATTGTTCCAAAACGCCTACAATGGCTCCTCGGGTTCCATTGGATTATACACCACGACGGCCGCGGGTAATTTTATTATTGATGGAACGGCGGATGCAGGTGTGATTCTTCCCACCGTTGGAAAAGATCTCTTCCTTAGCCGAAACACCAACTTGTATACCTCAATGGTAGTCAAAGGAGGAACCGGTTATGTCGGTATCGGAAAGGCAACACCTGGCTATGCACTGGATGTGGCGGGAGATCTTCAGGTATCGGGTTCTCTTATCTTTGGATCATCCGGTTCGTATCTCGCGGGATGCATCTATAGCAATTCCAATTGGGGTGCAGTCATTCGTGCAAAAACAAGCAATCCTTCCACGGGCGCCTTCCTTTTTTCAAATTCGGCAGACACCCATTTGATGGCCATAACCAATTCAGGATTTGTCGGCATCGGAACGGATGCGCCACCCAGCTGGGGACAGACCACAATCTGCGGAGCAGGAAACAACGTCAGTTCTTCCAATCAACTGGTTCTTATGAATTCGTCAAACACCAACATGGTTCTCATGAGCGCTATGGGAACCAGCGCGGCGTACATTCAATCCTTCCAACAGGGATCGGGTGGTACTCCTCTTTGCTTGAACCAACTCGGTGGAAATGTAGGCATCGGAACCTCAAGTCCAACAAGCGCTCTCACTGTTCATAACGCTGGTTCACAACAAACCCACCACTTGATCATTCGTGGACAGGAATTCTATCAAGCATCCAATTCAAGTACCGGTATTGCACTTAATATTGGAGTAAACCGTCCAGGAAATAAGCAATTGTGGTTTATGGATCCTGATCTTGCGATTAATACGACCAATGCCGCCATTCGATATAGTCTCGGATCCACTACTGGCTATATTAGTGCTATATCCACCGACGGAAGTACAACGGTTCCACTCAATATCGCGGGCTCTTCCATTAGTTTTTCGATTGGAAATGTCGGTATTGGAACAACTTCACCCAGCAATCTTCTTACCGTTGCAAAATTGGGAGCAAACTATTCCTCACCGGTTCTTATTGTGGATGCGGGTATTGCTGGAAATGCAACGGCAGGAGCGCCACGTGGAATTGGAAGTCCACTTCTTGGAATCGGCAATTCTTCTTGGACAAGCGGTGGTGTTGCAGGTGATTACTATGGAATTGGATTTGGCTATGGTGGTGCAACCAGTGGTTCTTATTTTCCTGCAGAAATCGGATTGTATGTGGAAACGACAACGGGTTCGACCTGGGGCGATCTCGTATTTTCTACTCGTTCCACCACATCAAATGTAGTTGCATCCGAGAGATTACGTATAACTGGAACGGGAAATATCGGTATTGGCATTACGAATCCATTCTCGAAATTGAATCTTGCAGGCGGAAATCTCCAACTTGGATCATTGACGGAATATGAAAACGGAACCACTTGTACCGAAGTGATTCAGTTTGGTGGAGGTTATGCAGCAAATTGGGCCTATGGATATGCGGGCATTCAAGGTGGCGGTGCGGGATCGGGTGGTCCAAGTGGATATGGTGGTGTGTTGAATTTTTGGACAAAGGTCGATAATTCAACCAGCTATGTCGGCATGACACTCAACCGAGGATTGGTCGGTATGGGCACCAGCGACCCTCAAAACAATAAACTACGTGTGTATGGTGGCAATTCTGCCTCTGGTATTTCTCTTGGTGATTACACAACCTCTGCGGGTGTGAAATACATCGGCATTACCAATCCAAGCGATGGAACAAATGTGGTATCCTCCAGTGGATTTTCAGGAATATCCTTTGGTCCTCCTGCAGATGGTGCAACATCTGGTTATATCGCCTTTCATACACACAATTATGGAGTCGCTTCCGATGAAAGAATGCGAATTACGAAAGTAGGAAACGTTGGTATTGGTATAAATAATCCGTCCTATCTCTTGGATGTGGCAGGACCACTCAATTGTACTGGATTGTACGTAAACGGTGCCGTATTTACAGGAGGATCAGGTGCGACTTGGACATTAAGTGGATCGAATGCGTACTATACAACAGGTAATATTGGAATTGGAACCGCATCACCTGGTGCGAAACTGGATATTTATTCAAGCGCGACCAATCAAATTGCAATCAATCTCGGTGTGGCAGGAGAGGCCTATTCTCTCAGTTCATCTTCGAAAAATCAATATTATACTGCAGGTACCATTGCTTCTATCTATACCACACCCAACTCGACGAACACTGGTTGTTTGATTGATTTGAATGCGTACAATAGTTCCAACGGAGCAACCGATGTCTATTTTGGAGCCGTTGCGGGAGCCACAGGAAATGGACCCGCCAACTTTGTGATTGGACGACGAACGGGTGTGAACAGCTGGGCAGAATCTGTGCGCGTGGATACCAGTGGTAATCTCGGCATTGGAACCAATTCACCAACTGAAAACCTAACCGTCTATGGCTCAGGGATCGGTCTTCATAATTCATCCGCGGGATACTTTCAAATCGGATTGGCAACTGGAACGGGTCAGTATTCTAGCAGCGCCGTTTCTGCGGATTCCATCATACGTTCCATCACTGGTAATTTGATGCTACAAACTGGTTCAGGTGCTGCCGCACTCTACATCAACAATAGTACCAACTATGTCGGTATTGGAACCACGACCCCATCTACTGCACTGACCGTTGTAGGATCCGCTACCATTCAAGGACAACTCTTCTCCGTCGGCGGAAACACATCAACGTATTACCCTGTTCTCATCGATGCCAGCCCATCATGGGCCACTACCAATATCTATAAATTCAATATCAGTCGTTCCAATGTTCATATGGATGCTTCGTGGAAGGGATCCACTACCATCGTTGTAGAAGGACATAGTAATGATTGGGGAAATGGAGCGGATTTTATGAAATATAAAATTATTGGATCGACCAATGGACCGGTTTCATTTTCCACATTTGTGGCCAATCTCTTTGAAGATTCAACTTCTAACTTTATCGTTATCTATCTTCGTGGTGGAACAACGTATTATTTTTCAGGCGAAGGTTGTCTGTTGAATAACGGAAATGCATCAGGAGCAACCCTCACCATTCCTTCTGGAAATAATGCATCCTATGCGGCAACGACCACTGTAACCGCTCCATTTGGTTCCTTAATTGTATCAGGTGATAACCGCGATAATGTCTGGAACATAGGAGGAAATGTAGGAATTGGAAAGTCAAATCCATCTCAACTTCTGGATGTCAATGGGGCCATCAACTGTACCAGCTTTCTGGTGAATGGAACCGCGGTCGCAACGGGAACAGGATCAGTCTGGGGAGTCAACGGTTCCACCGCATATTATACCTCTGGGTACGTGGGTATTGGTACAACCAACCCATTCACCACCAATATTATTGGATCGAATGGAGGAACAGGAATGGATGTATGGTCCACCAACGCATTTGATGCTTGGGCGAAAATCCGCATCTTATGTAATGCATCACAATATGGTCGTACTGCACTCGAAATGATTGGACGATGGGAAGGAAACAATGATGCCTGGATGTTGAACGGTGGACGTAATAACATTGTATTTGGATACCAGACCTCTCAAGGTAGTGCCATTACCTATGTCAATGCAATCCAAAGTTTTAACGGACAATTAGGAATCTTCAGCAGTGGATACAGTACCGCGTTTCCTGCATTAACCCTTAGTGCATCTGGCAATTTCGGTATTGGTAATACCTCCCCTTCGGTCCCTTTGCATGTAAATGGAATGGCCCTTATTCAAGGACCAACTGTGTCTACCAACACCGCCAATAACGTTGGAAACTTTGGAGTACGTATCAGTCAGCTTACGAGTACACAAAATGTCGCGGGTCAAATTGTAGGACAATTGTGCTTTCATGGATGGGGACGACCTTACGCATCTTCTTATATTCGTTGCATGACAGAATCATCGAATGGGTATGATGATGCCGGTGCACTAGTCTTTGGAACATCAACGGGTGGAACGGGTGCCTCAGAAACCATGCGGATTTCCGAAAGCGGTAATGTGGGTATCGGAATCACTACACCCAGTACCAAACTTCATGTTGTAGGAGGAACAACCACGGATAGTCTCCTTGTATCGGGTGCACCAATTAATACTGGATTGACTGTATTTTCGGGTCCTGCATCGAATACCTACACCTTGCCTTATGGTGCAGGTCTGTACTTTCTTTATTTCCATTATGGCAATCCGATCGCAAACTACCCCGCCGCAGTATGGCAAGTTTTTTACGATGGCTTTACTTCTGCCGTCTATACAAAGATGTTTTCAACAAATGGTCCTCAATATGGTCAGATTACCAGTGCAAGTGGAAATGTATTAACCATCAGCAATGGTGGAGCATGGTGGGGATATGATTCAAATGGTATCTTATATGTTCGTGTTACAAAGATATGTTAATCGTTTTTTTGTATTATTTTACTATCTTTTATCATTTCGATTATAAAAGATAGGATCTGCATTGCCAACGAGGAGGAAAATGTGAGAAGATTCGTGAACACGAAACTTCGAATGTCTCCCTAGAGATGTCGACTGTGAACTACCTTACCGCCCGAAGTTCCAACTTGTCCGCATTTAATACGGTACGTTTAAATGTCTCTACCTTAACCGGTAGTACGATACAAACAACTGCTACGGCTACGACATCCAGTATTGTAGTCAGTACCCTTACGACTCAGTCTGGCAATTATTCTACTTTGATTGGATCCACTATTACCTCCAATAATCTAGTCTTATCTACCCTAACGGTTTCCAGTATCAATAGTGGTGCACCAGGTGTGGCAGCCTATTCGACCTTAAATGTAAGTTCTATGAATGCGACTTCTTCTATTACCGCGTCATCCATAACCACAAATGTTATTGCAAACACCACGGGAAATATGACGATTGGACAGAATACGTCTTATCCAAACCGATCGATTGAGATTGGAACCGACTCCGCCAACACGGTCTATTTTGATTTCCATTCCAGTGATTCGGTCTATGCTGATTATTCCACACGCATTCAATCCATTGGAGGATCAACCATTGGACAAGGACAAATGCTCATACAGGCCTCCACTATTGGTATTCTTGGGACAAGCGGTGTGGGAATTGGAACCACGAATCCAATCGGTTATAAATTATGCGTAGAACAAGGTATTAGTAATAATAACGGTATTATAATTTCGAATAGCAATTATGGATCCCAACAGCAATTTCAGCTTTCTATGGTAAATGCTGGATCGGGCAATTTTTACTCCTATGCCATGGTACAAACGAATACAGCAGGTGTTGCTGCGACGGTTCCATTATGTCTGCAGCCTAACTCGGCAAATGTCGGTATTGGAACCACTGCACCAACTGCAAAACTACAAATTTATGGAGCTGGTCAAAGTACAGGTCTTAGCGATGTATATAGTTTTAATATATCGTCCGTAGACAGTTTTAATGGAAATGGAGGGACAACTGTTTATTCAGAATCCATCAATATGAAAGCAGGTGATCTGACATGGTCAAATAATACGATCCGCGTGTATGGTTCACGAATTTATATTGGTGGCGGATATTCCATCAATGGGGCGCAGAATCAAGGAAATATTATTATGTATACTGGTAATGCAGAGCGAGCACGAATTTCAGATGTGGGTTATATGGGGATCGGAACACCAACACCTACCGCCTATTTATCACTGTATAGTGCATCCGCAGGGAACATGTTATCTATATCTGGGTATTCAAATACCTCGATAGCATTCTATGATGGATTACGCGGATATAGTTCTAGTATTGCACAAAAAGGGCAGTCTACCAGCGATTGTGCACTTCAATTCTATAATAGCAGCCCAGGACTAGCAAGTGGATCTCCAGTATTTACTTTTTTGAATACGTCTGTTAGCACTGTGTTTGCTATCTATAATAATGGAAATGTATCTATTCCTGGAACTCTCTCCAAAGGTGGTGGTACATTTGATATTCAGCACCCATTATCTAGCACTCCTACAAAAAGGCTTGTACATAGTTTTATAGAAGGTCCACGATGTGATCTTATTTATCGTGGAAAAAAAACTTTGATAAATGGAATGGCCATCATTGATATTAATAAAGAATGTACCCAATTACCTGAATGTTCCATGGATGATGGTACATTTGAAGCACTCTGTGCTAATGTTGATATATTTCTACAAAACAATACTAGTTTTAGTCGTATCATTGGATCAATTACAGGAGGTATATTATCCATTACATGTGAAAACACATCATCAAATGATGTCATTTCATGGATGGTAGTAGGAGAACGCTCTGATCCATTCATTAAACAATGGGATCGTACTGATCCAAATGGATATCTAATTACACAATATACGAAGGAAATAGTAGAAGTAATTCCATAGTTGTTTTGCATATGATATATCATATCATTAACAAATCATAGAATCTTCGAACTCACACCAAACGCCATCTTCAGATCCGCCGTCGGCGGTGGCGTTAAACGCAACGAATGTTGTGCTTCCTTGACAATAGAAGCCGGTTGGAGAATTCCCCATCGTCTCCAGACCTCCTCCTTACCAATGGTATACCTCCATGGAAAATCCATCGGCATTCTCAAATGTCGCTGAACCACCGCATTCTGCGTTTGCATCCAATCCGATTGTTTCTTGATCAGCCTATAAAACAGCGATGCATCTCCCATAGAAAGGAAACCCGCATATAGCAATTCGGCCCATGCCTCCGTCTCCGCTTCCGTCTGATCCAGTCCATGATCCATATGATCCAGGCACGAAGCATGTTGTAATTCATGGATGAGAACGCGCGTCGCATCCTCCGCTCGGTACAACATGATGGTCTGTTTATTACATTGATACGTATATCCACCGTTGATGTTCACAGGAGTGATATGCGGATACGAATTATCCATTCGCCTCGAATGGATAGACCCATGTTTAGGAAACTCGCGAAGCGCTGGATGCGCCAACAAGAAGACTTTCGCCTGCCTTGAGCCTCGTTCATGGTACGATCGAAGGATACGCCCCCACAGGCCCCACGGAACATGTTGTTCCCTATCATCATAGATCGCCATAACCTGTCCATATTCGCATTGACGTACTTCATATCGTGCGGTTCCCGCCTTGAATCGCTGGAACATTGTCTTCCTCGCACCCAGTCGATCAAAATCAGACGGTTGGCTACACTCTTCCTCTAAATACGCCAGGTCCGTCTGCGAAACAAACGGGATGGTCTTCCAAACCGGTTCTTTCTTTTTATATTCATGCCTCATAAGGTCCAGCACGGCGTTCAGAAGCGCCATTCTACTTAGAGGATCGCAATTGATGGAGCTGGCGGGCCAGTCTCAAATGCACATGTTCCCAGAGAATCGGAATACGATACGACGTGACTAAGACCCAGCCCGATCCCGATTCCGCATTCCACAGGGTATGTAAGAGCGGGGCACGAATCGTCGGAGTGATCCATTCCGTTTCATAGATTGCTGCGATCCAATACATAATCACATCGGTCCATCTCAGATTCCTCTGCAAACACGTATAAATCCACGTCCTGACATCCGCGATCTTCGACGGCTCGCCATTCAACGACCATTCATTCAACGTTTTCTTGAAATACGAAAGCCACACATCCTCCGTGCACAACTTGGCACGATCAACATAATTCGCCAAGAGACGATCCTCGCCCCTCACTGGAATCTCAAAACAGAAATCACGCAAACGGCTACACATCGGAAACTCGGTGGTCAGAAGAATCGCAAACGTCGGATACTGCTCCAAACACTCTTGTAGCTGCAGCACCGACTCATCGGTCAAGAAATGCGCATGATACAGCACGAGGTATCGTGTCTGAATCGCCGATGCCATGAGACACACATCCTGCTGTCCCGTCCAGCGTGTCAGAATGGACTGCAAGAATACCTTATCCGACATTGACATCGTCGCCGTATCAAACCCCAGATGAAGGGCAGATTCCTCATAGGGAATGGACTTACCCGACGCATCATCATCGTCTTCATCCGGATCGCCACCGTTGGTCTGCTTGTTCAAAAACCATGTACTCTTTTTCATATCAAAGGGAACGCCCGCCTTTTCCGCTTGTTGTTGCAGGAAAGACAGGAGTTTAGTTCGTTTACCACAACCTTTGGGGCCACGCCATGCATAACTACAGGGCTGATCCATTACCTAAGATGTCAGGGCGATGTTTTAAGTTTACGCCAACTTCTTTTTCTTCAAATGAATCTCGTCATGCAACTGATCCACGGTGTCCGAGCCCGTATGTTGAAACCAGAAGGGAAACACGGCGTGAAGAAATAAGGCGGTAGAACCCTTAGCCATCTGAAGCGACATGGTTCCTGCTTTGAGCGCGTGCTGACCATAGGTCAACCCCTGCTCCGTAGGGTGCTGACGAAAGAGTTCCACTATGCGCTGACAACGATCCTGTACGACGGTCCAGCACGTCTTCGCACACTTCTTCATATTCTCTTGATTCAATGATTGACCCAGACTCTGACCCACTTCTTGCGCGGTTTCTTGATCCATATTCTAGGATAGTGTGCGTCTTTTTTCTTTATGCCCATTTCCCATACGGGCCTAAATGAGCCCGTCGTGTGTAGGATAAGAATGATTCTCGCCATCCCCTATCAGGCCTTTGAAGTCAACCACATTCATCTTAACCCCTTTCAACTTGATCGATATGGAAAAACGATCGCCAAACTCTCGTATAAAGACAATTCGATCGATTTTCAGGATGTGAGCATTCTGTCTCCTCCCCTTCGCATTGTCGATTACAACCCTGAAACGTCCCGTCTTCGTCTGGACATCTCGGATCATCCCACGTTCATGGTAAAAATGAACACACTTCATGAATATTTGGTGAGTACGTTTTACGTGCATCAACAAAGCTTTCTGAATCTGCGGAACAAGCCGTACGAGTCCATTCGCCATTTGTTTTATTTTTTGCTCGATGGAAACATTCTGTCTCTTTTTATTTATCCGACCGTATTGGTCAAAACGGATAATGAACGGGCACTTCATGTTTCGGATTTGAAGTCAGGAGATAGCATTCGGTGCATCGTTCGCCTACAAGGTATCTCTCAGATCACCAATAAGGATGAAATCCGTTTGCGGCTGCATCATTCCGTTCCTTCTGTCTGGGCTTTGACCTGATTACTTACTAATCATTGAAATAGTTAACGCACTATAAGCAAATCCCATTGACATACATCCAATTAACAATAATACATACATAAAACGATCACGTGCTTGCGCTTCCGTGTATAATGTAGAAATTCCCATAAATAAGGTAATGGATGCCACGACACTGATAATCCATACCTTTCGGAGCTGTGTTTTAATCAAATTCCAATCCTCCGTTTGATCCATGTATTGGCCCGCCATAACAAAGGAGGTTATGTAGAGTGCCAAGGCAATCAATCCAAATACGATGATCATTCTATTTATAAGATCATTTTGAAATGAGCGGGATGATTACTTTGAAATGGCGGAGACAGCGAGGGCAGAATACGATAATGCGAGGGTAATGCAGGTAATAATCAACATGATATAGATAATACTTGTCGGATCCTTGATAAAGTAAAGAAGGAGAGCCAAGAAGAGTGCAAAGGAACCTCCAATCGATAAACCAATGATTTTGTTCACCTGTGGCTTGATTTGGTTTTGACTGTCTCGGGTTCCTACGAATTGTGAAATGACCACAAAGGATCCAATGTAGAGTCCAATTGCGAGTAGTCCACAGACAATCATTCCCGTAGTGGATGCAATCGGGGATCCCACCCAACTGGATACCGTTTCCGTTGCACTGGATGCGGCGTTTTTAACTCCTGCGGCTGCCGAGGCTACTGCATTCGTTCCACTTGCAGAGTTAGACATTCTATGATGAACGGGCTTTTTATTATTTGGTAGATGCATTCGACATCGCCAAGAAGCTCTTGATCTGTGCACGTACTACATCACTCTGAGGGAACGAAGAAATGGGTTCCATTCCAAAATAGACCACCATGATCAACAGAATAAAAAAGATAACTTGGCCTCCTATCATTAAAATAAAGTCCGATGTGGAAAAATCATAAGCCATTTCTATCTCTACTGGTTTTTATTCTCCGTACACAATAGGCCATGAAAACAAGAAAACGGAAACTGAGTCTCAAAGACATTTCACGATGTCATCCGAGACTCAAATCGAGAAAGAAGTGCCTTCCTAACACGGTGTATTCCGATGTTGAACGAAAGGTCGGTGTAAAAGGGTCCAAACTCTTTACCAAACTCGGATGCGGTCAGGGAGAAGAACATTGTCTTCTCGACAAGGCACCTCTTGATGTCGAGTTCAAAAAAACCGTCCGTAAACAATACCTCCGTCCCAAACGACCCGATTCATGGGACGAAAAACCCAATCAATGGCTGGATAATTTTAATATCCAACATGTTATGAAACAATATGAAGATGTCTTTCCCTGGTTTGAATTTATGGGTGTATTCCCCATGGACTTCTCTGCGCCCGATCCCTATCTCAAAGAGAGCACTCCGAAATGTCTTCACGCAGAACTCTGTAATTTGAACCTGAAAGATGAGTACAATAAGGGTAAACGTGGTATCGGAATGGTATTCAATCTTGATCCTCATTATAAAGGCGGAAGTCATTGGGTCGGATTATACATTGACCTTCATAATATTAAAAAACCCATCATTTCCTATTATGATTCCTATGGAATGAGAACACCTCCCATGATTGCACGATTTATGCGCGCTTTTACCCTTCAAATTCCTGATTGCGAACTCGGGTTTAATGCCCGCCGTTTTCAATATGGTGAATCAGAATGCGGAATGTTCAGCATGTATTTCATCATCTGTATGATGTATGGAATCCCGTTTCGTGAATTCTGTAAGGATGCTGTAAAAGATGGATTTATGTTGGATCTCCGAAAGATTCTCTTTGCGAAATAATCGTAGGAAAAGCCATATAAAAGATTTATGAGGATAAGATAGTAATGTATCGTCCGGTTCAAGGTCAACAGCAAGGCTCGGTTCAAAACGTCTTTTTTGGCGAAAAGAACTATAACACCCTTCAACTTGTTCTTCTTCAAGATTTTCAAAGCCGTAATGGAGCACCCTTAAGCGACGATCAACGTAATCGTCTTGGAAAAACACTCGATCATTACCTTCGTCAAGTCTACGATAAACAGGGTGAGAAACCACTTACCACACTTAATAAAGAAGTGCTTGGAGCGTGTGCTAAGGATTTCTCTCAATATTTGCAGCGCAAGGAACTTGTCAAGGGATCCAATCCTGTCAAGCAGGTCATGGATGATAACTTATTTATGGAAACCTCGCAACGATTTGAGAAGATCAGCCAAGAGCGCAACGAAGTCAAGGCGCTTCCTCCTGCTCTTCCTGATTTTCGCATTTCGCTGTCCGAAGATGGACCACCTGCTGCCGAGATGTTTGAGCGTGCCAAGAAAATGCGCGAAATGGAAGCCTTGCGTTCCGCCCAACAGGCCAGCGAACTGGCCAAAGCGGAAGCTGGTCTTCAAGGTCGCATTCAAGCGGACAACGTCTTTCAGGCCCAACAGGAGGCCCAGAATCGCAATACCCAATTGGCACTCGTTCAGCGCACCTCCGCGCCTCGTCCTGCATTAGACATGCCCTTGGCCATTCTACCGGATCGACGCGAACTCCTTATGGGATCCGTGGGCTCCTTCGATGGTATGACCTCCAACTCTTCGAACGGAAATGCCACCCTTGCACAACCATTGGATCTTCCCATTCGTCGTATGGAAGCAGATCTGCCTCAAAATAACATTGTTCGCAATGAACCCATCATTAGTTATCGCGAGATTGAGAACAATCTCTTCTTGTACTCTGCGGATCGTGATTGGCTTCGAAACAACAAGGAGAATCGATACAACTTTACGGTTAACTTTGATCCTGCCGCCAACAGTCAGAGTTTCGGTCCCACTCTTTCGAGTCAGCAGAAATTCAAGAATATTGTTCGCATTGAGTTTGTCAAGGCCATTCTTCCTGGCGAAGGTCTACAGGTCACGGTCAATCGCAATACATCCGAGAATCAAGTGGTCAATACCGATTTTCAGGACAATATTCTGAATCTTCCCTATCTCACCCTCCGCGTAGCGGAGCTGGAAAACAACAACTACGGAACGGATCAATTCCTTGATCGCAGCTTCAGTGTCTTGCAGTTCGATGATCATTGGATCTCCGATAAGTCCATTCAATCCAAAGGATTCTTGTCCATGATTCCCAAGTTTCTTAAATGCCAGAAAGAATACTATCCCACGCCGTTGTCCACCCTTCAGAAGATGACCATTGAACTCCGTCGCCCGAACGGAGAACTCGTTAGTACTTCTCCTGATACCTTTGATATTGCGGGTATCATTGCTCCCCAGTCAGGAAACACCTTTGGAACCACGTTTCCTTTTAGTCTTTCTCTTTCGGCCACGACCCAGTATAATGTATTAGTTCCCGCTGCAAACGGTGATCCTGCCAACTTTTTCATCAATACGTCCCGTTATTTCAGCAAGTTTGAAATCCGCGCGGGTGATCGCATTCAGATCAGTGGTTATACCTATGCACCTGAGGCACTCGATGATGCAACGTATGGTGGAACCTTGCGCGCGTTCTGCAACTGGGTCAATCGAGTGGAAGGTCATACGGTGTTGGGATCCGCCTATTCTCCTACCACCACCACCATTCAAGACGGTTTCAATGATGTGGGCTATGCTAACTTCCTTATCATTCCCGCGTTGTACCAGGATCCAAGCACGGGTAGTACTCTTCCAAGCTCCTTTGGAGCCAATCTGGGTGCGACTCTGAATGCCTTTGGTGCAAGTCTTCAATCACCCGTTCGCTTGATGAACATGAACAAACAGATCAACCTGGTCTTCCGCATTATTACTCGTGAAATGGATTCTCTGCCCCAGCTTCGCCCAGAGAACAACTATTAAGTACTTTTTGGGAACTTGTTAAAAAATAACAAGCACTTTTTTCTAAAAACGCATAGTAGATATAATGTTATCCTTTAACATTATTTTATTATGTCTGGTATTGTTGATCCTTATCGGATTAACCTACCACCTTCCCTTTGTAGATGGTTTTGCAGATTCCGGACATCAACAGTTTGTGAAGGAATCCTCATTAAAGCTCAATGAACTGACCAATACGATCAATCTGACCAATCCGGCACTTCCTATCGATCCCATTACTTCGGATTTGATCCATCAGGCCACCAACGTGATTTCGGTCGATCCCAATTCAACAACATATTCCCTCTCTGCCAAGATCCCCTATTCTCCTCCTGATCAAACTCCAAGTGCCTTTCAACTGGCCGCCTCTTGTGCCGATGCCCCCAAAACATGCGATGCTTTCAACGATCCTACCTTTGCAAAGAACTGTGGTATGTCTTTTGATTTGAACGGAATTGGATACGATGGTCGCCCCTTTACCGGCGGACTCTATGTGAGCCCCGATGATCGCGAGGCACAACTGGCACAAGCAAAAACAGTAGAAGATACTGGATCGGCACCCTATGATCCGTATCAAGTCTACCAGCCTACTCTCGGAAAGGCAAAGGCAGGAACATTTGGCTTAACAATGGAACATTGCATTGTTGTCAAAGAAAAACTGGATTGTGCCAGCAAACAGACCTTCAATACACCCAATTGCACTCAATGTTATACCTCCCAAACGTTCTCTCGTGTCGGACCCAATACGGGCCGTCTCCCTTCCACACTGAACCTCTTTGGAACAGGAACAGTTTCTATTTCAAGTTCAAATGGAACCATCAGCTTGCAACAGATGAATCTAACTAAAGATAAAGCCATCGAGATCACCATTCCTCCCAATGCAGAAGGAACTACCTTTTCCATTAACGTGTCTGGATCCGTTCCGTTCTACATTGCCGGTTTCATCCAGGGCCCGACTGCACGCGGAACCTTTAATCTTGATTTTACTACCATCATTGACAAAGATACCATCACCAATGCCAAACCTCGTATCTCAGGAACAGTCAATGTAGGCGGTGTTCGTTGCTTTACATTGATGCCTGGAAGCGGAAAATCAACCATGATCTTGTCTTGTCTGATTCCATTTTCATTTATCAATATGTTTGATGGTGATGCCTTGGCATGCGAGAATGGACCGATTATCACCAATGCTGCATCGGCGACCTTTTTGGAGTCCGACCCTTGCTTTGGTAAAGCAAATTCACCTGGAAACTACAAATTGGAATGCCTCCAAAGTCGCTGGATCGAACTCGGTGGAACCATGCAAGGAACGGGCTATCCCACGGATCAGGCCAGTGCAGATGCCATTCAGAAAGATGCAAATGGACGTCCTCTTAGCATCGACGACATTGTTGACATCTTGGCAATCAAATCAGCACAAGCCCAAACGGGAACCGATGCCAATGGAAAGGATCTGTCCATTCCTGACTGGAATACCGTGTCCATGTACATGACCGGTGTTCCCATCAATACTCCATGCGATGGCCCTAATAATGCTGTCGGTCCATTATCTCAAGCATGTTTATCTTATTTGTATACCAATAAGGGTGTATCCTCTCATATTGGAACGACCTATACTCAAAACCCAGGACAGTTGGCAAGTTCAAAGGAGGGATTCAAAGGTGGACGTGATGAAGAGTTGGACAAAGATAACTATCTGGAGGAGCAATTTACCGATCCTCCCAACACGTTTAATTATCCCAACACCTCCATTGATCCCGCCACGGATGCAGGAAAACAATTTGGTCAAATGCTGGGAGGGGTTGAGGCCGCCAAGAAGAAATACGACGATATTAATCGCCTTGCAAATGACAACTCCAAGGCCAACGCCGATCGTAGAACGGCCATTATGCAAGCCTATGGTGTTCAGTTGGGAAACCCCGCTTCGAATAAAACAACGGGTGATCCCCAAGTGTTTGCCGTTGGACCTGGATATCAATATACACGAGATGAGGCACCCGCGGTCTGTGCTGCATATGGTGCAGAAGTGGCCACCACTAAACAACTGGAAGAGGCACAACGTAATGGGGCGGATTGGTGCTTTAGTGGCTGGGTAACCGAAGGAACGGGTAAATGGCCCATCACCATGAATCCAATCAATGGATGCGGTAGTCGAACGGGAATTATCGAATGGACACCAGGTGATCGCGCAGGCGTCAACTGCTACGGACCCAAACCTGACATTGCGGATCCTGCTGCGGCAGGTAAGGTGTTGCCCTTTAATCAACAAATGTGGTTTCAGCCTCAAGATCCCACCTATCTTACCATTCCCTCTGGCTATTTAGAAACCAACGGTCCTCAACCCTCTTGCTTCAACGGCCTTTCCGTTCAACAAGCCCAGGACAATTGCCGTGCTCTGGGATCACAATGTGTTGGTTTTAGTTATTCCAAGGATGGTCAAGGAAGCGGATGCTACAAAGGAAACCACAACGCAGGAATCAATGGAAACCCGAACTACATGGGATACATCAAGATTCCATCCTCCGATCCCAATGCGGTCATTACAGGTCGCTATATTAAATTACAGTACAATCATCAAGAGTGTTTGAATTTGGCACAAATCCGTGTATTTTCTACCAAAGGCGGACCCAATGTGATTAAAACCAGCACCTCGGTTTCGAAATCGAGTATCTATGCTGGCAATGATATGTTTCCTAACCGAAACTTTGTGGATGGAACAGAGAACACCTTTGTTCATACCTCATGCGGGGATGTTCCTTGGATTCAAGTCGATCTCGGATCGGAGATGCCCATTTACAAAATCGTGATTGTCAATCGCAAAGACTGTTGCCAAGGTCGCATTTTAGGAACGGTTCTCTCCATTCTCAACGCCGATCAAAATCCCGTTTATTTCTCGGCCTCCGTGTCCAGCACAAATGCCACCTATGCATTTTTCCCACCCAATCCCGCCATTCAAGTTGATTTACCAGAAGATCTTCCACCTAAACCAAAACCGACTCCTTGGGTATGTCTTCCTGAAATGCCCAGCCCCATTCACAAAAATTCGGATGGGGATGTCGAATGTATGTCTACCAATCATCATGACTGTTTATGGTCATCCGATGCAGGTTGTCAACAAACGGTAGCACGTCCTCCAGAAAACATTCAACCCCTTGTCTGTGGTGCGATGCATAACCGTGAATGGGGTGGACCCGGTTATGATAATCCTGGACATTGGTGTGCACGTGCGAAAAATATGATACAGCAATAATTTGGGAGTATTTCTTTAAAAATACTAACGAATACCAGAATAGGATGTTTCGACGTTTAGCAGAAACATTTGATGGAACAGGGCAAGCGGATTCTGATCCGCATGCTCAGTACATTAATCAACAAACTCGATATTTTGATACTCTGCCCAATATGATTCCATCGGCGACTTCCGGTCTCCCTGGATTTGACAAGGCGATTCAAAGCGTGGATACCTTGGGGCAAGGATTACAAAACCATGCGGTCAAGTATCCCAACGATATTTTTCGTCCTGACATCAGTCCTGAATTGGCAAAGTTGGCCTCGCAATGCGCGACCTCTACAGTGGACGAGTTGATTGCCATGAAAAATTCATCACTCGGCGTGGGGTGCGGTTGGATGTATACTCCACCCAATCGTGGAAGTCCCTATCCCATTGTCTCCAAAGGCATGATCGGAAACAAAGATGGACCTCTTCAAGGGTTTGATGCACCCGATTATAAGAAATGGTTTTTTGATCTTCAACTTGCCAAGAAACAGGCCCTCATGGATAAGTGCAAGGCACTGAAAGGATGTACGGACGTGGATCAAGATGTGTTTCAAGGAAGTTGCGGATTCTGCACAGATACAAATCAAGGTGTTCCCATCGATAATGTTGGAAAACCACTGTATCCCACTGATCCTCGTGGAAATTGCACCAATATCATTACCTCTCGTTCTCAATGCCCCGCTCCTCCCGCGTCCGGCCCTCAACCCGTTGTGGATCGAACCTGTGATCCTGTGAATGGTCAACTCTCCTCGGCATGTATGTATCGCCAAGTCATTAGCGCAGGATGCAGTGATGCAGGCGCCCTTGCCATCGCCCTGAATGGAGCCACCCAACCCGATGATTACATTGCCAATCTTCGTAATGGAGACGCGGTCAAACTCTACAATCGTACTGCGAATCCACCCTTGAATCTGGATATGTTTCGCCAAGGTCAGGCAACCGTTAATCAAGTCCTACAAGAAGTTCGACAACTCTCTGGTAATACAAGTCAGCCCAGTAATTCCGCGATTGGTGCAGCAGCCCGTGATTTATGTCTCCAACGCGGAGCGGTCAAGGGATACAACTCCTGCGAGAATCTCCCTGACGGCCAATCTCCACCCTTCGATCTGGGATGTCTACAAGAACTCTTCTTGAAGATGGGAGGTCAACCGGCGGGTTGGGTCTATCCCACTGCACAGAATCTTCCCAAATACAACACGATGGGGACATTGGGTGCAGTGAAACAATACTGGAATCAGTTGATTTCCGATATGAAACAATCTGATAGTTTTGCAGATTACAATACACAGAGAAATGCTCTTGGTTCCATACTTGGTATTTCAGCCGAAGTTGGTATCACCCGTGCGCCTTACACCCAAGGCATAGAAGTCTTTTGGTTTGTACTGGTTCCTGGACAGCCACAGCGCGTCATTGGTTTCTTAAAACGTACCATCGAACGTGATTGGGTTCAATTACGCCCTGGTCCATCGGGTATTTCTCAACTTGGTGGAATTGCATATGGATCCATGATTCAAATGACGGATGTTCGTGTTCAAAACGATACGTCCGCCAAATTCAATGTCGTCGTCGATGATGGATTCTGGATTGCTGTAAATCAGCCCGCCGACATTGATAAAACGGCCATGGGACGAACTACCGCTGACCAACCGGGTCTCTTTGAAAATCTGGGGCTTCAAGGACCCACTCCTTATCAATCTGGGGCAAGCACCCTCTATCGCGCATCCAAACCCAATATAACCAAAATGTATTTTGAAGATGCAGGCGGTGGCTGGAATGCCCTTCAACTCACCATTCAACCCGCCTTTCGTACCACCATGTATTCCTTAACCTGTGAACCCCATGCTCCTTTCTTAACCTATGAGGTGGGGCCCAAATCAGGTATATGGGAAGAACTTCGTAATCCAGGAATGTTCTCCCAGTTTATGGGTGTCGGAAATCCAGACTATCATGTACGCACGGATGAAAAAACTGCTGTTCCAGGAAAGAAAGCCTTCATGCGTATGAACGGTTCCTCTTCTTCTTTAAATTTACCCAATATCGCCTTCCAAAGCTGGAGAAGCATGTCCTTCGCCATTCGTTTTCAATCCATGCCTGTCAAGGAAACATTGTGTCATATCTTTCCAGGTTCCAATTGCAATTGGTCCTTTGCAATTGTGGCTACTCCCATCAACGGAAGCACGGCCACCATTACTCTCGAAGTCAATTATATGCAGGGGAATCGCGTGATTACCCAACAAATACCCACCGTGTATCGTCTTAGCGTCGGAACCTGGTATATGTTTTATGTCAATAACAAGAAAACCAGCTTTGATGTGTACTGTAATTACATCGATGGATTTCTTTCCAGCAACGGATCTGCGTCCATGACCTCCGCAACATTGGATGGAAACACCCCACTCTGGAACGTCAACGCAACCTGGAATCCTTCCCCTGGTCAAAATGGTCAGCCATGCAATATCTTGTTTGGTGGCGGACTCTTTCAAGGACAATGGGGTGGTGTATATGGAACCTCCTCCTTTACCTATGATTTGGCATGGGTTCACTTCTTCGATCGCGAACTCTCTGGACAAGACGTTGTACGTGAATGCAAATGCGATTGGATCTATACCCAATTCCCTGATTCATTTGATAATTATACGACTCTGAATATTGGAGCTACGTAAAATTTTCTACAAATATGTATGTTATACATGGAATAGAAAATTAATGATACATTCGAATACGAGTATATGCTCTTGTAATGGGATCAACCGCGACTTCTCCTAGCGGATGACGGAAATCCTGATCTTGGCGTGAGAAGAGCTCTAACAAAAATCCACCCGAGTTCGCTTTGGGCAATAACATGTACTCTTTTCCTCCAATTTCGACTACTTTGCATGCAATGGTTGCACTGGAGGATGCAGATGCTTGACCCGTTGCAGAATTCACCTGCTTCTGAATATCGGCACGACCGGTTTTGACTTCCTTCATTTCAATGCTGGTAATCAACTTGTCTACCTCCAAATTCGGATCAAACAAATACTGATCCGCGCGTCCTTCCACCACAAAGCATTGTACACCATCATTATCCGCAGAATTCAAACCGCAATCTACCGCCGATTCTTTCATAACGGTCAAGATACCTTGATTGATCTTATCCTTCTTGATACTCACATGAAACACCTTCTCATCCGAAGTCTCATTCTGATCTGTGGTCTTCAAGTTCATATCCAGATTCAGTTTTTGTTTATCCGAAAACACCGTGTAATACGTGAAAATCTCGACATCACGCTCCGCAAATGGCAAATCCTTATGAGAACAGATACGAATGGCACGACCCTTCACCTGATCCAAACGAACATTGTTCCAATAGGGTTCCATAATGTGCACCGCACGACAGCACTTTAACGAAATACCTTCCGCACCTGCACCTGTAATACCAATCACCCAACAGATCTCACCATAGTTGTTGCGACGAGCCGCATAGGGCTCCATGACCGCACGCATGTTGGCAGGCAACTTGTCAAAATTGCCATTAAAGACATTCAGAATCAAGTTGCGGCGATCCTTTGATCCTTCTCCTGTAAACGTTATAAAACGCTTCTCACGCGCCTCTGGGCCTTTCTGGAGGGAGGCAACTGTTTCCTGGCTGAAATAGGGCGCCTGATCCGATCCTTCAATACGAATTTCTTTGAATCCGTTGGCCTTCAGAGCTAGTCCTAGAACACCGAGACCTTCCACGGTCTTGAACTGAGAATACACCAGGTTGCTTCCTTTGGCATTCTGAATGCGACGCAACATATGATCCAATTTGGGAGAATAATGATCCAGTCGAGATTCGGGGTTCGGATCATCAAGATTCAAATACACGGATTTACCGTTTTCATCAAACGCATCCAGATCGCGCATCGCCTTCATAATTCGCTCTTGATAGGTGGGAACACGCTCTACGGCCTGCAAGGCTTGTGCCCCTGCAATTGGAACCGCTTCTTCCGCTGCATCACCTTGAACTGGCTTTTTGGAACGAGAAGGAACGGCAGAGACAACGGGTAGGGCTGGATTACGAACAGGAACGGGTGCAGCACGAACGGCGGGTAATGCGGCAGGTGCTACATTACCTAGAACCGGTTTTGATCTTCTCACTACGCTTTTTGGTGCGGTCGATGCGATTGGCGCTGGTACTGCAGAAGATGCTACACTTACCGCAGGTGCTACGCTTTCCACAGGTGCGGCCGACGCAGCAACGGCGCTTTCAGGTACTGCACTTTGAGCTACAGGTGCGGCCGATGCGGCAACGGCGCTTTGGGCTGCAGAGCTTTCCGAAACATTACCAATCTGAGGCTTTCTACGTTTGGGAGGATCCGTTGGATCTCCTCCTATCATGTCATGATCAATCATATCATCATTGAAATCTTCATCTCCTCCCTCATATTCAATCTCTTCTTCTAATTCATCCTCCGATGAGCTGGACTCTTCCGAAGATGTCGAAGAGTCTGAATCAGACGAACTAGAATCCTCATCCAATGCACCCCCATCCTGTTTATAATCATCTTCCTCCTCTTCTGGACCCTCAATCATGGCCTCCTCTGCTGCCACTTCCGCGGCCGCGGCCAAATCTTCCTCCGAATTCGCCACCATCTCACTCACTTCCACATTCTCATCAATGACCTGAATCTCTTTCTCTAACTCCTCCTCTTCAATCTTGGAAAAAGGAAACGGACGAGTAATCTTGCTTGGAAATGCAAAGTTGCAGAGTGCACGACTGCGAAAACGATAACTCGATGGGTTCTTCATCTTTGCAAAGAGTTCCACCGCCGCAAACACATCACCTGTTTCCTTCTTCTTTCCCGCCTCTCCTTTGATCTCCCGATTACGTTCCACTGTGTACATCGACAGTACATACTCACTCATTTCACATTTCACAATCTCATCACGTACCACACGAGGCATGTACTCCTCCTTGGATCCCTTGTAATACGAAATCATACCCGTCAGGCGCTTCTGAAGGACCACCTTATTGATGATGGACAAGTCCGCTGGATTGATAAATTCCTGTTTGAAGGTTTCGTCATCAATTGGTAATCTTGGATAGGATACAAATGTTTCTTCGCCAATTGGAATGCCCGCCGCTTTCAACTTGGCCTTGATACGTGCATACACCACATAGATGGAATCCTGGGCCTCCTCATTGTACCGAACTCCCACAAATCGATCCTTGTTCTCTGGATCCATAACACGCTCATATCCTTCATTAAACACCGAAATCAATACACCCATCTGACGATCTCCCGTACGAAACCGAACAATGTCCACACGAGGTTCCGATTCGGCAATGACACGAAATTGTTCCATAACCTGTTTATCCGCCGATAACAAGGATACCTCTGCACACTCAATGTATCCTGATAGAACATTTGCCAAGATGCCCAGCTCTTCTGGAAAGTTAATGATGGGGGTTCCTGATAAACCTATGATCTTGCTATTACGCGCATCCGTTAGCAACTTATAGAACAAATACGCACGCTTGTAATTCAGTGTCATGTCGCACAGACCTGGCTTCCACTTGCCTGGAACGATCGGCTCAGCAGGAATCTTACGCTTGCCCTTCTTACGGTCCACAATGTAAGGCATGATTTCACCTTGCATCAATCGTGTCAGGTTATGAACTTCGTCAATCACAATGACCGCATTGTCAAAAAAGCGCTCCCCCGTCTCTGGATCCGCCGTGCAGGCATATCGCTTAAGTTCCGCCGCGGTAATACCGTTATAACTAATGAATTTGATTCGAGAGTCAATCATCGCCGTTAGCTGCATACGAATGTCATCACGATCTTTCTGGTCCAGTTCATTGTAATTGGACGGCTTGCTGAAATCGGCAATCCAGATCGCACGGCGCTCTGGTTCAGGGCGCTGACGAACTTGACGCAAAAACGTATCCGACAAGTTCAACACCGATTTGGCATAGAAATACATCAGATCCAATTCGGTTTCCAACGGCTGTCGAACCCAATGATTATGTACATTGAAATGACGGAAACCGCAAAACGAGATTTCCGAAATAAAGTTCGAACGAAGGGAGAACGGTGTCATAACAATGATCTTCTTATTGGATGTTCCGTAGAGTGCTTCTGCGGCAGCGATGGCGCTGCATGTTTTACCCGATCCAAGGCCGTGATACACCAAGATTCCACGGTACGGACCTGCATTGCGAATGTATTCGCGAATGAACTTTTGATACAAGAATCCTTCCACCACTTCACCCGCTTTTTGCTCGAGTTTCGCACAGGCATCCTCGTCGATTTTTCCCTTGATTTGGGGAAGAAGACGAAAGACTTCCGAATAATTATCGGAAATGAAACGATAAAAGCTTTTTCTGGTTTGAGGAGTATAGACAACCGTATCCGTTAAATAAGGATTCTTCGATACAATCTCTGACTCCGCGCGTTGATATTGTCCAAAAATGGGGTCCAGACGAGAATCAATCTCTTGTTGTCTGGGAAGGTTCAGGACCGGCCGACGAGCTCGATAATCCGGTGTAGGCTTGGCAAAGCGCAACTCTTTGCGTGCAGGTAGAACTTTTGACTCTTCCGCCTTAGATGCTTCTGATTTCTCAGCTTGCGCCTTGGGCGCTTTTGCCACTTGTGGCTTCGCTGCCTGCGCTGCCTGCGGTTTGGAATCACCCTGAAACGGTTGCGCCGCCGTATCGGTTAACCCTGATGGAGGACGTTGAATGGCAGCCTTCATTTCAGCCGTTGCTGGTTTTGCAATCGTACTTCGTTTGACCAGGGCTCCTACGCCCATAGGTTTCTTTTGCATGGGTTTGGACTCCTCTGCAGAAGACATCTATTCGAGGGAAAGAAACTAACTTTTTCATTACCACACACTTTATGATACATATGTTCCGTCTGCACTATATTTGGCAACATAACTGTAATAATTCGAATTCGCGGCCGGTGTTATGCTTCCTCCAATTATGGAAGGCTGAACAGACACTGGGGTGCCATGATAGAAGGAAATCGGTCCCTTTGCCGCTCCTGTTATGGTAATCAAACCACTATCATAAGATACACTATACGATGCTTGAAAGCTTCCCACCGAACCACCCACAGTAGTCCAATTCAATACTCCATCCGTGGAATATTTTAATAAAAACATGTCCAAAATGGGATCAGTACCTTGTGTCGTATTAATCGGGTTCAATGTCATCGCTGATGTAAATGGATCAGTATACAGTGTAGCATTATACAAAATCAGTGGGCTATTTGCAAATCCACCCGTGACATAGATGGAAAATCCGTCCGAATAAATACTAAATCCATTCATTAATTGCGCCGAGTTAACCGAATTATTGATATGTAATACCTTATTCATCCATACAATCTTACCATTATTTACAATACTATTATTGATGGTATACTTCAGAATTGCCATGTTCACTGTATTTCCTGTAGCGGCTGAATCGGTTATGGCAGTATAGGCTCCATAGCTTCCCACATATGGAGTTCGATACACATTCAATCCTGCATCAAATAATACCAATGCGTATAAGCTTCCCATATCAATTGTTAGCGAAATGGCGGTAGAAAGGAAATCGATTGTTACAGAATCGGCTTGATTGATCCATTGATATGTTCCGTTTGTAGAATACGAAATAATATACATGGATGTATGACTCTGAAATGGAAAAGGTACATTATTGGTCAATGTTCCCTGTGATACAAATGTACCCGTTGTAGTTCGTGTGTTGTAGTAATTGAATGTATTAAAGAATCCTCCACCAACATAGACTCCCGCTGCATCACATACAATCGACAGAGCATTGGAGGTAGAATTGGAAGAAGCACTGTCAAATCGTGTTGCCCACTGCACCGCTCCATTATCAACATTGTATTGGACGATCATCGCTTGTTGATGATTGTTTTGTGTGGTTAACGCAATTTGTACGGAAGTTGGCTGAGCAAGCCCATTCGCATTATAAACATTCGTACTAGCGGTGAAATATACACAGATGTACAATTGTGAGCCGTTTGTACAGATTCCTGTCTTTGAATTCTGGTTGATACCAACGTTGTTGGTGTAAAAATTTTCAGAAATATGATCAATCATCGTCGCCCATTGAAGAATACCCTTCAGATCATACTTGATAATGAATAATGCAGCGGGGTAGGTCGTGGTAAGAGTTCCCTGACCTGTTCCCTGTGCTGGATTAAGTATTCCTTGTGAAATTCCATTATAATACTCTACTGCTCCGCTAAAATAGCCTGAAAGATAGATACCAGATCCATCAACTGCAATACTGAATCCTTGTGCCAACGTACCCGCTCGAGACTTAATCGAACTGGCCCATTTCAACATACCATTTTTATCATACACTGCCACAAATGCATCATTCACGGTCGTTCGACTGCTTTGTACCAATGTGATCACGGGTGAGGTAGTGGTTGTATTAATAACGCCTCCATTATAAAAATCAATCGTTCCAGTAAAGGTTCCTGTTATGATGGTTAACCCATTGGATGAAACAGAATCGGACACGGCATAGGAATTGCTATTTTCGCCAACAATAATGGCAGGCCACGCATGAGGAGCGGGTTGAACATAAGGTTCGATAACACAATTACCACACTTTTGAACAAAGTGTTTCTGATTCTGATCAGGAATCGGTGCCGTAATCAGCTTGTTCTTGAATTGATAATAGGTATCAAATGGGGGCAAATAAGGATTGGAATCCTGATTGTTAATTGCTGGATTGGGATTCGACTTTGATGGTCCATTTGTATTCGATGTATAGCACTTGGGTAAAATGGTATAAGGATCTTGATCCGAAATCAACTCGGCACAATAGGCACGACCAGCTTTCTGTAGCAAAATCTTATCAGAGGAATATGTCTCTGATGCGCTTCCCGCTGCTCCACGATATACACTCGGGTATTGCTGGGTAGAACCCGTTGCCAATGTCATTTGCTTACCACCGCCACCAAATGAAAATGTTCCATTTCCATTGGAGCAAATCGCCTCCGTCGGAACATCGGTTTGTTGAAGTCCCGTACACGTCGCCACACCCTTGATGTATTTCGACGACTGGATTTGATTTCTCCAGATCATGGTACTGGAATCCACCGTTTGACTTCGATTCAGATAAACCGTGTTTTGCTTTTGGTGCAACTTGGTTATTTGACTCGCGTCCATCTTCTACTAAGCACTTTTTAGAAAAAAGTGCCCAAAAACGTTTGATAGAAAAATAAGGATCATTTTATATTTTACTTTCGCTTTGCCTCTTGCGTCGGTTCCAAAAGCTCCAATGCGGCACGGGATGCCTCTTGCTCTGCTACTTTTTTATTGCGCGCCGTCGCCGTTGTGAGAACACGATCCTGTGGATCCAATACACCCATCGTAAAGATTCGATCATGAGGCGGTCCTACCACCGCAATCTCCTTGTATCGTGGAGGAACATGATATAATGCCTGAAACTTTCGAAGAAGCTGGTCCTTATAATTTGTATCCTCGACAATGATTTGTACAAAGTCAATGTGTTTCTCGATAATACGGACCAGAAAGTCATTGCATTGTTGCAACCCTCGACCCACGTCTTCTTCCTGCAAATACAGGGCTCCGAACCATGCTTCAAACATCGATCCCAAGATGCGTAGATTGTTGCGTCCGTCGCATACTTCCTCCATATGACGACTGAGAATGATCCATTGACCTAGACCAATGTCTTTCGCCAACTTTCCCAGTTGTTTATTATTGACAATTCGAGAAAGGATACGGGTCAAGAACCCTTCTCCCTGACCTGGATATCGTTTCGTGACATAAGACGCAATCACCAACCCCAGTACGCGATCGCCAAGATATTCCAGCTCTTCATTGTCGCAGGTTCGAAGAGGAATGCAATCATCAGGACGCGGGGCAATGATGATTTCCTCTCCATTTTCAGACTGCTCTTGCCATAGCTCAGGACGATCCACGTACGATTTGTGGCAACATGCTTGCGCAAAGAGATTGAAATTGTTGAAACGGCCTTTCCAACCATACTTTTTAAGAATCGGGATGACATCCGAGGGATTTACCTCCCGATTCTTTGGATTCCACGGATTAAAGATCTTGGCACTGTCGACGTTCATGGTTTGACTTTCTTTTACTTCATAAAATCATTCAAATTTATGTGTTATTCCCTGTTTTGTATTTTCGAGAGATACATTAGGAATGGCGGAGGATGAACAATCGTCAGAACACGAAGACTTATATGATAAAGTAGTCGATATCGGAGGCGATTGCTATTTCTTAGAAGATGAACAGCGTTCTTTGAAATTTGGATGCAAAAGCCATGATGAATTCAAAAAGACATTTGATCCCAAATTATATAACCGATCCCTACAAGATATCGAATACATCTTTGGACGTTATCTTGCCTTTGGAAACCAAAAATTAGACAAATTCTATGGAGATGACAAAGAAACGTTAATTCAACTCCTTCAACTACGTCTCAAACAATTGAAAGATAGCAACGAATACTCGTCTTCCAAGATTATCAACAGTCGTATGAAAACCTATGTCAATAACATTCATGCGATCCTTTCTACCCTAGGCGAAAGTCAAGAGGTTGCCAACAATATCGGAGAGGCCGAGACATTTACCGATGAAGAACTTTATCAATTCATTTTGGAACTAACTTGGTTTCTCACCCATGCCGATAAGGTCCCTAAACAAAATCGTAAATTATGGAATGAAATGGTTAAAAAGATGAAAGATCTTGGCTTAGCAGAAATTGCAAAACAAATTCGATCCAGCAATCAATCCGAGCATCAACTCCAATCTCCTCCCGTCGCTGCCAATTTTTTTAAGGGTGTGAATACGATACAAATGAAAGAAGCAAAAACACTGCGACAAGCCGTTGGAGAGTCTGATGATACCCTTCGTCCTAAATTTCAATCTCTATTAACCCTCCTTCGATTGAAAGGGTATCTGGGTCCTGAAAACAGTTATGATCTCTCTATGGAAAATGACCTTCGTAGCAAAATGTTAAATCAGAGAATTGTACAAGGCGATGCATCCCAGCGTAAGGCACGTACAGGAGTACGCAGACGTCCTTCTTCCGCTCCTTTAGAGAGACCACCTGCGATCGCCCCTTCTGAGAATAACGATGTAGAACATATCATACAAGAAGGAGGAGATCCAACTACCGAACTACGTAATGATTCTCTAACCATGGATACCATATATCAACTTACCTCTCCCTTATTTGATTATCTTCGTGTCTTATTTGATCCTGTCTATTCTATTCTTCAACGCTCTGAATTCGAAATGACAGTTGGTCTACTAGAGATCATTCCTCTCTTGCATGTATGCATGCATCTTCAACTTCCAGGAATGTATCGTATTCAAAATATTGATCCTGATGTAAAAGAATGCATGGATGCAATGTTAGGTGCTACCCATCAATATATCGATTCTCTATCTTCCAAATCAAAAAAAGAGCAATTTGTTGAACAATTGAAAAAATTACCACGTGTACGTCTTACTTCGCTTCTGGCTCCTTATGCCAATTCAAACCACTATAAAGATCCGTCTACCCTTCCTTCTGTTCAATTCTTATCACTTGGTGTTAATTTTACAATTAATGAAGAAAAGAAAGAGGAATTACCAGATGGTTTTTTCAATGAAACCGATCTTTACCTGTTCAATGTACAAGATACCCTCACAATAAAGAGCATCTTTCGTGGAAATTCTAATAAGAAGATCAAACTCTATACCGTCGATTGGAATACCATCAAGGCTTCCAAACCTACTCTTGATCTCAAAAATGACAAAACGGAAATCAATCAGGACACACTCGATCTTTATCCAGAAATTTTGTTTAATGATTCCGAGTTGTTTTTGAAGACCATTATGACAGTGCATCACATCTTTCCTGGAAAAGATACATTTATACCGATCGAACAAGCAGAAGAACCTGCCGTGGAAGAGAAAGAACCCAAGAAAGAATCCGAAGCGGAGGAAGAATCGGAAGAGGAACCAAAGAAAGAAGAAGAACCAAAGAAGGAAGAGGAACCAAAGAAGGAAGAGGAACCAAAGAAGGAGGAACCATCAGGGAAACCTGTTGAGACAACGCATGTGGTTCAGATAAATGAAACGAGTTCCATGCCTGCAACAACAGTACCCCCTACAAATAACACCTCAAATGGAAACACAGACGTTATTCCTACAGAAGTAAAGTAAACCTCTATCAGTAGAATGCCAGACGCAAAAGAAACATTTGCCCCCAATCGAATCCTTCTCAAGGCCAAATACAGCTTCTACAGTGCCCTTGTATTTTTCCTCTTTGCCAATCCCGAAACGTCGATTGTTTTACAACGTCTCCTTGGTAATACGGTCTCTCTTCTTACCCCTGGAGGCGGATTCACCATTTACGGTATCTTCATCCATACGGCACTCTTCTTTCTTACCATGCTAGGTCTCATGCTACTTCCAAGTGAATGATAGGCTTTCGAGCCTTTACTAGAAGTGCTTCTTGATCTTCTGAATACTGTAGACCATGATATTTTTGCTTAAAAATTGCCATGATCGCCAGAGATGAAGCCACTTGTTCTGAATATCGCTTCTTGAAAAAGAAAAAGAGATTCGTCGATTGAATCCGATCCTGTTCCGAAAATGACGCATTCCACCCTCCTACCGGTTCCCACTCTTCCATACGATTTGATACTGGTGTCCAATAGAACATTCTAGTATGTTAGCGATGGTTATGTTTAGATACCTGTAAATAAAAACTAGAATCCCAATAGAGATGAAGATGAATATTCTATTTGGTGTTCTTGTTGTATTGGTACTTCTCCTTGTTGCTCTTCGCCTATATGGCAATCGCCACCACGGATTTGAAGGATTTGAGGGCGCAGGTCCTTCCGTTGTGATTTGCAAGGCGGATTGGTGCGGTCATTGCAAAAAAGCCGCGCCAGAATTCCAGAAACTTGCCGCTGGACCACTCACCCTCTCAGGGGGTCGTTCCGCCACGGTGAAGATCCTGGATGCCGACGCAGACAAGGAGGAAATGAAGAAGTATAATGTCCGCGGATTTCCCACCATTTTAATCATCAACGGATCCGATACCATTGAGTACCCGGGTGAACGTACCTATGACGGTGTGTTGGCGTTTCTCAACAAGATGTAATTCTTTTATGAAACATAAGTAATGATACGTATTTTTATCGATCCTTCCAGCTTCGAGATTTTGCCGATGCAACATGGACAAAATCCCTATATCGATATCTCCTACCATGCTCAAAAGTACAAACAAAAAGTTCAGTCTCAACACTCTCATGTCGTGTCCGCGTTTATCACTCCTGGTATTGTTGCACAACTACCCGAGGAACGATGTCCCTTACCCGATATCGTCTTTATGGCCAATGCAGGTCTCTCCTTACCCCGTCTCGGTCGACCCCTTCTCCTTCTTCCCAACATGAAGTATTCCCAGAGAAAAGCCGAACTTCCCTATCTTAAGAAGATCTATCGAGACATTAAACTTCCTGTTATCGAATATCCTGGAACACAGCCTTTTGAAGGACAGGCGGAACTAAAGTGGTTTGATGGCGGACGAAAGGCCATTTGTGGTTATGGACATCGTTCTACCAAACAAACCTTTGTCGAACTCGATCGACTCTTCCAGAAACTGTATGGTGCAGACAAGCCCGAATTATTGGTCATTAAATTGATCTCAGACCATTATTATCATTTGGACGTTGCCATGCTTGAATACGATGATACCAAATGTATCGTTCATCGTCGCTCTGTTTCCCCTGCTTCCATTAAAAAGATCGAAGCCTTTCTTGGAAAAGAAAACGTTCATGTGTTGGATACACCCGATTCCTTCTGTTTAAACGCGGTTGTCGACGGCGGACATCTTATTACCCATAAACTAAAAGATCCCAAGTTGAAGCCTCTCTTTGAATCCCTTACAGGTCGAACGGTACGAGAAGTGGATACATCCGAGTTTGAAAAGTCGGGCGGATCGGTTCGTTGTATGACCTTGGATATTCATCACGCATAAAGATATCGAATAGATAGAATAAAAAGGATGGATCGATTCTCTGTATCTCTGGTTCCCCATCGTGTTCAACTGTATACCTGTCATAGAGATGTGTTTCCTAGAATTCTCATAAATCGATATTACAATATTCAACAAGACATTCTATCGATCTCTTTTTTGGAGAATGAAATCACACTCTATGTCAACGTTCTAGATGGAAATGGAGCCGTTCACCAGGTTCTTCAGTCGATCTGTCATTTTGATCCTCGGATCTATCATGTCATCGACATCCACGAAGACATTCCTGGTATTGACCATATAGGGATCATTTATCAAATCTCCAAACGATTTGTGGAAAAACAAATTCCCATTCTGTATCTCAATACCTATGGTCATAATTTGGTTCTTGTATCAGAAGAACATATGACAAAAGCATGGGATATTCTAAAAGAGATTGCCTACGTATAAATTTGACTTATTTTCCTGTTCCGAATGAAATAGGTCAAATGTCCATTCGAACATTAAACGAGGCCATCCGAACTCTCTATCAACAAGAAGAAAACATTCTTCAATATGAACAAATTCTTGACATTCGCAATCTCTTTTCCGATCTTGCGTATTCCGCCTACCTTCTTCATCGCCCTGAAAGTGAAACCCTCCGTCTCACTTTTCCGCGAGAATGCTGTTCTGTTTCCAATATTCGAAACAATCGATCCTGTAAAATGGTATATTACAAAAAAGAGGGAGACTTTCTCAAAGAGATTCAAATCAATGCCACTACCGTCATTGATGTGGAGCCCGATACGGAAATTACCATCTATACTCGATCCAAACCCGATCTGATTATTGTGTATGACGTGGTTCTTAAGAAAATGAATCGATCTCGTCTTTAATCCCTAAAAGGAATGTCTTCGTTTCAAGGGTGTTCGTTTCTTAAAATAATTTACCACTGCTTCTTTTCCTTTCAAAATAATATTATTTTTGGTTTCTTCATCAAATGAAAAATCCAAAATATTAATCTCCCCCAATTGGATTTGAATAAGACCTGCATCATAAAACCGTGTTTCAATATTTGCTTTTTCCATCAAGGACACATTTAATGGTCGTGTAATCAATTCATCAATACTCAAGTCCATCAGTTCCTTTACTTTTTCTACTGAGGTTCGAATCAAAATACTAATGGTTCGTTGATGTTCCTCTTCTGGAAGGACAAAGAGAGGGTAATTACTAATCACTGCACCATCTACCAAATAATGTCCCGTTTGGGGGCAAAGAAAGGGCTGAAAATAATATGGTGCCGACATGGAGGCATGAACTGCATCGGCCACACAATAGGTAGGAGTATCGGTTGCACTAAATGTTATGGGAACCACATCATTCAAATCGGTGGCAACGACGCGCAACGATTTACCAAAGCGATCCTGTAGCTGTTGAAAGGTCAGATCCGATGGCAAGCCCTTCACATGTAAACAGGCATTAATTAATTTATGAAGTCGTTCTCCTGTATCCAGACCAAAATGAAGAATCCATCCCGGAATCGAGTCCATTTCTTTAATGTTGGTAAAGTCAAATCCCACACAAAAATCATATAATTCATCTAGCGTATATCCAATACACAAACACATCGATACAATCGAACCCGCGGATACACCCATCCATTCTTTTATCGCGGATAAGGGAATATGGTTTGATAATTCCACCAAGGCGCCCACATGCGCCATGGCACAGATTCCTCCACCCGACAGATAAATTCGATAGGGGAGCATTCTCTGCAGAGTCTTCTGGTCTTTCACGCGCACGATTTACCACATCAGTAGTAGAGCGCCTGGTATGATTTCAGGACATCTACCCGTATCGGGTGGACATTCTATCTATTATGAAACACACGGAACAGGAAAGCCCGTGGTTATCCTTCACGGTGGACCAGGTGGAGGAATACAACATACCACTCTTTCACTCTACGATTTAACCAAATGGCGTGTTGTTCTTTTCGATCAACGAGGATGCGGAAAATCGACTCCCTTTGGATCGATTGAACATAATACCACCTGGGATCTGGTAGAAGATATCGAAGCACTTCGTTGTCATCTTGGCGTAGATTCCTGGTGCGTGAGTGGAGGATCGTGGGGGACCACCCTGGCTCTCGCCTATGCGGAGACCTATCCCTCTCGCGTTACAGGATTACTTCTTCGCGGACTTTGTTTTTGCGATGATGATTCCTTTCGTTGGCTCTATGAAAAAGGAGGAGCATCCGAAATTTTCCCAGATCGATGGGATTCCTTTGTCTCCGTTTTACCCGAGAGGCTTCGACATGCTGGATGGAAAGACATTGCTCGATTTTATCATAAGAAACTGAACGGACCCTCTCCACAAAAGTATGTTAAGGCATGGTGGGGATGGGAATTTGCAGTATCTCGTTTGATTCCTGACAAACACGATTCTACTTCCACCAATGAAGCGCTCGCGCTTGCTCGATTGGAAAATCATTATTTTGTTCATGATTGTTGGTTCACCAAAGATCAACTCCTACGGGGACTTGGTGCACTTCGACATATTCCCATTACCATTGTACATGGTCGGTATGATCTCGTTTGCCCTATTAGCGCATCGTTTGAGGTTAAGAAGACATTACCTCATACCAAACTGATTGTCATACCCGATGCAGGACATGCCTCCATTGAACCTGGAACGAAACGAATGTTAAAACGGGTCATCCGCAACATGATAAAACATACTACGCGAAGCAAACCACGCAACACACTTCGAAAGCGAAGCACTCGTCGTAAGAGAAGCACGCTTCGTAGACACTGAGTCAAAAACGTCTAGACTTTTACTTTTCCATTAACAGTAATGGATCAGCAAACACCACAGTTGAATCCCGCCGATCTTTATGACAAACGAAAGTCAAAAGATGCCTCTCGTTTGAAAGCATACAACAAAATCTTGGAACAGATTTACAACCGTGTCCGTGTCATGTCGAAACTACCCAATTCTCCCTGTTATTTACTATACACGGTTCCCCCTTTTATTCTCGGGCTACCCAAGATTGATTTGGAAGATTGTGTCATCTATTTAATCTATCAATTACGACATGCTGGATATGATGTTCGTTATACTCCACCCAACATGATTTATTTATCATGGATTCATCACGAAAAATCATACCTCGTTCAACAGTCTCCGATCATGCAAGCCATGTTGGAATCTGCCGAAAAAACCCAGGCGGAACTTGAACGTAAAGAAAAAGAAGCATCTCGTCTTCTCCAAGGACGCAAGTCCCAGAGAAAAGTTCGAACCTATACCCCTGGAGAACTACAGAGAGGATTTGGTGGTGCCCCCGCTTCACGCAGTTCCGCCATTTCTACCATTCTCAATCGTCCCGTGTCGAATCCCACCGCAGGTCCACCTCCACCCAGCGCAGCCGATTATGTTCCTCCTTCTTCTTTCCTTCAAACCATGGAACAGCCACAAAATACGGTTATTCAGCCAAAATCAAATATTGATTATTTTAGGTGATATTTTAAGTGGAACACCTATGAAATGGATTCCAAAAATACCATTTGATATCAAACGAACCAAAGCAAATCTCTTTGTTCTCTCTTGTTTTGATCCGCGCTTTACCGGTAGATTGGCCGATCATTTGATCAACGAGAAAAAATTGCATTACGATTACGTTTCTTTAGCAGGTTCCTCTTTTGGTGTTATGCAGACCACGTATCCGACCTGGAAGTCTATGTTTTATCAACACCTTGAACTTGCCATCAAGATTCATGATATCAAAGAAGTATGGGCGTTTGATCATTTAGATTGTGCCATGTACAAGAACACCTTGAAAATAATAGACGATGACAATCCATCCCTTCATCTTCCCTATATGAAAGGATTACAATCTGAGATTGGTCATATCTATCCCCAATTACAATTTCAAGGATTTATCATGATGTTGGATGGATCCATTCATCGAGTTCTCTAAAGAGGTGATTTTATCATACACCATTCAAGATCCCATGAAGTCTCGCTGCCACTACCGGTCCTACTTTCCTTGAACCCACTTTGATTTCTGCTATTTGTTTTGTGTCTGCTTCCATGACTGCCTTTAGCGTTCCCAGAGCGGTTATGAGTGCCTCGGCCATCTTGACCGATACACCAGGACATTGAGCCAAACACGCAATCGCAAACTGCTTCGGATCTGCCGCATTTGCCTTTTTTTGAACATGAATACCATCCGATACCTTAATGAGTTCTGTGGTTCGTTGAAGAGAGGTCGGATCCTCTGTCCACTGATCCATAATAATCTGCACAAGTTCAGCCGTTTCTCTCACCGAGCCTGTTTGCAAGACAGGTAGTTGATAATGAAACACAAGACGATTTAGAAATTTCATAAGAGCTTTCTTCTCTAGACGACCCGTTCCTGAAGAGAGATCTCCTTCCAAAATATAGAGGGGTTGTGTTTTGTGTTCTTGACAGTAGGACAAAATTCTACCACGTTGCTCTCGATATCGGCCATCCAAGATGGATGCTTCAAAATCACGGATGGATTTACGTTCCATAACGATTCCACCTTCTTTTACAATACCATCTTCTCCTACTCCAATCCAAATGTCTGCAATGGGGAGGGCTTTGACAGTCGCAGTAGGAAGAAGAGAGATCAACTCCGATTCACGCGTATCCAGCCACATTCTAAGTATTCTATGATTGTTTTTATTTAGATTGGACAAACCTAAATAAAAAGATCTTCTCTTCAATAGAGATGGCCGACTTTCGATTAAAATTGGGCGAATTGGATAAAATCCGCGCCAATCATCCTGATAAGATTCCCGTGTTTGTTAGCAAAATTGCAAATGCGAATAACGGAACACCCGATATTCGCAAGCATAAGTTTTTAGTACCCTCTCATTTTACAATGGGAGGATTCATGGCCATTATTCGTAAGTGGATTCAGCTTCCACCTGAAATGGGGTTGTTTTTCTTTGTAGGACGCATCAATCCTACGCCTAGTTCTCTCATTATTGAATTATATGAGAAATACAAAGGACCGGATGAAGTACTGCGTGTCGAATATGCCTGTGAAAATACCTTTGGTTAAGCTTTTTCGAAAAAAGCGACATAAGCGGTTTACCGCGACGCGACATAGCCGAAGGCTTATACGCGATTTAATGCTTGCGATGACGACGATTGAATTTCTTGATCGCATGCGACGCTGAATTCGCGTTGGGTTGAAACTCTGGAATGCGTGGGGCATTCACATTGATGGTTAACGCCTTTGGCTCTTCTTCAATTACATCCATTTTATCCACCACTTCCTTTTGAGGGTGTTCAATTGATTCAATCTTCATGGCCTTGCGAATCAATTCCATTGAATCGGTTAGCTCTTTTTCACGAAGAGACTCGTTCATCAATAATGTTGGTTTAGTTTCCACAGCTGGTTCTTCCTTCTTCTCCTCTTCCTTCTTCTCCTCTTCCTTCTTCTCCTCTTCCTTCTTCTCCTCTTCCTTCTTCTCCTCTTCGGACGTTTCCTCATAAATGGGAGTCATGCTATTGCTCGCTCGTTGAACGAGTTCATCAATCTCATAGGGTGTTAATGGCCGTGATAGATCTGCAATATCTTCCGCCGTAAGCGGCTTGACTTCTGCTGGATCCTTTCCTCCACACACCCACTCTCCATTCTTCACTTCCAAATCATCACGTTTACCATCAGCATTTAATTTCGGACTTGGTTCCACCTGCAACACCTTTCTCGAGGTGAATGGTATCGACAGATAGGTTCCCATCTACTACTCCTTTTTCTATTCCATTTTAAGTTGACTCTTTATTTATTGTATTGGTATCGTTATCAATACAATAAGTACATTCTACCGTAAATTTAATTCCACGCCGGTACCGGATATGTTGTTTCGAACATTCTCTGCAGTCCAGAATTTGATAAACTATAATCATTCTTTCCCTTACGTGTCGGGTCTCTTGCCTTCAAAAATGGATCCATTCCCGCCGCCAGGTCGGAAGCAGGCATGGGAATGGAAATGGTTTCCTCTCCACGCGATCTCATCACTTTCGCAACCGGGTCATCGGAAACATCATCTTCCCATACAATCTTCGGATTCTTTTCCTTTACCTCCGTAATCTCCCAAATGTTTTCCCCCTGCTTCGATTTCACAACAACAGGAACAAGTCCCTTCTTATCGTATACTTTGTGCAGTAATGATTTAACATCCTCTACGGAATACTGAAGAAGACCCTTGCTGGATTTTGGCTGATAGGTCTGCAAGATCTTCTTTTCTTCATCCTCTTGTTTCGAAGAATCCTTTATGGCCGAATACGCTCCTTCCAAATCTTGATAGAATCCTGCCGGCTGAGGCAACGATTCCGCTTTCTTCAAAAATGCCGCTTCTTTCTCCTGAAACGTCTGTGAATTGGGTCCTTGTGTGGACCAATCCAGCGGATACCGGGTCATGGCATCACTGATCTGTTGTTGGGATGCCTCCCGTGATCCCTGATTTTGAAATACCGCAGAGATTTCATATTCGTCGGGACGTGGTTCCTTTACTGGATTTTCCGGCATCGATTGAAAGGCAGTTGCACTTGTTTTTGGCGACCCATCCGCGTTAAATCGTTCTCCTTGAAAGGTTTCTAAATACTTACGCCCATTGATATAGAATACCACATATCCAATCAGGAATAATATTGCAATGGTAAGTATAATGGCATCCTCCATTCTCTCTTCTATACATTAATAAAGAATACCAAAGTAGAATGCCGACTCGTCGTACCATGCAGGGTGGAGTACCCAAAAAAACAAAGAAAGCCCGTAGTGATAACAAAAAGGCTCGTAAAACGGCTCGGGGTCATCAAGAATCCGTCTCTGGATCCATTCTTCCTCCACTCGATGTCCGCTCGGAAAAAGATCTATCCGAGCTAAAACGCCGTATTAAAACGGGATTGATTACCATTGTATTGATTTATGCCGATTGGTGCGGTCATTGCCATCACATCATGCCTCATTTTGATGCTGCCTCCAAAACCCCTGAACGAAACATCCAATCCGTCAAAGTGAACGAAACCATGCTTGATAGGGTGAATGAAACCATTAACAAAGGAATCAATCACAACGCCAAACCTGTCAAAGTGGAAGGTTATCCAAGTATTATTCTGGTAGATCAAAAGGGAAATAAGGTTTCTGACGTGAATCCTGTTAAAGATACCAAGGTTCTTTCGGAGGTTATGCGCCAGATGTCTCCTCCAATGGAGGGAGCTTCAGAGGAGGGAGAAGTCGAATCCAATTCTGAAGGAGAACAACGAAACACAAGTACCAGTATCGGTCGTCTTCCTAATAAGAATAGCGGAATGGCTACAAGAAGACAGAATTCCTATATGGGTGAAGATCAGCTACTTGGAAGCATGGCAGCATCCCAAAAGGAATATCTACCCTCTATGGCCACTCCACCTCATGAATCAAAAGATATGGTACAAGGAAAGAATGCACGAGCGATTGGAGGAAGCCTCTATGGAGCACTTTCCCAAACGGCCTATACCTTGGCTCCTGCTGCCGCCCTGCTCGGTGCCGCAGCCCTCATGATGAAAAAACAGTCTCGTCGTAGAACGCAAAAACGCTCTCACAAAAGAGTCTAGAAACGAGCATAAAATTGAATCAAATCAATCTCTACAGAAATAGACAACCATGGCCGCTGATCTTGTCTTCCATCTTTTAGATATCCAGTCGCGCGATATGTGCATCGAGTCCGAACAGGAAGATGCCCGCGAAATCGCGTTTGAATCTAATTCGGATGAAGATGACGAAGAGTTCGGCTCTGCACGCAGAAAAAAGAAAGTCAACCCCTCCTTCTCCAAACAACGTGAATTGATTCTTCACCTATTTGGCGCCACCGAAACAGGAGTCCCCGTTCGATGCGATGTGTCTGGCTTTCGCCCCACCATGTATCTTCGTCTCCCTGATGATAAACCTTCTCTTGCCGCCGATGCCATTACACGATACATCAACAGCAATGGAATTCCCATGGGTCAACTGACCATCACTCGTGTTATGAAAAAAATATTCTATGGATTCACCGCTCAAACCCCTTACCCCTTTCTTCAAATCGATGTTCCCTCCCTAGGACTCTTTCGAACCCTACGTGGGCTCTTTCTGGATGAGAACCTTAACCCCAAAACTAGAAAACCATTGGATTTCCCCCTTCGTGGTAAAAATGTGGAAGTCTTTGAAGCAAATATCGATCCTATGCTCCGTTTCCTCCACGTACAAAATCTATCCCCTTGCGGATGGGTCAAAATCAAGGATGGAATGAAATACATTTCAAACGATGATCCGCAAAATCTCGTGATCGACTGCGATTACGAACAGGTTGTTCCCACGCCTGCCCCTCGTGTATCGGCGCCTTTCCTGACCGCTTCTTGGGATATTGAGTGCTTTTCCATGACGGGAGATTTCCCAGTTCCTAAACGAACCTGGACCAAGGCGGCAAAGGATGTTATCCGAATGGCCAAAACAGGTCAGCAGGCAACCTCCTTGATTGTATCGAGCTTGTCCACTGGACAGACGGCAGTAGAGACTCTTCCCAAAGGAATGACCCCCATTTACTGTCAACTCAAATCCTCTCTCGAAATCATAACCGGTCGTCTGGCCGTTATCGAGGATGAAATCCAACATGTTCTAACCTCCGGCGAACCAATGGAAGATCGAATCACTCGCTTGGAGACCTTACTTGATAAAAACCTCAAAAACTCGGTGCGTCTCGTCGGAGACCCCGTTATTCAAATCGGAACGACATTGACACGTGGCATTCAGAACGGTAAAGATACGAGCGACCGCCATCTCTTTGTCTTCCCCGACTGCGATCCCATTCCTGACATCACCGTTCATGCCTACCCTACCGAAGCTGCCATGATTTTGGGATGGTTTGAATGGATGATCGAGGTGAATCCCGATATCCTTATCGGATACAACGTCTTTGGTTTTGATGAATCCTATGTATGGGCTCGTGCAGAAGAACTCAAGCTGATTCGAGCCGACTCTCCCATCCATCAAATGACACGTCTGTTCGAACTCTCCAGCGAAATGAAACTCGAAGAAAAATTTCTCAGCTCCTCGGCGATGGGAGACAATCGTATGTACATCTGGACCACCCACGGACGACTTCAGATCGACTTGTTCCACTATATCAAGCGCAACAACGTGTTGCCCTCCTACAAATTGGATGAAGTCACCAAACATTTCATGTCGGGTAAACTTAAACAATTCGAATATGATGCCTCAACCGGCATTCTAAGCCTTCAACTCTCAGGCGCCATCAAAGATCTCAAAGAAGGGCGTTCGATCATGTTGCTCGACGATACAGGTGAGACGGTTTCCGATAAACTTCTCGTCCACTCCTTTGATCAATCCACCATTTACGTTCATGGCTTCTTTGACCCCGATGTCTTGGAAGAAATGCACACCGCCAATCGCTGGGTCGTGGTCAAGGACGATGTTAGTCCCCAGGATATCTTTCGTCTTCACCGCGAAGGTTCGAAGGGACGCGCCGTCGTAGGAAAGTACTGTCTTCAAGATTGTGATCTGGTCATTGAGTTGTACAAGAAACTGGAGACATTCAACAATTCCATGTCGATGGCAAACGTCTGCACCGTTCCCGTCAGTTATATCTTTACACGCGGCCAGGGTATCAAGATTGAATCCCTTATCTTCAAGTACTGCCGTGAGCGCGGGATTGTCATTCCAGTCCTACCTGTTCCCACACAGGGATCCGATGAGGGATATGAAGGCGCGATTGTCCTTGATCCTCAGCCTGGCTTCTATTCGACCAGTCCCATCGGAGTCTGCGATTTCGCCTCCCTGTATCCTTCCACGATTGTTAGCGAAAACATCAGCCACGATTCTCTCCTTTGGGTGAAGGACTTTACCAACGATGGTCTTCTCATTGCTAATCGATGGGGTTCCGATGTATTTGACGAGTGCGACGGATATGCCTACACGGATATCGAGTATGACATCATTCGAGCGGATCCAGAAGACACTAGAAAGCATCCTCGCAAGATCAAGTGCGGCCGCCGCATCTGCCGATTTGCGCAGCCTCTTGACGGAACCAAGTCCACCTTGCCTCAAATTACGACATGGCTTCTTACTGCACGTAGTGCCAAGAAAAAGGAGATGAAAGCGGAGAAGGATCCTGAACGTTATGCCTTGCTTGATGCCGAACAGCTGGCGTATAAACTAACGGGTAATTCTCTTTATGGTCAGCTGGGATCGGGAACCTTCAAGATTCGTCTGCAGGCACTGGCGGCCTCCGTGACGGCCTATGGTCGCAAACAGATTCTCTTTGCCAAGGCCGCAATCGATCAATTCTATGGACCGACGCGAGGATTGAAACACTGTAGCGCCAATGTCATGTATGGTGACACGGATTCTCTATTCGTAGAATTCAATGTTCGAAACCCTGAAACCGGTGAACGACTAGAAGGGCGTGAGGCGCGTCAAGCAACGATCGACATAACAGACGAGGCAGGCCATTTCATAACAAAAACCCTGGCAGCACCCCATGACTTTGAATTTGATAAAGCATTTGATCCCCTCTTGATGTTTTCGAAGAAGCGATATGCTGGAAACATGTACGAGGCCAATGCAGACGATTATGTTCACAAATACATGGGGATTGCACTGAAGCGTCGAGATAACGCCCCCATCGTGAAGACGATCTTTGGTGGAGCGATGCGTATGCTCTTGGACAAGCGAGATGTCGTGGGTGCGTTCCAATTTGTCAAGGACAAATGCATGGAGCTAGTGGAAGGAAAGGTTTCCCTTGGACAACTAACGGTCACCAAATCCTTGCGTGCCGATTATGCGGATCCTTCTCGTATCGCCCATAAGGCCCTCGCCGATCGGATTACGAAACGTGATCCAGGCAATGCACCCGCTGCAGGAGATCGTATTGGATATGTCTACATTCGTCCACCACAGGGCCAAGAAGCCTCCAAATTGCAAGGAGAACGTATTGAGACTCCCAGCTTTATCAAGGAAAATTCGTTGGTTCCCGATTACCGTCATTACATTGAGCATCAACTTCAAAATCCAATTTCCCAGGCGTTCGGTCTACTCTTGGAACAAATTCCAGGATTTCGTAAGGATATGATACAAGGATGCCCGACGGCAACCGAAGATCTCGATCGATACCTGTCCTTTCGAGAAGCCAAAGCGGCGGAACTCTTGTTTCATGATTGTCTGCATTCTGAATCGATTACGAAAATGGAAACCGATCACAAGAAGAGCGTCGTTCGTTCCGCCTTTACTTCCTTGTTTGGAGGAAACGCCGTTATTACCCCTGTCGAAGTCGCCCCTAAACGGGTGACCCGATCCACTACCAAGATGGTTCAAACCACGATGAGCAATTATATTATGGATCAATACCTAGTCGGTAAGATCAATAAGAATGAACAGAAAGAACGTGCCAAGAAGAAGAAAGAAGAAAAGAAATAAATTAAAGGATTGTATTATTTTTTCTTATGTGATATTCTCTTATGAGATTTATTACACCTTTGGACATTTAAAACGCCGATTTTTATGATCCTATTCTTGATACAATTTCTTCTTGCGATGCGTTTTTCTTGATGATTTACGTTTATATTTTTCATCCCTCTCATATGACCCTTGAAAGATGCGGTATAATATTTCACTCTGAATGTCCTTTACTGTATCTTTAATATTACTCTTGAGTTCTTGATAGGTTATTCCTATTTTCTTTTGTAGTTTAGACTTAAACACACTAAAGAAATTCTCTATGGCGTTTGTAAAGTGCTGGTAAGGAATAGCATATAACACTTGGTTATGTTTATTTATTAACTCTCTTATCCTTTCATTCCGATGTGAACTTGCATTATCCAAGATGATGAGTTTATTCTTATACTTTGTAGTGATAAACTTCTCTAAAAAATCTACCAGTCTATCGGTATCAATCCCACCTTTTTCATATAGCGTCCATCCTTGAACCCCTTTGGTGCTAATCGCCATAATTGCAGTATATCGCTTGAATACGTCCTGAGAAGTAGTTGTAATAACGCATCGTTTACCAACCTCGCTATAACAATGTTTACGCTTTTGAAGTGCATTAATACTGGTTTCGTCGATGCAAATAATATCCTCTAACTTGTACTGGTTGACCTCCCTATAAAAGTCCTTGAGTTGTTGGTTGATGTTAATGTCTTTCCATTGGAAAAAATGTTGTGAATAATGGAAACATCTTGCGCCTCTTCCAATGATTTAATGGAGATGTCCATTCTACTACTGAATTTAAATCATCATTTAGAAATAGTACAGATGGGAAACTCGGGATCGCATACCATTCGAATTCAATTCGATTTAATCCAGCACAAACGAGTATCTGATTCGCTATTGAGACGAGCAGAAGAAGTCGATCAATATCTCGAATCGTGTAAAGAAGACCGTGTAAATTCTATTGCACGAGAACACTTGAACTATTCGGCGAATTCCATTTCCGATAATGATTACAAGTATTATCAAACCATACTGGAACGTTCTATCCCTACTCTTCCGAAACGACTTCAAATGGATCTCGGTTCAATTCCGATCATACCCATGATGCCCTCTGCCGATGGAGGCATGCCTCATACTCGCCCCGATCGTCTTCTCTGTTTTCCCAATCTCTCCCAACTCGAATCCAAAACAACTCTTGTACATGAATTATGGCATGTTCATCAACGTATGTTTCAAGAATCATGGATGCACGTTTTTTCAGAGCTAGGATGGAAACCATGGAATGGAACTCTTCCTTCTCACTTGGATAATAACCGAAGATATAATCCTGATACAATTGATTCACCCCTATGGATTTTTCAAGATACATGGGTTCCTGTTCCCATTTATCAAGATATTCGTAATCCACGTATTCAACATGTGTCCATATGGTTTTATCGACCCAAAAGTCGTAGTCATGTGAAAGAACTTCCTGAAGAGTTGGATGAACTTTTTCCTGATTTGCCCTTCTCTGCATACGAACACCCTCGAGAACTCGCCGCGTATTTATTATCCGATCCGGATTCTTATCGCATGGTTCCAGGATTCAAGAAACTGATAGAGTTGGTAGGACATATGGCAATTTCATAAGAAGACCAATAATGTTCGTTCTAAGTAGTCAAGCAATGTGTCAACTTCATAAAAAATGCGTTGCTTGGATCTCATTGGAATCGATAGGAATCCCATCCTCTGGCTGTTTACGATCCTCTTCCTGGCTTCGTTCCCTTTCTGTTCCAATTCATCACTCTCTTCTTCGTCCTTCTGTTTATATCGATCTTCCTGATTGTACACTCACTTGTATTAAAACATTGTCTCATGGATCATTTGGATATATTGATGTTGCACGATATGAAACAGAGAAAGGATCGAAAGAAGTATATGTGAAACGCCCCATGATTCCTGGAAAAAGTTTACTATTGGAAGCGTGCGTTCAACAATGGGTGCATCTTCATATGAAAGTGATTGGGTTTCCGATTAATGCACCTGAAATCTTGAGAATTTTTCGCCTAGGAGATGATTCGATTGGATTTGTTATGGAACCGGTGGAAGGAGCAACTACACTCAATGCCTATTGGGATTCTTCTCCTCCTTCCTGTTTTTCAAATTCCATGATTGATTGCCTTCTTCAAATCTGTGCAATGACATGGTACTTGGACCAAATGCTAGGAATGAATCATCGTGATCTCACCCCCAGTAATTTTTTAGTCGTCGAACATGAACCCATTCGTAAAATTCTAACCATCGAAAATGAAATCATCGAAATTTCATCCCGACGATCCTTATCCCTCATCGATTTTGGATTCTCCTGTATTGGATCCACTGAAACTCACCTTTCCGATTTATCCCTCAGTACGGTATATCCCTCAACAGATCCTTGCCCCAAAGATGGACGTGATTTGTACTTATTTTTAGGTCTGGTATACATTGATTACTATGACAAACTGCCGCAGACTCTGCGTACATTATTTGAAGGATGGCTGGAAGGAACAGGATCAACCCTATGTCGTTTTATGAGACGAGATAAAGAACATTCTAAAAAATGGCTGTATTTTATGACAGGAAATGAGCAAATTAAACGATTTGATTCACGTCCAGAACGAATTGTTCGAGATGTTCAACATATTTTAACACCCTCCGAATAATATCGAAAGAGAATAGATGCCGCCTCCATTGATAAGGGTTATTCCTCCAGATAACAATAATGAATCTATAGAGAAACAGCCAACCATAAAACGTGGTAGGTTTGAATCAAACAATTCAAGTGATAAGGTTGAATCAAAGAATTCAAAAAATGCCCCTTCTCGATTTTCTTTAACTATACCGAATTCAAACTCGCAGAATTCAGAAGGTTCACACAGTAGCACACGTTCTCGATTTTCTTTAACCATTCCATCGAACAATACAAAACAAAATGAAGAAACCAATAATGAATCCGAGAATGAATCCAGTTATACATACCGAATGAAACCGAATGCAGTTGATTATGATTATCCCTCTTTCAAGCAATATTTTGATGAAAATAAAGAAGGAACTGCCCTGAATATGGTGTCCCTGTTTAATAAATTAGATAAACTCACAAAAACAGGAATTGCAGTAGGAGGTCATCGATTCCGTGGAAAAAAATTCATTAAAATCTATCTATTTATAACGGGCAAGAATCCTGATTATTTTTCATTAGACAAATTCTATAAAGAAATTTACTTTCAACAAGAAGCTGCTAAAGCGATCAATGGTAATTCAGGATCAACTGAAAAGAATGGATTTCGATTTTCTGTTCCCGCCATTCATCAATATGGAGAAATTGCAGTGGATGATATTATTGTAGATACGTATCGCACATTAACGGAAGGAAAATTAACATACAATCCCGACACCATACATATGTCCTATGTTATTATGGATTTAACAGACGGAATATGCATTCGACCAATGGAAAATGCATCAAATAAAAAAACGCGTTCGAATATCCATACGCAATATAAAAAAGGCGTATTAACATTCACAAAAAATAATCAGAACAACCTTGCGATGTCTGTTAAGGAAGGTGCTAAAAATTGGGGTGAAAGTTCGAATTGTTATCTATTACCTTTACCATTGGTACTAAATATAACATTGAATGCACATGATCTATTAAAAATGGCTGGTATTTATCACAATGATTTAGGAAATGGAAATAACATATTATATGATGGAACAACCTTTGTCATAACCGATTTTGGAGAAGCAACTGATATTCCTGATATGAGTCGTTCTTTTACCATGTACGCAGAATATGGATTTGGAGGTAAACGACGTACGAGAAAGGTATCGAAACGAAAGGCACATCGTACACGATCTAAGAAATCCAGACGATCATATAAACAATGAATTGGTTGATCCTCTCAACCATTCTGCATTTCTATTCAATTGTACCTCTTCTTTCCAATTATGAACACTTTACAGGATACATTCATGTTATCATTCTATCTACTACATTATCTGTTCTCTATCATACAGATGAATCAAATGTATGGATCGCGGGACTAGATCATCTTATGACATTTATCTGGTTTCTCTATGATCTTGAACTAGGATGGTCTAAACGGTTCTCTTTTTTTAGAATCATTCATTCCAATCTTATCTCCTTTATTATCTATCGTGGTAGTCTAGAGATGAAACCATATGTATTATATCACAGTTTATGGCATCTATTCAATGCCGCAAAATGTTATTACGTTGCCACGCTTCTACCTAAAGAATAAATACATTTATCTAATAAAGACAACATGGCATTTGTGCAAGCAATGAACAGGTCTAAAACCGGTGTAAACGGTGCCGATGTCTACACAGAAGATGGTGTGGGTGATTGGCGTGTCTCCCTTTTTACAATGCTCAATCGCGATCTAGAGGCGAGCTACATCCATGAGTACGTGGAGAAGATTGCCAATTTGAACGACTTCAATTGGATTCGCGATCTCTTTGTCATGGCGTTCCAGACCCGTGATGTGCGTGGTGGCAAAGGTGAGCGTAAACTATTTTACGAATTCTTCCGCGCGCTTCATCGATTCTATCCACGGGTTTGTTCCAAGATGCTTGCCTTGATTCCCGAGTACGGTTGCTGGCGCGACATGTGGACTCTTTGGGAGATTATTCCTGAATTGCATCCTTCCATTTTGAGTCTGGTCAAGGAACAATTCATGGAGGATTTGACAAAGGCGGGTTCAGGTCAAACGGATTCAATCTCCCTTCTTGGAAAGTGGCTTCCACGCGAGAAATCAAAGACGTATGCGGGAATTGCTGGTTCTATCGCAGCCACTCTCTATCCTCACGAGACTACTGCGCGTCGTCGAATGGTTCGCTATCGCAAAGAGACCAGTTTTCTGAATCGCATTCTCAAAACGGTAGAGATCAACATGTGTGGTGGAACCTGGCGTAAGATTCAACCTGAAGCCGTTCCTGGACGATGCTTGAAGATTCACGACAAGGCATTTTTGAATGAGAACAAAGATGGTTCCACTCGCTCTCAGAATGAGGATCGTATCTTGTGTCGCGAGCATTTCGAGGAGTTTGTGGAGGGTCTGAAAAATGGAACCAAAAAAGCACATGGTGCCAACGTTGTGTTGCCACACGAGCTGGTCTTGAAGGCACAAGATCACACTACTTCACGCGACCAACATGTTATTAACCAGGCACAATGGGATTCGATCCGCGAAGAGACATTGAAACTGGGCGGACTTGGCAAGGCGATTGCCATGTGCGATTTCAGTGGCAGCATGACCGGTCTTCCTCTTCAGATCTCCTTGGCACTTGGAACCTTGATCTCAGAATGCACTCATCCGTCGTTTAAGGATTATATCCTGACCTTTGACGCCGCTCCACAATGGCACTCCTTTGTTGGAAAGAAGACATTGAAGGAGAAGCTCGGTTCGCTTCGTAATTGTGGTCAAGGATTAAACACCGATTTCTATCGAGCGTGTCAGATGATTTTGGCGCGGATGATCCAGTGGAAGGTTCCTGTGGACGAGGCACCCGAGGATTTGATTGTTATCACCGATATGGGATTTGATGATGCATTTGATACACGAAATCGATCATCGTCAAGTCATCAAACCGTATGGGAAACCCAATTGACTCGTATTCGTCGTGAATTCCAAGAAGCGGGTGAATATTTGTTTGGAAAGGGCAAGGGTTGGAAGGCGCCACGCATTGTCATCTGGAACGTGCGCGCAGAGTTCAAGGATTTTCATGCCACGGCAGATCAAGAGGGTGTTGTTCAACTGTCCGGTTGGAGCCCCAGCATGCTCAAGGCGCTTCAGAAGGGTGGGGTAGAAGTCCAGACACCCTACCAGGGTATGCGTGCCGTTTTGGACGATGCGCGGTATGATCGGGTTCGAGCCGTTCTACGTGCGTAGAAGCTTAAAGAAGTAATTCCTCTTCTAGAGTAGAAGCCGTCCTCCTCTTCTCTGTATTCCAGCAGCAATCAATTCCAATTTGACTGTATATCAAACCAGATGGAATACAGTACAAAGAGAAGAGGAGGAAGGCGTTCCTAAGGGAATCCCACAGGGGATTCCCGACCTAAGGGCATGAAGTGCCCGACCTAAGAGGTTTACAGCCTCTACCTAAGGGATTCTCATATCGAGAACCCAGACCTTAAAAAAAGATCTTTTCGTTGTATTCCAACAGCAATCCCCTTTCAATAATTAATGAAACCCAACGGAATGCAGATACGGAAAGATAGATCGACACTTGTTGTCATACTCACATTCCGAACACAGGACGAGTGTACAAGTAATAAGAGCATTTTATGCCTCGATCATCTTATAGAGGGAGTATTCTTACAGCAAACTCATTTAAGTAAATAAAAAGAATACAGTAATTGGGCATTATGGAATGGTATTAACTGACTTGAGATGATTTCGGTTTGGATCTCTAACCATTGTTTTTACAAAAGAGATTGATCCTATACCTTGAGATCTCTTACTCTAACGATACTCATCCATAATTAAGACGGCAATTTCGCAGCAAAAGACGGCATCGGCAACGGCAATCGGCATCGGCATCGGCATTCAAGACGGCATCGGCAAGCAATCAAGACGGCATCCAAGACAAGGTACGTACCTTTTGTAAATAAATTGTGTGTAGTGTGTGTTTTCGCGTGTACTTATTTATTTTTGTCTCTTTTCTCAGGTTTTTAGGTATCCCCACAGCAATTGCATATCATGCAAATACATATCATGAGATATTTATTTAAAACAATACCTACGGGTATTGATCATCCATCATATTAATCCATAGATGGATAAGGGATACCGATACAAAAAATAAAAACAAAATAAAAACAATCCAAGTCATCAAAAGTCGTACGCGACTCCATTCGATTAGAACCAGGGGTTCGATGGTAGAATGGTTTTAAAAAACTGCATAGCAGTAAAAGCTACTCTATCGCTAAAAAGACCGAAGTAGTGTCTAACGCGACAGAGTATCACAAACAAGCCTCATGGCATAAGCCAAAGGCAAAAGACCTTTTAAAAAAGGCACGGTTTAATGAAAAATACCGATCGCAATGATACGGTTAAACATGTCTGGACAAGACATATGATCCACACGATGGATCTGGAGCCCGACGCAATGAAAGACACCACGTGTGATCTGTACGGGTCATTCTCTATGAGAGAATGGATATCTTTGACCATAGATTCGCCCGTCTGGGGCATGATCTATGAAAGATATATTTTTCGCGTATTCTTTTCAAGACAACACGAAAATATATGATTGTGTTTCCACCTAGGTATTCTTTTTGTCAAGTACGATCAAAAGAATGTCTAAGGAATCAGACGAAGTCCACGATATAGATGAAGTAGACGAAGATCTCATTGAAGAGAAAACAGTAAACATTGCTGTTCAACAAGGTCAACGTCGACGAATCATGAAAGGTATGACCTACAACATTGAAGAAAAACACGGCTACATCTACCTGGTTCGCACCCGTGAATTCAAATCCCTTAATCGCCCCATTTATAAAGTCGGGCGCACTTCCCAGTGTCCCGATACGCGCATCAGTCGTCTCCACAAATATACCAAAGGATCCGAGATCTATCTTATCCTTCAATGCCACGTGGAAGATGTCAGTTTGATCGAAAAAGAAATTCTAGAACAATTCTGTAAGAAATGGGACCCCGGCCCTGATGGATCCGAAGATTTCATCATTCCCACCCCTGCCCAACTTCTCGAAGCCAAAGAAATTATCATTCGCATCTTACACGAACATGAGCGCAAACGCCTTTAAAGAACCACCGCCTTCGATAAGGCTGTATGATAGATCTGCAACGATTTTTCCCTTTCATTCATGTAATGCTGATTGATGCCATTCATTCGGCTTACTTCATTTCGCTCATATCGACGTTTGTGTTTCGCCACCAAATATTCTGGTCCCAGAAAATCATAGTGTTTCAAGAAATACGTTCTCTGGCTGTACTGGATCCGTCCCTGCGGAAAACACTTATGCGCTCCATACCAGAACTCCATACTGATTGCAGGGTACTGAAAACAAATACGTTTCGACATATTATCGTCTAAATATCCCTTCTTGATCTCGAATAAATCAATGTCCGAATAATCGGCTACCTTGCTCTCTCCCACCATGTTGATTCCCTGGGTCATCAGGATGGTCGTTCCCTTCGCCTCTTCCACCTGTAAATCCTCCTCTGTTGCATCCAGCCATTCATCCATGTCGCACATAATGACCCAACCCCTATCCACATAATCCTTCCATAAATGACTACGTATCCAAATCAATAACTTCTCATCTTGCTGTTCATTTGAAGCATAGCTAATCACACGGCACCCTGCTTCCTGTGCAATTGTTTTGGATCGATCGGTACTATAATTATCAAAAATGGTAATGCTTGCACTCGGAAATCGTGTTTTATAATGTTTCAGGGTATTCGGAAGCATCAGTTCTTCATTGTAGCATAATAAAAAGATGGAGATTGGCATCATTTTAGTATGATCTTTTATTTTCCGTATGAACTTAAAACTCACCTGGTATTCATGAATAAATGATTCGATTTGTTGTAGCTCGCTACCAAGAAAATGTAGATTGGACAAACGGGCTTCCGTGTGCAATCATTTATAATAAGGGTTCAACGCCTCCCAATTCACGCCATCCATCGGTATCTCTTCCTAATCTCGGTCGGGAAGGCCTAACCTATTTGCACCATATTATTGAGAATTACGATCATCTAGATGATTATACTTGTTTTCTACAGGGTAATCCATTTGATCATACTCCTCGATTGGAACAACGGATTACTTCCTTTCAACAAAAACTCGATGCCGGTCAGGCTGTTCCAGGATATGAACCTCTCTCTAAAAACATCTATACCATTAATCTATGCTATGATATAACCGATTTCAGTTTACATGCCTTATTAATTGATACCTATCGTAAAGTATTTGGACGATCGAAAACGGATCATACTTTTGCCTTCGCCGCTGGAGCACAGTTCATTGTTTCTCGAGAGACCATTCGTTCTCGCCCCAAATCATTCTATGAATCCATTGTTCCTCTCTTGTCCTATTCCGTTCATCCTCCTGAAGGGTTTGCTCTAGAGCGTTTTTGGGGAATGATCTTTACTCAAGGCGAATAGGCCCGAAGGGCCTATAAGCCTCTACATTAAATGCACGCGGTGAATAGGTATTATGTTTATAGACCCGATGTTGAATAGCGGTCCAATACCGACGGCGGCGAGTACATTAGAATTCGATCACATGCATTCAGCGCATTCTCAATGGCTGCATCCATGTTATAATACTTATAATTCGCCAAACGACCCACAAAGAAGACTCCATTTTTCTCCTCTTCCTCTGCTAGACATTTGTAGCGCTCATAGATTTCTCTATTTCGCACCGTTGGAACTGGATAATATGGATCACCTTCTCCCACTGTATATTCCTTAACGATAGTGGTTCTACCAGGAACAACCTGATTCAAAAAATGTTTGTATTCTATGATACGAGTAAATGGCTCCGCTCTGGATGGGTAATTTACTACTGAATTTGGTTGAAACTGGTCAATCGGGAGATGTTCTGTCTCAAATAGGACAGAACGATACTCCAATTTTGGATATCCACGATCTGCATAAAACAAATCAATCGGGCCCGTATAACAAACAAAATCATACTGAGCACGCATCTCTTCGCGATAATCTGTTTCCAGGGAAATTGTGATCAAGGGATGATCAATCATGGATCTCACAAAGTCCGTATATCCATTCCTTGGCAACGCTTGATAACGGTCCGAAAAGTATCCATCCTGGTCATCGGTTCGAACCGGAATGCGCTCCAGTACACTCGCATCCAGTTCCGCTGGATACTTTTCCCATTGCTTAAAGGTATAATCCTTAAAAATCTTTTCATATAAAATTGATCCCACCCGCTTGAGTGCAACCTCTTCACTGTTCTTTGGGTCCGAATTGGGAATGGTATTTTGGTTGAGCCATTCTTTCATTTCATCTTCTGTTTTCATATCCTCCTCACATAACGTATTGACCGTGGTGATATTGACCGGAATCGGAAAATGCGTTCCATTGATATTTCCAATCACCTTATGATACCATGGAACCCATTCTGCAAACCGAGACACAAATTGCCATACTCGTTCTGAATTCGTATGAAAAAGATGAGCACCATACTTGCTCACGCGAATTCCATGTTGGTTAATTTCATCATAACAATTTCCTGCAATATGATTTCTTCTTTCAATAATATGAACCGAAATGCCCTTATCGGCAAAGGTTCGAGCCATGGTGCAGCCTGAAAGGCCTGCTCCTACAATCAACACATTCATCCTAGACGATATCAATTCGATTGTTTTAGGCTTTTGATCGCCACTGCGCGTCGCACACATTGCAAATGTATAAGAATTTCATGTTTACCGCATCATATTTCATATAAATGACATCCTTCTCTTTGTTCGCGGTGTTGCTTTCACACCCTGAATTCGGGCATTTAATCGTATTCACATGCGGAAGTGTTGGATCCTGCTGGGTAAACTCATTCATCAAGATCTTGTATCCCTCCGAAGTCTTTTCCTTCAAATCGATCTCCAGAATCAAACCACCCTTCTTATCCTCTTCTTGGAAGCCGCAATTGCGGCAAACACGTCGGAGCGTCTTGGAATCCTGTTCCAAATACATATAGTATCGGCAGGTAGGGCAGAAATCGGTTTCCTTCATCTCTTCCTCTTCTGTATCGGCGGGTTTTTAAATCAAATTTTATGGGTACGACTTTGTGTGCGTTTGCTTTGTTTTCGTTTTCGTAGTGTTTTACGCCGTTTTCCTCCTTGAGCATTCGCCTGTGGTACATTCGCCTGTGGTACATTCGTTTGTGGATGTCTCCATTGTTTATGAAGTGGATTGACTCTTCTGCAATCCTTCCCATAAGGGCATGGTTTCTCTATTTCAGAAATGGCAATCACAATTGTAGAATTGGCCAAATCCAATTCCCCGTTTTGATTTTGAAATGGAATTGGATCTCCAAATATGGCTCGTAATATGAGAGTATATTTCTCATAGATCGGATCTGTTGGTTTTATTTTTATAATTCCTGTTAGTGATTCTTCCTCCCAAGAAAAGAGCCATACCGAAATACGATGTAGTTCAATACGTGTAAACGTTTCAAATCTCTCCAAAATTCGTATCAATAATTTCCTATATTGTTTTGTTGGAATTCCACCATGAACGAAGGTATCGTATGATTCACGTTTATATGTTAACGCTTTTGCACGTATTTCATCCTCACTTGTAAGGTGAATAATGGAATCAATCATTGAATCGTAATCTAACTCATATGGTTTCTTTACTGGTGTGGGAGTTCGTCCCTTCCTGATTGGTCCATAACTCATCTATTAGATTCATAGATTCGATCGGAGAGAAATCGGCGAATAAAATTTGAAGCCCTCAAAAAGGGATGGCAAATCGACTACCCATGCCTCCTGCTACCACCGACAACATTCTTGAGACCGCTCTCGGCGTCTTTCTTGACTCTCACCGTGTCATCGAAAAAGGCGACGCATGCTCCTTTACGGGCATGGGCGTGATGAAGGGAAAGTTTATGGTAAAAGAGGAGGAATACTCCCATTTTCTCGACTTACTCCACGAATATCTCTTTACGCAGCAACGTCGGCCCCTCAACCTGGTCGAACAGCGTCGCTGCGACTTTCAAACCCCGATCTTGATTGACCTTGACTTTAAATATCCCGCCGAACGTGCGATTCAACGTCAGTTTGAACTCTCGCATGTTCATGCATTTATCCGTGAATACACCGAAAACATCTCTCACTTCTACGATCTTAACTCTTACAAGCCTCTGCGTTTCTTCATTACGCTTCGTCCTGCACCGTATGAGGATAAGAAGGCCAACAGCGTAAATCGGGCGATCAAGGATGGAGTTCACATTCAGTGTCCTGATCTCGTCCTTACCTCTGAGCATCAACAGGTCTTGCGTCATCGTTCCATCGAACGCGCAAATCTGACCAACACCTTTCGAAACACAGGATACATTAATGCTGAAAAGGACATCTTTGATGAGGCGATTGTCAAGAAGAATGGCTGGTTCTTCTATGGTGAATCGAAACCCGATATTCCCGCCTATCAGCTCGTGTCCGTATATACCTACGACTGTCAAACCAAAGAGTTTCATGAAGAAGACGTGGAAGCCTATGATTCTCGTACTCTTCTTGAACTTCTCTCGATTCGTCATCAGCTGAACTTGACCCCTCCGCATCTTGAGGGAAAAACACAAGAAGAGTGGCGGGCTCGCCTGGATTATTGCACGGGGCGTCGTGCCCCTACTGCTGGAGTTGCACAAGACGAGGAACCTGAACTTCAAGTGGTAAACGTGACCTCCTCGAACGTCTACGAACAGTTTGAGCGCGACAAGATTGCACTGGCCAAGCAGCTGGCCCGTGAGTGTTTGTCCGCTGCCCGCGCCAACGCCTACCAGTCCTGGATGGAGGTCGGATGGTGTCTTCACAACATTGATCCCAGCCACGAGATGTTCAACGTCTGGATGGAGTTTAGCAACCAGTCCGCCAAGGCCGGCGAGAACAATGTGGCGGCATTGGAGCGTGAATGGAGCAAGTGGAGCCGTGCCAATCATGAACAGCGTCAGTTCACCATTCGATCCTTGCACATGTGGGCGAAAACCGATAACTACGAGCGATACAACCAAATCATGAAAGAGAGCTTTGTCAACTTTGTCGAGAGCGAAGTGGATGCAACCCATACCCACATTGCCCGTCTCATGAAACGCATGTACGGAAACAACTATTGTGCTTCCGTTGATTCCAAGAAGGTGGACTGGTACGAGTTCACTGGAACGTATTGGAAGAAACTCCCGCAGGGAATTGATCTACGAAACAAAATGACAACCGAGGTCGCCGAAATCATCATTGAGGCGCGCCGAACGATCCGTGAACGACTTCAGCATGCCAACGCAGGTGAAGAGTTCATCAATAGCCGTATGAAGAAAATGCTCAAAATCGAACAGTCCTTGTATACATCGGGCTTCAAAGATTCCGTTATGCGAGATTGCATCGGCCTCTTCTACGAAGAAGACTTTGCACAAAAGCTTAATTCCAACCAGTACTTGATCGGTTTCAACAACGGTGTCATCGATCTTCATGCGATTCAGACCAAGGAGGGAAAGAATGAATATACTGTTCAATTTCGAAAGGCGGAGCCGTCCGACTTTGTATCCTTCATGGCCGGTCGCTATGCAACAAAGAACTGTGATCCCATGGACTATGTAGAGTATAATCCTGAAGATCCAGAACAGGCCCCCATTCACGCCGAAATTGATGATTTCATGGCCAAAGTGTTTCCTCGCCCCGAACTCCGAACCTACATGTGGCGCAAGCTGGCGTCCTGTCTTGAAGGTGCTAACAAGGAACAGACCTATGAGACCTGGATTGGTGTGGGTGGTAATGGTAAGTCTAAGTTGGTGGATCTAATGTCGATGGTCCTTGGAGATTATGCCTCGTCGCTTCAGTCCACGGCGATGACACGTAAGCGACCTGATGCTGGCGCGGCGAACCCTGATATCATGGCGATCCGCAACAAGCGATTCATTTACATGGCGGAACCCGATGACCGTGAGCCCCTGAATACCTCTCGTATGAAGCAATTTACGGGAGAAGACGATGTTGAGGCACGTGGTCTCTTTGAAGAACAAACCAAATTCAAAATCACGGGCAAAATCTTCATGTTGTGCAATGCGTTCCCTGCGATCAATACCATGGATCGAGGAACATGGCGTCGTGTCCGTGCCGTTCCCTTCGAATCCAAGTTCGTGGATCCTGGTGTAGAACCCGTCAAGCCCAAGGAACATATCTATCCCCGCGACAATCAGCTCGATATCAAGCTGAAGAAATGGCGTACGCTCTTCATGTCTCGTCTGGTACACATCTACAAGACGGAGTATTTACACGGCGGCCTTGGCCAAGTCCCATCGATTGTCACCCAGGAGTCGAACAAGTATCAGGAATCATTTGATTCTGTTGCCAAGTTTATGAACGCTCGTACACGTGAAATCAAGGTGGGTGGATACGAGGCAGATATCAAGAATATCTTCCGCGTCTACAAAAATTGGTACGAAGCAATCGGTGGTGGCGTCGGTCGTAAGCTATCCCAGACTGAACTCTATAAGCGGCTCTGCGACAAATGTGGCGAGCCATCCGATAAGAAAACCTTCAAACAGATGCGTCTCTTTGAGAACGAAGAAGACCTTGAAGATTATGAAAAAGCAATTGCCGAAAGCCAGTAATATAAAGATTTGTATTTATTTTTGTTATAGAATGTCCGATCTATTACAATTATCTACTTCAGAACAATGGATCGAATGGGGACGAATTTCTACTCTTCGAGTTCCTTACATGGACGAGGTCATAACCAATGAACCAGGCCATCTTGTATTTGATGGATATTTCTATATCGAAGACGGAGCCGTTCCTCTTCAGCGAATCATTTATACCCCACAAGGAGAATTTCATATCGAAATTTATGAGAAAAAAACGTTAGAAGATACCTCTGAATATGGCCCCTACGATGAAGAAGAAGGTGGATCAGTTTGTTTTTTCCCTACTGCCGTGATTGACTTGCGATATCGTATCCTAGGCAAGATTGAAACACGAGAAGATCGTGTATGTATAGAAGAACAGATCCTTGAGTCTGAAAAAGATATGTTCGAACGAGAGGAAGAATGTTATCGTAAGCGCATGGGATTTAACAAACATAGTACAGAATCAACGTAGATAGCATGGTAAAAATAACACTTGCAACGAGTGCTTGACCCAGACCAGACCAAAATTCACTGGATTGAATGACGTATGAAGTAATGAATCCGAGGATGGCAAATACATACGCAATCAACAAAATGGCAACTGTATAATCTTCTGCCACATGGAGGACCTTATCGGACTGAGTTTGTGGTAAACTATCTTTCACATCCGAAAAGTCGCGATTGGTACGATTAATGATTGCTTCTTTTTTACGTAGGTCCGCTTCCAATTGTTGTTTGGTCTCTTTTAGTTCCTTATTTCGAAGTTGTGCTTGACGGACAACATCAGTATTTGAATTTTGTCCAACGATCTGATCTCCCATCAATAACGCATCATGGATACTGGCTTGGAGACCTTTAATGTCTGCGTCAATGTTCATTGTATCCGATGCTAGGTTATTGATACGTCCCGACATTCTATCTACCGAGCATGTTTTATATTTTAGTATAATACATGATAGGGTTGTAAACAATTAAAATTATTTTGCAGGTGCGGCAGGTGTAGCAGGTGCAGAAGGCGCCGTATTCGTTTGTATTTGTGAATTGATCGTATTGGAAAACATATTCAGTTCTTGCGCGGCAGATGATGATGCAGATGCCAGTCCCTTTGCAAGGGATGTCATTTCAGAACGCGCTGCATTTTGAAGATTGGCTTCAGCATTCTCTATGCCTTGTACCACATTCGGGCAGAGTGGAACTGGAATCTTTCCATACTTTCCTTCAAAGATCTGTTTGTTCCAGTAGCGTTTGTTTCTCAAATTGTCGGTGTACTGCGAACGATTTACCACAATAAAGATGAAAATCAAAATCAATGGTCCTCCTAAGACGGCACACCAAAACGAACTAAGAATGCCTACTCGCCATAGACCTACTAGCAATAAGAGGCCTGAAAGCATAATAAATAAAGACGACATGACAAAAAGAGTGTCATTCTTATTGCCAATCGACCATTCGTTCATTTCATATTTACGATTTGCCAAGTTTTTGTCATCTACCACTGCATTGGCACTATTCTGCTGATTATCGTATATCTGCTGATGAATGTCGGCAAGTTCCTTGCTTCGTTTTCCATACATCGAAATGGATTCTTGTACCTGTGTCGATCGATTCAAATCTCCGTAGACTTTTTGAAATGTATTGTCTTTTTGTTTGACAATATCATTGTAGACACGAGACTGTTGATTTTGCAAAAATCGTTGCATTTCACTTGGATTTTTCTTCAATTCTCCAATCGCCGCTGCCAATTCCACATCTTGATAATTTTTCGTATGATTAATGATCTGATCCAGATTGGCCATTTCTATCATGACGATCGATTTATTACTCAGGAACCGCACGATAAATGTATACCAGGAGTCCCAATGCCACCACATTCAAAAATCCATACATCTTCAATAGATTGTCGGAACGACGTGCTTTTTCTTCCGTATATTTCACCATCTGCTTTCGAATGGTAGTCGTCGCCTGATTGGATGAGATCAATGTATATTGTTCCGCCAATTTCTGTTTTTGTTCCTGAATCTTCTTATTAAAGTCATCAATGTCCTGATTGATATTATTTGATGACTTCAGACCATCCTCTGTTATGGCATTCATGATCTGTGTTAGATCATTCAAACGCTGATTAAAGGTCTGTGTAGATGACAAATACTTTTGAATCAAAGCCTGTACTTCTTTGCTATTGTTCTGATATCCTTGACGAACCGAACTAAACAGTTTTTCTAGACAAAACTTATAGCGTGCGTCATAAAAACAGTATTCCGCCTTGACATTCTTTAAAAAATCAGCCTGTTTCGCAACATATGCCTCTGCATTGGTCGATGTGACAACGGGAATGGTGTTTGCGGACTTCAGTGTTTGAAGAATCATTGACACGGCATTTGCCGTTAACATTCCGTTTCCATCACGATCGGATGATCCATTCGGTGTACTCGGTAGCAATCCATTGTCAAATACTTGATTTAATTCCGAATCGGTTAAACTAGATGCGCTAGGACAAACTGCTGCCATTCTACTACAGTTATGGACCTTTTATTTACCCCAATACACCTCCAATTTTAAGAGAAAGAAAGAGAATCGTTAGTAAACAAGATGCCAATAATATCAACAATACATTCGTTGTTAAATATTGTGTCATAATGAAGTTATATAGATCCGCAATGCTAAAGGCAGGAAAGGTAGGAGATACACTTCGAAGGAAAAGAATACCCATCCCAATCAATAATACAGAGATCGCCCATAAATAAGGAACCATGCCTCTTCGAATGGGTCGATCAAATAAAAATAACTGATGCGAATTGATATCCTTGTTTTGAGACCGGAGCAATTCATCTCGTGCCACGGCGGTTTCGACATCGACTTTGATAGTGGACTGAATCTTTCGCAATTGTTGGATCTTGTTTTGTAGATCTCCATTCTCCGTCAAAATGGCCGACAAGTTATGATTCGTCGCTTCATTCTTGAATAAATTGATAATGTCATCATTCAACTGCGAATATTGATTCTTCAAATCTTTTATCGCATTTACTTTGGTGGTAATCGCCTGACCTTGCGTAGACAAATCCGATGTCTTGTCCGTAGCATATTGTGTCAGATACGCTCCAATCGCCGTATCTAATCCAGTAATCATAGCAGGATCGTATTGACGATTTAGTGTATCAAAACGAGACTGAAAGGCGGTTCTTGATGTAGGCCAATCCATTGCTCCTATCGTTTCCCTAGTAAATTCATGGACGAATTTAGGCCTGACGTTTCAGAAAACGAACGTGTTTTTTACCCGAATGAAAACACTCATCAAAGATTCGGAGCGCTACCTTTGGATCAAATGACTTACATGAAAAAATATCAAGGTAGACCGAATTGGTTTCCTCCGAAAAGTGTGCCGAAATGCACGAGGTTTGGATCAATTGTACCAATGTATATCCCAGCTTGTTTCCTTCACCAAATCGAACAATACGTGGGGCACCATAGGCAATCATATCAATCGCAGGAACCAATTTCTTAATAAAGGTTTCAATGACCTTCTTTGATGAAATCGACTTTGAATCACATTGGGCGGCATCCACAATCAGATGATATCCCCATGATTTCTTTTGGGTTCCCGATCGTTTTCTATTGTGTCGACGTGTATGTCTCATCTACTTCGATACAATAAAAATAATAGAATTTTGTTTGAATTATGGTGCGCAGACACGATAAATGATGGATTCTCCTGCAGACGCGCTGGCACGAGTAATCTTGACAATGTCTCCTGGAATCGCACCAATGCAACGCGCAATCGGATCCACATGGAACTTGATCTCGGGAAACTTAGACTTGGCTGTTATGTACATCGACTCCATCAACTTCTTATGCTCGGATTCAGGAACGATCTCATGTTTCGGTACAAGGATATGCTTCAACGGGTTGATTACCAACAACTCAATGCTAAAGAAGGATACACGTAGCTTTCTTCGGACACGTTCTCCATTCTCATTTGGTTCTTCCTTCATTGACAAGTACTGCTTCAGTGCGGTTGCATGATGACGATCCGTCACCGGTCCTTCCATCATGATAATCATTTCTGTCTTCTCCGAGTTCTCATCGGGAACATTCTCCTTGAAATACGTTTCCAACTTAGGATTGGTTATGTTTACATAGCGAACATCGCAGATATGTGTCGCATCATCCTTTTTGGGTGCAACAAAGCTCAAACTCGTAAGAGAATGGAGTGCCTCCTTGGCTTCGGCCGGGGAAAACTTGCGGTACTTTGCCACATCATAGCCACGCATCTCCAGAATGTCTAATAGTGTCATACGACTACGATAGATGTTATCAACGAATACAAAGTGGTCGTTCATAATACTACTAGTAATCTCGGGTTTTATACTCTCCTTTGGTTGAGCGAATGGCGCCGCCGCAGTTTGTGCAATAGGAGAAGGAACTTCCTTGGGCGCTTCAGGAACGGGAACGGGCTTAGGCAAATCATCTTTAGGAACATCCTTTGGAGCTTCAGGCTGTGCTGGAACATTTGCTGGATCTTGGAACATCCTCAAACAAAGCTCCTTCCTCTGAATCTCATTCAACCGTTCCTGTTGGGATGCATCGTTTGGATTCTTAGGAGTCCACTGTTGTACCTCCAGTTTGTCATAATTGGCTGTTAGCCATCGATACACAAAGTCCGCCTTGTTCTTCTTCAGAGTCTTGTACAGATTAATCTCGTGATTCTCCACATCCTCATCAATGGAAATGACACGACCATTCTTCATAGCAAAGTTTCGGTCGGCATAGTCCGAGATTCCAACAAGGTAGCGAAACAACACCGCATGCACATAATCCTTCATCTCCTGTTCCGATAAGGCGCGCGTATTGTACTCGAAATGAAACGGAATCTGATCCCAGTCCACTACCTCAGTAGGAGGCCATAGAGTACTAGAATGCATCTTGGTTCGAAGTTCAGACTCATCGAAGTAGGATTCAAATACCAAGAAGAAGGCAGGGCGATTTCGATCGATCTTATTTCTCGCACCCAAAGGAACACCCTCGGGCCATCGGTCGGGAATCAATTCTCTGACCACAAACTTGTTATAAGGAAGATTGTGTTTCTTCTTCCACTCCGTATTGGACACCACAATGTCAATCTCCTTTCTCGTCTGATAGGGACCCTTCACAAATACCATTGAACCCGCCTTGTCCTTTGCAAGGTATACATCCATCTTGCTTCCCATCGTTGTTAGTTGCGTTCGTACCACGAAATCATATGCGCGCGATTCATGTTCTGTTTTTTCGTATCCTTCTTCTTGTAGTGGCTTCTCATCAACGGTTCCTGCAATCGGCTTCTTACGCTTTACCGCATTCGAAGCTGCTGCCTGAGCAACTGGTGCAACAGGTGCTGGTGCTTGCGCAAGAGCCTTCTCTCCCAGGATCGGAACACCATCCTCCATACGCTTACCATCCTCATAGAACTGCTTCCACAACGGATTCACAAACGGAGCCTGATTCTCCACCAAGGACCCATGAAGAGCGAACTCGACCAAGCCCTTTCCACGTCCCTTTGCCGTGTGTTTGTCCAGTACAAATTCATCCACCTCGATTTTTGCACCCGCGCGATTTTGATCCCAGTTCATGCGATAGGAGGCAAAGTCGACATTCGGAAGTTCTCCTTGCGAAATGACGCCCAAATGATGCAGCAACGGAATCAACCAGCACATGAACGACTCATTCAACGTTCCCATGTGTTCCTTGTTCCATTCAATGAACTTGTTCACCATCGCAGATTGCTTCGGATCCATTGGATTCAGCAGTTGCTGGAAGAGATACCAAACTGGTTTCGAACTTTTAAGGATCTTCTCCTTCAGCTTCTGCTCCGAATGCTCAATCTGGAATCCATAGTATACCGCTAGTATATTTTTCTCCTTAACATACTTGGAGTAGAGCTTGCAGTTGTGCTCCAGAGTCTCCAGTTTCTTTTCTTTTTCATTTTGTTCGATCACTTCCCATAAGGATCGAATGCTCGGATAAGAATCATGAATGGTTTTGTACTTTGGATTAAACACAGCACGAATATGAGAACACATTCGTGCTTTGGTTGATGCACCCATTTGTATCACCACCTCGGAAAGCAAACGCTCTTCCTTTGCTTTGTCTCGATTTGCTTTTTCTCTTTCCTCGAAGAGATCTTTCATCTTCTGAGTCATATCAGGCCATAAGGACAGGTTCTCCACATCCTCCATGAAGATGACCATCAGACGATGAAGAAAGTTAGTACGAACACCCTCTCCCTGAGCAGCATCGGATGCTTCTTTGAACAGATCCAGCTCGCCCGCACAATACAGCGCCTTCTCAATCATTCCTCGCCGAATGTACTTTTGAAGGCCCGATTTCATAACATCCGCAGGATAGCCGTTCCAAGTAATTTGTTTACGATAGATCGTGGAAAGATGCTGCGACATGGCTAGCACTTTAAGTATGCTGAACATGTTCAAATTTTATTCAAGCTTTGTAATGGTTATGTTTTGAAATCCTCCTGAAGGAGGAGGCATCACATTGGATGGCATGGCAGGCGGAGGTGCCGCTCCCATCGCCATGGCTCCTCCGTGATAGGACGCACGTGTGCGACGACCACCAGATGGCGGTGCGGGACCAAGTCCTTCCGCCGCCATGGCACCTCCACTCGTATCTACCACAATCATTCCACCTTGTCCTGGAAACGAGGGTGGATGAAATCCACCTGTCATGATGGCTCCAAGGCTAGGGGCCGGCATACCACCTTGTTGAGGTGGATAGATGACTTGATTCTGCAGTGCTTGCATCTGCGGTTGTTGCATTGGAACTTGTTGGATCATGGCTGGCTTTACCTGAACCGAAGGTAGCTGTGCCTGAACCGAAGGTAGCTGTGCCTGAACCGAAGGTAGCTGTGCCTGAACCGAAGGTAGCTGTGCCTGAACCACGGGTTGCTGATTGATCTGAGGCATGGGAGCCTGTTGCATCGGAACCGAAGGTGGCTGTACCTGAACCATGGGTTGCATCTGGACCGAAGGTGGCTGTACCTGAACCATGGGTTGCTGCATGAGAGGTTGGCCCGCCATATCAATGACTACGTTCTCTCCCTCTTCATTCTCTTCCACAATGGTATCGAGATCTCTCTGTTGCTCTTCCGACAACTGAATCACACTCGCTCCCATCGATCTCAATTGATCCAATGTAAATTTCGGCTCCTCTTCCTCATCACGGTACGCTGGCGCGCGAATGACCGGTGCAAACATCCTTGGAAGCTCACTCACTGCTTCACCCGTCTTGGCCGATAACTCCAACGGTGTCAGACGCTGAATTCCACTTGTCGTTATGTATCTCATACTCAAATTCAAATACGTTTCCTGTTCTTGTGTCAATAGCTTGGTCGAATACGGCATCTCCACTTCCACAATCTTGGATTTCGGACGGCCAATCGGTGGAAGAATCTCCAAATTGTGCACGGAATCTCCCATGTATCGCACCGGTCCATCGCACATCGAACAAATGGCAATGTTCAGTTTCGGGTTATAAATCGGAATCGTTCCACAGGCAACACAAATCGGCATCTTGGTTCCATCCGAACGCTCCATAAACGACTCCTTGACAAACGACATACCTGCATGACCAATGATCGCATCACGGTCCATCTCACCAATCTTAAGACCTCCTTGTGCTCCACGACCTCCCGTCGGCTGATGAGTTCTCACTTCCTTTCGACCCTGACCTCTCGCCTGCCACTTGTCCTCCACCATGTGCTTCAGGCGCATTCCATACACTGGCCCAATAAAGATCGCCGCTTGAATCTGCTCTCCCGTCGCGCCATTGTACATAACCTCATTGCCATACTTTTCATATCCCATTTGTTCCAAGATGCCTCCAATGGCCTCCTGCGGCGAACCATCATTCATAAACGATGTTCCATCTCCAATCGCACCCGTGAGAGCCGCTGTCTTTCCTAAAAGTTGCTCCAAGTTTTGGGCAATGGTCATACGCGATGGAATCGCATGAGGATTCATAATCATGTCTGGAACGATACCCGACTCCGTGCGGGGCATGTCATGCCCTCTCAGAAGTGCACCAATGGTTCCCTTCTGGCCATGACGATTTGAGTTTCCTGTCCACACAGGTTTACCATCACGTCTAACGTAAAAGATGTGAGATGGTACTTCAATGCAATATACCTTTCCAGTAAATGGAACCAGTCCTTCTGTTTGGATATGTTGTTCTTTAACATGACTATGATTCACCATTGGTGTATTTTTATGTTTATTAATAGTTAATCCCCAAAATGGTGCATTTGATTGTGTCTGCTTTCCTTTAATAACAAACTTTGTTCCTGCTTCGTGAATTTTCTTTTTATTTGCCGACCAACCAGCATGTAAACACAAACATTGAAACTGATCTGCTAGTTGATTCGAAGATGTAAAGAATCTTTCTACACCACTTTTCATGACCGTTCCATCTCCTGCAATCAGACCCTTAATCAGAATACGTGCTTGCCGTTCGCTCAGTTTCCATACCCAGTCTGGTAGTGATTTATGAATTGCACCTTTGCTATATGTATATAAATAAGAAGCGATTTGTTTGTTTGTTATAAATAACTTTGTATGATCACTACTTGAATACACATTGTATCCAAGATGATTTGATAACTCTGTAAATCGATCTCTGTCTTTTTGAATACATAGACACACTTCAATTCGATACTCCCCATTTTTATTTTGACAAACCCATCCATCTGACACCCAATATCCAAACCACTCTAAAAAGTAATCCATTTGTAATTCTACATTATTTGATGAATGGTGAGTTTCTACATCAAGAACAAACTGATAGTCAGAATTGACGTTTAATCCATCTTTCTTGTATTGTACACGTTTTCCTCTAATATTATGTGCTTCGATTAATGAAAATGACTTTGTGTTTCGTTGTTTGACATACATTTTATGATTGAGTGTTGTCAATAAATCAACTTGTTGTGATTTAATATGATATAGATCTTCATTTTCACAATCGAATTCATAGAACTCTGTAGGTGTAGAATATACAATCTCATGATTGTCATTTAGAGTACATACCTTATCGGAAGAGGAAACATCTTTAATTGATTTCCATCCATTATCTGTTAATACATCGTGATCCTCTGTAAGACAGAATTTATCCCCTAGTTCTGGAATGCGATCCTGTACAACACGAATCTTGACCAGGCGCAGACCCATATTGTTCACCATAACCACCACCTTCTCCACACGGCCACGCGTCCATACCTGTGGCGTTGTGGAAGCATCCTTGATCTGTCCTCCTGTTGCACTCATCATATATGCTGCAACAATCACTGTATTCTCATCGACATATTCTCCCTCACGAATGATACCACGATCATCTACCTTGGAATAATCCAGACCTGGTTTCAAGTCCTTCCAATTTGACATCTGGGCTGGATTTCCAAAACGAACCTTTGTTTTCGCTTTCTCATCATCCTCTTCAAACGCCTCATAGGATCGAAACGCCATAGAACGAAACATTCCACGATGAACCGCATCATAATTCATAACAATACCGTCCTCTTGATTGTAGCCCGACCAACATGCGATGGCCAAAATACAGTTCATTCCATATGCCATACGTCCTTCTCCCAAATAGTTGTTATACATGGTTCGAGTAATCGGCATCTCTCCATAGCACAGAACATGCGCGGTGTTATCAAAGCGATTGCGCCAATTGGTTGCATAAATCGATAGACCCTGTTTCGACTGAGAACAAGACAACTGATTACGTGGCGATTGATTGTGTGGTGCAAACGGAATCAGGGATGTCATCATACTCATAATCGTAGAAGGGTGAACTTCCATATGTGTTGTTTCCTTCGTTATGTACGCTGGATTATTCGCAATGAAACACTCATTTTGTTCATAGGGGTCAATGTACTCGATGCATCCCGTGTGAGGTGCAAGCAATGCAGGATAGTCCTCCAATTTATTTGTCTTCTCACGAAGTGGATCAATAAATTCCGTGGTCTCAAGGGATGCACTGGGACGAATTGTTCCCATAACAAGTTCCTTCCATGTTTTCGCACGTTTCAACTTCTCAACAGGAATCTCCGCATTCGTCAAATGAATCAAGGGGCGAAGAGGGCGACCTGGATCCACATACAAGTATACCTTACGATCACGAATCGAAAATGAAATACTCACGGAATACGGGAGACAACCACAACGCTTTAAGAGTTTGAGGACGTCCGTTAACAAATAAGGAACCGCCGTGTATCCAAACATGCCTCCATTGACATAGACGGGAACAAATACAATACGATGTTCCAACGTAGTATCCTCAGGTTTATATACGCGACCTACCGTTCGCAACCATTCAAAAAATGTTTTCGTTTGAGAAGACGTTGAAATCGACGCCAAAATGGTCAGATTCTTCGTAATGCCAATCGATGCACCCGTTGGAGTTTCCGAGGTACAGAAATAACCATACTGAGACGTATGAAGCTTACGTGGTCCCGTTAATTTCATTCCCGTATCGAAATCAAGAATCACACGACGACAATGCGACAAGAAATCCACATAGGATAATCGAGACATGGCCTGTAGTACACCTGATTTTTCCTCACCCAATCCCGTTCCCCATTTTCCCTTGAATCCTTTCATGATCATATCCGTCAATAGACCTGTCATAAAAATCTTGGATTCATTTCCCGCCTGGAAAATATTCTGAAATTTTTCATCTTTATACAACACCGAACGATTGTAGTTATACTCCTTGTCAATTGCCAACACAAATGCTTTGACCCACAACTTATAGGAATTGTTAAACAGTTCCTGTACCAAGAAACCGCTTGTCAGACAACGCTGATTACGCGTATCATCACGATCCGTCTTCTCTTCATATCCTTCACTCACACGCAGAATCTTTCGAACACACTCTCCTAAGAAAAGGGCTTGGGAGCTTGGATCATTCGGCATATGAATAAACAACTGATTACGAATGATGTCGATCACATGAGCTTCACTAAAACCCTTTGTAAGAGTCTTGATGTATTGAATGGCGGTATACGTTGTCATAAATGGAAATGCATCAATGATCGAGGGCTGAAGTTTCGGCAATAAGAGTTTGGCCTCGGAGCTTGAAAAATCAGGGAAAATCATCTTAAGGATTTCTTCGTCTGATTGAAATCCTAGGGCACGGAACAATGTGAACAGCGGAACCGGTTTTCGAACAAAAGGCAAAGAAACCTGTATGGTCGCATGGGATACAAATCCCTCTCGCTCTACATGGCGCATCAATGCAATCGAAACACGCTTTACTTGACGGGTCTCTTGCGATAAACACTCGATGGATGCATAAATCGCTTGCTTTGGATCATTCTGGGGAGTAATGTACAGCGTATTAAATGCCTGTTCTTGACGAGTAATGAGTACTTTTTCCGCACCCCCCACAATAAAATATCCACCGTGATCATATGGACATTCTCCCGCTTCTCGAAGAAATTCCTTCGGTTTATTATTCAAAATACAGAATCGGCTATGAAGCATGATCGGGATATTGAACAAAGGAAACTTCTTAAATGTCTCAGGGGCGGGCGATAAATCTCGAACCACTCCTTCCGTAGAAGTATACGTTATTTTTACAATGATATCGGCATAAATTGTGGAGGCATACGTCAGATTTCGCAGACGCGCCTCATTCGGGAACAAGACACGAACTTCTTGCGTATTTTGAAGACTGACTGTCGGAGTTCCAATTTCGATCGCCGTTCCGTCCTCTCCGCCCACAAAAATCTCAACACGATATTTGTATAAAATGGGATCCTCACGAATGAGCTCTTTAAAGATCAAAATCGGATTTTTCGACTTGATCATATTGACCATATCTTGTTGTAAAAATTGGTCATAGGAATCGATGTGATGACGCGTATACGGATAAGGATTGGTACGAAAATACGTATCAATCAACTTTCTCGATAGGTCTCTCGCAACGTTTCCATCCATCTGTCTCCTAGTAGTGGAGAAGAGTCTTATATCGGTTCTTTCTCACGTATTGTGGACACGTTCTTTGGAGATTCGTATACCACTAAATCTCCAGGACTAGGAGGGTTCAAAAACGCAGTCGGGGAGGGAATCGAAAGAAGAGTAGGGGATGTACTCGGTCCTTTGACTGCATTTGGGGGTGTAGTTGGAGGAATATATAAAAACTCATGTACAATATCATCTGGATCCATCGCTTGGATCGAAACCAAATATCGTTCTTTTAACAACGAGGTACGATAATCAAATCTCTTTGGATTGGGATGACAGATCAACTCATCCTTCTTTTTATTGGAAATAAGGGAGAGTTGTTGCTGACGCAAACCTTTTTTCAAAATATCCAACGAACTAGACATCTCTTGGTATTATAGTATTAGAAATGAACTGGTTTTGGATAAACCGAACCTAATTGATAGTCTGGAGTTCTCTGCACTTGATCAGGTGATGTACCTACCTGCTTTCCATGAAGCATGTCTTGTGCATCCTGTAAGGGGCCGGGCGGAACATCGGATGGAATGGGGCGAGTAAATACCTGTGATAAGAACGATCCGATCGATCCACCGCGGATCTTACGACGGCTCTTGCGTCTTCCTCCTGCCTGATTGGATCCGGTGCTTAGAAATGGCATCGGCCATTTGGCCTGTCCTGCAACGGGATCATATTGATGTGCGATTTCTGGATCGGAAAATCCATTCGCAACATACTGGACAAAACTTCCAAACCCTCCACCCATCTGACCGGATTCAGGAAGACCACCATCCTTACCAGGAAGACCCGATGGAGCCAAATACAACCCCGCTCGTTGGGTATAATCGACCGGTGCTCCCTCTAACATTGCACCCCCCGCATGACGAACCCGTCGATTCGATTTTGACATACGATCTTCCAAAAATGCATCCGCCGATTTTTTATCAAGTGGCTTGCGAAATACACTCTGCCACTCCTTGCGTAGATATCTGCTGATTTTTTCCTTTGAGTCTTTGGTTTTAAGCTTTTCATCTACAAATGCTTCAATATGCTCAAAGGAACGCCGTAATTCGGGAATGGAATACACTCCTTTTCCATGATTCGAATGCTTTCTGGTTTTATGAATCATTACTACTTCATCTTATGATTTTAATCAAATCACTTCTGCTGCACTCCGAGACAGTCGGTTCTCATGATTATTCAATCCCAAACTGTTTCCCAGATTGTTTGCTAAATTGGTTATACTATTCTTAAAACTAGATCCGTTATTTCCTTTATTTGTATTTGCAAACAGGTTCGATGTCGCATTTCCAATCGAATTTGCAACATTATTAAAGGTATTACTCATTTGTGTTGATACTTGATTGAAACTGGGAACATTGTTCATTTTCGGAATTTCAGGAAGACTGGGAACAGGAACGGACCCTCCTGTAAAAAATGCAATCATACCATAAATGCTATACATGATAATCACACCTACCATGATGAACGGAGCATAAATCTTCAGGCCTTCTTGCCATGTGCTTAATTTATATTCGGAGGCAAATAACTGATAGTGATCATACACTCCATATGTAAGAAATGCAATCGCTAAAATGGCAGCGGTCATAGGAGTCGCCTTAGGAACCAAAAAAAAGGTTACACATGTCGCAATCAAAAAAATAAATAATCCTGGTATAAAGAACTCCATCTATACTGTTTTTTGATTCTTAAATTTTATCAATCAGATCTACATGCGTCAACATATGCTTGCGGCAACAATATCGTTTCAGACCCAGCGCATCAAGAACTTGACGTTCTACCGTATCCGGAACAGTCTTTCCATCCATGTAAATGGGTTCTGAATTAGACTTGGACAACTCCTTCACCTTTTGTTGATAAAACAGCCATTTGTCGGCCAGTACGTTTCCACAGTTCATGCAACGGACGGGAATAATCATCTCTAGCAGATTCGGGGAAAGGTTTTCCTCCTCAAATTTTACAGATTTGGAATCTAAACCAATCGCATGTTTATTCAAACAGTATGAAAGGTCGCCTTCGAAGTGGTACAAAACGGCAAGCGGAATGTTCCGAAGAAGACGTCAAAACGGAAGACATCCATCGGGAGGATAATCACATTTATTTTCATACCGAGATCGATCGCTCCTCTATTTTTAAACTAACTACACTCCTTCGAGAGACCGAAGAATATTGTGTCATAACGGCTTTTCGAATGAGATTGGATCCCATTCCCATTTATCTTCATTTATATTCCAGCGGAGGATGCATTCATTCCGCATTCGCTGCAGTGGATACCATTCAACGATGTCGTGTACCCGTCTATTCGATCATTGAAGGTGCAACGGCTTCTGCCGGAACCATGATCAGTATGGTCTGTACAAAACGGCTTATTTGTCCCAATGCATACATGTTGATTCACCAATTAAGCGGTGCATCATGGGGCAAAATGTCGGAATTAACCGATGAATATCAGAATTTGGCCGATTTGATGAAACGAATCCGTTCCTTGTATCTCACTCATACACGCCTAACTTCGAAAAAACTCGATCAATTGTTAAATCATGATTTGTGGTTGGATGCGACAAAGTGCATCGAATACGGGTTAGTGGACGAGATATATACGTAATGCGTTATATTACATGAAATAAAAGTACCGACGACATCAGAAATGACATCGGTACTGTACGGTTCTGGTCTGAATTATCAAGCGGGTAACCCCGTTCGTCATGAAATTAACGCCGTTCGCCGCGATGTCGATTCCCTCCGGAAACAAGTTGAGCTTCTTACGGAAGAGAACCTGATTTATCGCAAGCACATTATGAAACTAGTACAGGCCACCGATGGTGGCAACGCCGAATTCACCCGAGATCTTATGACCCTTTCAGCCAGTTCGGACGACAAGTCTCGTCGTGAAGCGGGTGGTGGTACTGTTCAAGGCGGTGGTTTCCGCCGTTAAAAACTTTTTTTGCACTTTTTCAAAAAAAGTGCTCAAAAATCTACTTGTTCTAAGTCGCCTTTGGCGATACACTTCGTAAAGTGTTCCGCTTAAAAAGTGCCTTTCCTAGCCTTTCCCAGCACGGCCTCACTGATCTCAATGGCATGTTTCGAGCTGAGCATCGCACGAATGGATTTTAGCGACAATGACGAATACTTCTTCAACGTACTCGTTATGGTCTCCCATTCCTCTTCCGTCCACTTTCCTTTCTTCTTTGGAGTCTCCACATGCTGAACAACACGTTCTGGTCCATTCGACGTCTGTTGCAAGTTTCCTACCTCAATGGTTCCTGCATGAATATGATCATGACATGTCTGACAAATCACCATCAGATTGCTCTCATGATTCATCGGCGATCCATCCTGTAATAGGCCATTCGTAGCCGACGCACGATGTTGTATATGATGCACCTCCAAATTAGACATTTCCTTCTTACAAATCTCACAATCCCTTCGAACAATCTTCGTATTCCAAGAAGAACGTCGCGCCTCTTCCTGCGTTGCCGTCCCCATGATCTTATGACGATTCGACAACGCTTGCTCAATGAATTCAAACGGTAAATCCATCGCCCTCGCTACCTCCAATCCATAGAGCGTCGAACCCGAACCAGGTCTTAGTGAGCGATCATAGATGAGCTTCTTCGATTGAGAATCATACTCCACATGCAAATGCCATACTTCCACACCCTCTTTCTGCACATCCAGATGATTCGGTAAATCATGCAGATGCGTCGCAAAAATAAACTTGGCATTCCTCTTGCTCAGCCACTGAATTCCACTGGATACCAGTGCCTGCGCCGAAATGGATTCCGTTCCTGCACACAGCTCATCTCCTAGAACAAGTGTCCTCTCATCTGCATTTCGAAGAATGTCTCTGAGTTCCGCCATTTCCACCGCAAACGATGACAGGCCCGCAAACAAATTGTCCTGATTCAAAATACGTGTATAGATTGCTCGAAACGGTCTCAGTGTCATACTCTGCGCAGGAACAAAACATCCCGCTTGCGCCAATAAGACGCATAAGCCTGTCGCCTTCATTAGTGTTGACTTACCGCTCGCATTCATTCCATACACAAGCCATCCCTTCTTCTCCCCATCCAAACAAACATTATGCTTTACATACGAAATCCGACTCGATGTCGCTTCCACCAATGGATGACGTACCTGCTGAATATCCAGACTCGATCCATTCTCCGCCGATTCAATCGTTGGACATCGAAACCCACGCTCTTTCGAAACCCGTCCAATGCATTGTGTCGTATCCACATGACACACCCATTGTTCCATCGCCGTCCATATTATCTCACCCGCCTGAGAAATGGCAAGGCACGCATCAGGCAAATGAATTCGAATCAAATGATCCAGAACCTCCCTCGTCTTTTGAAGTTTGGTATTGCATTGTTGCAAAGCGGTGCAATCGATCCATCCCCCCGATTTCAATTCCGAAATCTTCGTTCCATCTGGTAAATCCTTACTGTTTTTCTTGAGTTGCTGAATGGTAATGGTCGATGCCTTCAAACCAAACGGTTCCTTCTCTCGCTCCTCCAGACGAATCGCGTCTTCTGCCACACGACCCTTCTGTGCCATTTCTCTCTTGATTGTTTGAAACTGCTCCAAAATTTCTTGAATCTCCGCCTCTTTCTTTCCAATTTCTGGATACGTTTCCACATTAAACACCGATACATCGCCACATACCTGTTGCGCCTTATCTTCCGATACATGGGTTCGAAATACCTTTTGGTATTGGACCCATTGTTCTTTTGTAAATGGTTCTTTCAATAGGGTATTATGAACAATCTGAACCACGATGTGCTCGATCGCCCGATAGGTCTGGAACAATTGGCTGAACTCGGGTGCGGCGATGGATCCGCACAAGACTTTTCGATGAAGACGCGGGAGATCAAACATGAATCGCAATTGACGCTCCAACGGTTTCGATTTCTCTTCAGGCCACATGATGTATTCTTGTACTTCTTTCAATCGCGCCTGAATCTCATCGGCTTCTGAATACGGACTCAGCAACCGTTCTTTCATTGCCCTTTTTCCCATTGGACTGATTGCCTTATCAAAAAGTCCCAGAACGGATTCCATCGGATTCGTTGCACTTGTTAGTTGAAGTTGCGTCAGGGCGTGGTTTCCACAAATGAGTTTGGTATGCGGAATCCATGGCTCATTTCGTTGAAACGATCTCAATCGGCTCGGATCATGCTCCTCCACAAATTGAAGCAAATATAATAATGCTAATTCTTCTTGTTCTGAGCGAATTCCAAGGTAGGTTCGTGGAGGAAGCAAGGACTTGATCGAATAAATCTTTTGAAGATATTCCTTACGAACAAGATCCGATGCGAAAGATCCCAATGTTTCAACTGGACGAACGTGAACCATAATGGACGATGGAAGTCCCAGAATTCGACGAAAGAGAGATTCATCGGGACACATCCCATTCGACCAATAAATCAATAGTTCCTTTGGAGGGTATACACTAAGAAGTTGCACAATATCATCCACCGTCCAAATGTCAGATCGTCCCTGTGCCTGACCCGAATAGGTTCGAGTCGAACCCGTCGTCAAATCCAGAACGGCCGCACCAAAAGTCGGAGCAATCTGCGTTCCCTGAAAATAGAGTGTCATCACATACGGAGTTTCGGTTGATGTCGTTTGTTCAATGTGTGTACTGGGACTCAGAATGCGAGATACCTTTCGCTCCTTCACCTTTCCTCGCATGTCCTTAATTTGATCCACAATGACCACGGTCCATCCATTAGAGGTCAGACGTCCCGCCCATTTATGCATAACATAATCGGGGAACCCAGCAAAAAGCCCATCCTTGCCTGGCCCTACATCGCCTTTCTTCGCTGCAAGTTGAATTCCCAAATAATCTACGATTTCACGTACATTAGCTTGAGTTTCACCCGTCTCTGAATCCTGGATATCATACAATTCATAGAACGAACCCACCATTAGAAAAATGGCCGTCTTCGGACCATATTTCTTTGTATACGTCTGATATAGTTCAATGTATTCTTTGTGCATGTCTTACACTTTATCTATGCGTTCTCGCTTTAAACCCTATTTTCGACTAGAGGGTGACATGACCAACGCGCCCACAAAGACCGACATGGATCCAATGATCAATCCAATATAAATTCCTAGGGCAGATCCCTTTCGATACCCCTCCTCAAATCCCTCTTCGTTTCCATCCTCATATCCCTCTTGATATCCTCTTTCTTTCCCCTGTTTGTATCCATCCTCTCTCCCTTCGTCATATCCTCGCTTGTAGGTTTCGATTCCTGATTTCATAATGGTATTGTGTTTATGTGTTAAAGCAGATTCCATTTGATATTTATCATACTCTTTAGTTTAGGTTCCATCACCAATAACACCCCTTTTCCACTTTATTATATTGAGGTGGGCGCTCATCTAATGCTGGACGAACCCATGTATCATTCACTAATTTCATAATCACATCATTCGTAAACCATCGTTTTCCAATTACCCCAAAAAAAATCTGGAGCGCACCACCAATGTAGAATACTGACTTCTTTCTCTTGGTAAATAGATAATCGGATATTAACATTCCATACCCGCCTGCCGCCACCAATGCGACATCAAACTCGATTTGGTCCAGACTAGGCAAAAACTCCGCCAAATGATCCTGCCAGTCCTTGTTCCCGTGATTTCCCGCCATCGTCATCGGAGGCTTGATCATCTGAAAGGTACAGTCTTCCAACCACGACTGGTTTGGAAAGATCTCCTTCAACTTCGGAACCTGCTTCTCAAACGTACTTGCAAACGGATGTACAACAAGAATCCTCTTTCCTTTCATATGTGGCATCCATGAATCCTGAAAATAATAAGGCTCCAAACTCAAGGCATCAATCTTTGGAATATGGGGTGTTTTCTGTGCAATCCATTCCTGACTTTTACCCGTTTTCTCAAACACTGCACCTGATTTGTCCCATTCCGCAATATGTGTACAATGTTCATAGGACTCCACAAGTTTACTACAATATATCGCCAAGGAGGAACTTCCCTTTATATGAATTCCCGCATTATTCTCCAGTTCCTCCTTGTCTTTTATAATCTGATGAAGTGATCCCTTATGTAAATGATAGGCAATTTGTAATTCGATACCCGCAATACGACCAATAAAAAAAGGAGATTCGATCGCTCTTTTTATTGTTTCTTGATCTTCCATTCTATACTATTATAAGGCCTTGTCCTCTAAGACCTGTGCATCCGCAGCGATTTGGCGCAATACACCCTCGGGAGCCTTACTTGTCGGTTTAATCAATTTCTTCTTAATCAACTCTTCTTTCAACTTATACAATGGCATCTCCTTCATCTTCTTATGTGTCTTCTTGGCACTCTTCATCTTCATATGCAGTGCCGAGATACCCAATGAAATCTTACGAGCTTTCTTTGTCTGATTCTTCTTGACCAAAGGTGTTTTGGGAGCATCCGCCTTCTTGGGATGAAGATGAACCTTCTTAGCCGTGGGGCGCTTCTTGAGTTCTACCTTAATTATCTTGGAACCTCCTTCTTGTGGAGCAGGAGGTAATACAGTAGAGACCTGTGGCATCGGACAGGGCTTTACAGGTGTATGAATGGTATAATCCGATTTTACAATTTGTGGGACTTGTTGTACTTGTTGTGCTTGTGCCATCGGTTGAGTGGAAGGAGTATTCAATGGATCTCCTCCTTCTTGTTTGTTCTTCTTGGTTGTGGACTTTCGCGTTCTCTTAATTTTACCACCTTCGGTTATGGCGCTGCCAGTAATCATTACTTGTTTGATTTCTCCTTCTGACATATTTGATGTCCTTGTTAATCATACGCGAGATTCTTTTCACAACCTAAAACCCTAAAATTTGACCGATGGAATCCTTGAAAAACCTACAACCCGACCATGTCGAATGCCGATCTTCTTCCCTGCCATCGCCACATTTTGGAAACGTTCATCACGCAATCTGATGGAAGACAGCTTATCAGCCATCAGATTGAGTCGTTCAATCAGTTTATGGAAGTCGACATCCCCGAAATCATTCATATGTCCAACCCTATTACTTCATACGGATCGCCGGAAATCCCCCTTGCGGGGCCCCGTTCGGCGTTGGCGACCGCCACGGGCCTCTCCACCACCGCCGCCAATGCTCTTATGGGGGCTGCTGCTGACGGTGTGGCTGTACTGGGACGAAAAGTGCAACACGAGTATGAAGTGACCCTCGAGTTTGAGAAAATCTCTATCCGAAAACCCACCATCTTTGAAAATAATGGCGCCATTCATCCTATGATGCCCAACGACGCTCGCTTACGTAATCTGACCTACGCGGCACCGCTGAATGTCGACGTCAAGGTCACCACCACCTTTATCGATCACACCCGAAATAGCATTCGCGAGGCCAATGTTCGCATCTTTCCCAACGTTCATCTTGGAAAGATTCCCGTCATGGTCGGCTCGAAATACTGCCTTCTTCATGACCAGACTCACGTTCACCCCAAGGATATGGGAGAGTGTGCCGAAGACGTCGGTGGCTACTTCATTATTCAAGGAGGTGAGCGCGCGATGATTTCCATGGAGCGCATGTCTGAAAATCGTCCTTTTGTTTTCCGCAACGGACGTACCGCTGCCAAACAATTGGAAATCGTCGAGATCAAGTGCATTGGTCCCGACAACGATCAAGTCCCCAAATCCAACACTGTCAAGATTGTATACCACCCCAAAAATCAACTCATTACCATGCTTCGCGCCACGATCCCTCGTATCAAGACCGACATTCCCGTCGTCATTCTCTTTCGCGCACTCGGCGTCTTGTCCGATCGCGATATCTACGAACTCATCCTGGGAACCACGGGCAAGGAAGATGTCTATGATCCCATCATGACCGAGTCGATTCTCGAGGCGAGCTCCATTAACACACGCGAACAAGCCCTCGCATGGCTCGGTGAGCACACCAACGCGTGGTCCGTCAAATCTCAGAAACAAAGCAACGTACAAGACATTCTTGCTGAAGAACTCTTTCCCCAGATCGGCGGTATGGAAATGAACTACGAGAAGGCGTGCTTCCTCGCCCATCTCTGCCGCAAGGTACTCTGGACCGTGACCAAGCGCATCCCCACCGACGATCGAGATGCCTACCCCAACAAGCGTGTTGACATTCCTGGCTTCTTGCTGGCCGACTTGTTCCGCAAGACATACAACAACCGCATGGTCAAGGACATGAAAGCCGCTCTGTCCAAGGAGATTCACGGTGGTTCATGGAAGGCGACTGGAAATTGGACCGAGATTGTCAACATCAACAACATCAACAAAATTATCAAGTCGACCATCATGGATGTCTGCTTGAAATCTTCCCTGGCGACGGGCAACTTTGGTTGCGGCAAGATCGGTGGTCCCAACAAAGTCGGTGTGTCTCAAGTGTTGAATCGCATGAACTATTCCGCTGGAATCTCCCACTTGCGCCGCATTTCCACTCCGATTGAAAAGACGGGCAAGCTGATTGCCCCTCGTAAACAACACAACTCGCAATATGGCTACATCTGTCCTTGTGAGACCCCAGAAGGTCATGGTGTAGGTGTGGTGAAGAATATGGCGACGACGACCATGATTAGCATCTTCAGCAGTCCGATTACGGTCTACGCCTATATTCAGGGGCTTAACAAGCTGATCTCCCTGCGAGAATCGACCATTCAACAAAAACACGAGTGTACACGCGTCTTTCTCAACGGATCCTGGATTGGTATTATCCCCAACGAAGATACTCAAGAGGTCGTCGATAAGTTGCGTAAGGCCAAGCGTTCTGGTGTTCTCCATCTCTACACGGGTATCGTGTGGAAGAATGCGTACAAGGAGCTCTGGATTAGCACGGAAGCAGGTCGTGTTATTCGTCCCTTGTATTACGCCCCTGCCCTTCGAGAAATCTATGCAGACAAGACGGGTTCGCTGAAGAAACAAGTTCAAGCCATCAAGGAGTGGAATCAACTTCTCCTCTGGAAAACGCCGAACGGCAAGAACTTGTTTGAATATATTGATGCCGGTGAAACGGATGGATCCTACATCGCCATGGATTATGCAAAGATGTTGGCTGATCCCACGACGACTCACTGTGAGATTCATCCCAGTGTCATCCTGGGAACGACCGCTTCTTATATTCCCTTCCCTGATCACAATCAATCTCCTCGTAATGCATATCAGTCTTCGATGGGTAAGCAGGCCATGGGCATCTACGCCCTGAATTATCGCGAGCGATTTGATGCAATGAGCCATGTCCTCTGCTACCCCGAAATTCCCATGGTATCGACCTACATGAGCCGATTCTATGGCGCACAAAAACTGCCCGCTGGCCAAAACATTGTCGTTGCCATTATGACCTACACGGGATACAATCAGGAAGATTCCAACATGATCAACCGTGCCGCTCTGGATCGCGGCCGATTCCGTTCCGTCTTCTACCGCACCTACAAGGATGAGGAGCGCAAGAACCAGTCTTCTGGAGAGGAGGAGAAGTTCTGTCGCCCCGATCCTGTTGAAACCAAACACATGAAAAACGCACACTACGAAAAAATCGGGGACGATGGCTTTGTTCCCAAGGATACCTATGTCACGCCCGATGATATCCTTATCGGCAAGGTGGTTCCCCTCCGTGTTCCCACGGGTGCGGTCCTGCCAGCGGGTGCCAAGAAGTCGCGCGATGTCTCCAAGATGCCCCGCAACAACGAGAAGGGCTACGTCGACAAGATCTACAAGAACCGAAACGGCGAGGGATACTCCTTTGTCAAGATCCGCATGCGTCAGGACCGCATTCCTGAGATTGGAGACAAGTTCTCTTCACGCCACGGACAGAAAGGAACCATGGGTATGATCCTGAACCAAGAGGATATGCCCCAGACGTCATCGGGTATCGTTCCCGATATCATCATCAATCCCCACTGTATTCCATCACGTATGACGATCGCACAGCTCATGGAGACTCTGTTGAGCAAGGTGGGATGCATGACAGGCGCACTGGGTGATGGTTCGCCGTTTGGAGAGACGACGGTCGATGATTTGTCCAAGATTCTACGGGACAACTATGGCATGGAACCCTATGGAAATGAAATCATGTACAATGGGTACACGGGGCGAATGATGGAGACGTCCATCTTTATCGGTCCCTGCTATTATCAGCGCCTGAGACATTGTTCGGCCGACAAGATGCACAGCCGTGCATCGGGTCCGCTGGTTATGTTGACGCGTCAGCCTGCCGAAGGCCGTGCACGTGAGGGTGGATTGCGATTTGGAGAAATGGAGCGTGATTGCGTGGTGGCGCATGGTATGGCGGAGTTTACGAAGGAACGTCTCATGGAGTGTTCAGATTCCTTCTCGTGTTATTCGTGTAAAGACTGTGGTTTGCTGGCGATCGCGAACCCTGAACAAAACATCTGGTCGTGCCGCGGCTGTGGAAATACGACCAGCTTCTCACATCTTAATCTTCCTTATGCATCCAAGTTGTTGCTACAGGAACTTGAAACGATGTGCATCGGATCACGCCTGATTACGAGCCAAAAGTTGATCTGTCATTCACAACCGGCTGCCAAAGTTGAATAACATAAAAATAAATATTATATTATATCAACTATTTCTTTTTTATCGTTAAATATCCAACATTCAAATAAATATCCACATTCTTTACCCTTGCCTTAATAGCATCTATTTTATGAATATCTTTTTGATACGTCCATGTAGATTTTACTTCTATAAATTTATTATTGTACTTCTTCCATCCCATTTATCAACAACTATTTTACTATATGATATATTATGTTCTATACAATATTCCTTAAGAAAATCGATTGTGTATTTTTGTTTTGACATAACTAATATACTTAATTCCTTTTTATATTAAAAATATATTCTAAATTTATAATATAAAATGGCGGCATCCTTAATGACATATGCAGCAGAGTATCTCGGTGTTTTCTTTTTTGTATTGGCGATCTTTGCCAGTGGCGGCAATCCATTGATCATCGGTGCAGCACTTGCGTTAGTTATTTTCTTAACCGCACCAATCAGTTCCGGTCATATTAACCCAGCTGTTTCTCTAGCAATGTTTATGGATTCTAAGCTAAACTCAAGTACCTTTCTCGGATACGTCGCCGCCCAGCTCCTGGGAGGCGCCTCGGCGTACTATGCCTACAAGATGACCAAGCGCGCGTAAGCCTACGGGAGACATCGTTATCGTTTGACAACCGCCAATGCGAGTAAACATAATACACCCACTGTAATGATTGTAGCCGGTTTGGACATGACTTGTTCAAACCCTTCACTCACCGGTGTTCCATCTGCATTAAATGTTTTTGGAGCAGCGACCCATTCATCCCGTGTTAAACTAATTGGCTTTCCTAAACGATCGGTATCTTGTACCCACCGTGTTTGGACATAGACATCTCCCGAACGTCTTGCTGTTTCTGGATCTGAAATCCAGGGTTCTCCTGTACTCGGATCCGCAATATGTCCTTCATAATCTCCTACCATGAGCGTTACCTGTTTGCATTGTGGATACCCTGAGCCAAATAATGAATTCATCAGAGGAGCCGGATTCAATCCGTTTTCCACATCTTCCAACATTCCTGGTGCTAACCCTCTTAAACTGGGATTACCCATATCCGCCATGGCTTGTTTTACCTTATCTCCAAATACATTTCCTTCCGGAATTCCTTGCATATAATTCCACATATCGGCACCATTCGAGCACTGGGCACCTGTCTTAATAAAATAGTTCACTCCCAACGGTTTCAATCCCATTCCATTGGTTAGACCCGTGGATGGACTACCAAATCCAATTTGATCAATGTAAAATCCAACACCTTTCACGGCATTCACGACATCACTCATAGAATCGCCTACATGAATGCCAAGTTGAGGTGGTGTTTTCATTTGATCGGCTGGTTTATAAGGTGATCCAAAAAATCCGATGCCCGATGGGGCCATACTCGGAAGGATCGAGGTACGTGTTTCTGAGCCCTGCTGGGGGACACTCATTTCTTATAACCACAGATAAAATCCTACTGCGTTCTAAAAATTGATCCTCATTCTGATCTCTCAATAGGGTACAATGGAATCATTATTTCATCTCCGTCGTACTCTTGCACCTATCAAGGAAGCCGTTGAGTTCTGGAAGGATGATTCAGAACTCAAAGATGAGAAACCCATCGTGGATTTAGATACGTGTCCGAATTGTTTTAATACCGATTGTCTCTATACCAGCGACCTGGTAACATGTCGAGAATGCGGGCATATCGTGTCTCGACCTTTTGATAATACCGCCGAATACCGCTACTTTTCTCAAGAGGATCGTGGTGGCGATCCCACTCGTGTAGGTGCTCCACTTGATCCCCGTCTACCCGAAGCCTCGCTTGGAACGGTTATCCTTAACGGATACGGTACCTCCAAAGCCATGTATCGTGTTCGAAAATATCATTCCTGGAATACCGTTCCCTACAAGGAACGGTCCTTCATTCAGACCTGTGAGCGTTTATCTTTAATTGGTCTCAATTCAGGAATCAATCAATCCATCATCGAAGAATCCAAAAATCTCTATACCACCCTACAAGAAATCGGTGGTCGTCAAGGTCTTAGTCGCGATGCCCTCCTGTCCGCCTGTCTCTATATGAGCTTGAAACAGTCCGGATCTCCGCGAAAACCCAAGGAAATTGCGGATATTTTCGGCCTCTCTTCCGCCACCTTTACAAAAGCCCTCAAACAGATGCAGGAAGTCATGGCGCTCGCCCGTCAAAAAGGACTTCTTCACATGACGACTACCAATCAACCGAGCCGTTCCAGCACGCAGGCGATTGAATACATCCAACTCCCTCTCAGTCGTCTACCCATTCCTCGAAATCAGATGGAGCATCTTCTCATGCTATGCAAACGGATTGCCATCAAGGCAGATGAAGCGGGACTGTCTCAGGAGAATATGCCTCCGAGTTTGGCAGCAGGCTGTGTTGCCTTTGTCATCAAACGATGTGAAAATCTTACCATTCCTCTCTCCAAAATTGCCAAAGCAAGCGAGATCTCCGTCGCTACCCTACAGAAATGTCTTCGTCGTCTGGAATCCTATCACGAGGTTCTGGAAACCGTATTATAAAATTAAAACAGATAAGGATAATAGAATGGGTGGTAGTTCTTCTTCCCTACCTGGCGAAATGTCGCATCAACAACTATTTGACATGACGAAGGATACCCGCCTCATCATGAACAAATTATTAGATTATGGACTACATAAAATTGCCGTTTCTGAATTTGTGAAACTGTCAAGCCCGGAAGGGTGTAAAAATTACGTTATGTTTCTTACCAATAGTATTCATAAACTCTTCTATGAACTGCAAGTTGCACCTGGAACAGATAAACGAGGTGTTATTTTTTTCCGTTCCATCAAAGATTTGAGCGAACCCACCGAACAAGAAAAAGTCGAGCGTCAATCATTATGTTTGACTCTGGCATATTTCTATACGCGCATTTTCCAAATTTATGGATCTCTTGCACTAACATTGATTGACGATATCAACGACGTTTCCCAAATAGGTCTATTTGAAGGAATGGAACAACGGCGTTCCTTTGGTGCACCTGGAGTCTATCCCAGTACCATGCGTGGAGGTGCATTTACCCTGACCACGATGGGAAATTTTCAATTTCTCAAGACCTATCTCACGGATCAAACCTATGGAAATGAAGGATTTCGAACACGATATGTTGGATCTACATCCAGTACCACCGCAAATGTCTATTTTAACGCTGAAATCGATGGTCAAGATGCATCCTCTACCCAACAGGGTAAGTTTGCAATTGCATACACAGGTGCCAAAGAGTTTTCCTATCTTCCCATGACCGCTACAGGAAGTGGAATTGGTTCAAATAATCTAACGGTGTCCTTTGGAAAGATCAAGTATCAAAAGAAAGGAGAAGCAGACGAAAAAGAGGCATCCTTGCCTGACTCCATCAAGAAGACTATGATTATTTCAGGACAAGTTTCTCCCACCGGTTATACCTATAAGGTATCCGGTTCCACCATTAGTTTGGTCGATTATTTTAATAAGATCTTTACCATTCTGGTCCCCTTTGTACGTTCTCTGGTGGAAGGAACTTCGGTTTCAGGAACGTCGGATCAATCGGAACGAGACATTCAACCTCAATTAAAACTGAGTAAAATTATCCAAAATCTGAGCAAGGTCAAACCTCTTGGTCATTGTATTGCACGTGGAATGCAACTTCTTCGAGCCGCTCCCTTCGATAAAGATGGAATTTCTTCCATCTGTAAACCCAAATTCGTCGAATCGACACGTGTTTCAGAATCTGGTCTGAAAACAACTGTTTCACGAAGCGGTCTTCCTGTCAAGAAACTCGATGAAAGTCCTGGACTCTCTGCTCTCGCCCAGTTATTCTATGATACTGTCCTTTTTGGAACACCACAGGTTCAAATCGGAACTACGCCAGGAAAAGATGGAACATCCTCCAAGGAGAAATATTTGGAATTCATTCGAACCATGTCTCGGTTATTCGGTGATACCTCTAGAAGAGATCGTGCCGATACCGATGCTGTCATAAAAGAAGGATTAGATGCAATTACCATTTCACGCGATGATGCATTATGTCGCATTTTAGGGGTAAGGGATCAAGACATACAGCTGCCGAATAGTCTTGCAAAAGTAGTCTATGAATCAGTTAAAAAACTATTTGCACGCCAATATGTTCATGCACAGAACTGCGGTGCGATTATCAATCGATTATTTCGTGTTCAACAAGATCGAGAAAGTGGATATTTCCAAATCTCATTAAGTCCAACCTTGATTCAGGGTGGATTTGCAGAATTAAATAGTATCAATTACGATACCCGTGAATTATTAATGAAATATTATAAAGATTGCGAGGAAACCTATCTTCATGGCGTACAAGATATTATTCATTCCAAACGAGCGGTGGATGCGGCAAAAGCACAAGCACAGGTCGTACAAGCACCGCCAATGCAACAACAAGTGCAACCACAAATTCGACCACCTGTGCTACCACAACCCTCCGCACCTTTAGTACGACCCTCTGCATTGCAAAAAGAATCTAATAAAACGGGTATACCCTCCAGTGCAATGTCTAGCAATCGTACCACCCTACGTCCTGGTCTTCGTCCTCGACCTCAACAAACCCGATTTTATCGACCAGGCAACCTAACCGATCCCACTTTACAGCGTCGTTTACAGACGATTGCAGAAGGTGGAAGAAGACATACCATGAAGAGAAAACACTAAATTGGTAAAGAATATGACATCGTCATGGTAATCGAAGAGTTCCATTGATACGTATACCAGTGAAACCCTCCATCCGCAATCCAATTCTGCCCTCCCCATTGTCGATTGATCCATACATAATCAAAATTCGGATACAAAGAATCGGTCAATGCCATCACGGCTTCTTTTCGCATGGAAGGTGTGATCGCCGCCGATTCAAGCCATGCAGTAATCCATGCCATTCGTTTTCCCTCTTTTCTCTGAAATGTATCTTGTATACATACTAAAATACGATGAATTCCTTTATGAAACATTTTCCATAATTGATTGGTTCCCTCTTTGTTCAAAATCAAAAACCGATCCGAATGAATCATTCGATAGACTTCCATCAATCGATAGGCTTGTCCCATGGTAAGATTTGATACATAAGGAGATGGATCCGATCGTACCAATTCTCGATAGGCATAGAACCCTGTATAAAACGGAGCCGGTGCAATCGCTAGTTTCACCCCTTCTTTCAAAAACATCGCATAGGGAATTCCTTTTCGATTCGCATATCGATGCAATTCGGTTAAAAGATAATCCGCCAGCCCCTTTCCTCTCCACCTCGGATGAATACAGAAACAGTCTACCACGTAGATTGCTTCACAATGAGCCGATACGAATTCCCCCACATAATGATATCGAATTGTCCCTGCAATACCATTGGAATCATGTACAACAAAGAAATGATCCTTGGGACCCATCAAATATTCATTCGGTATATCCAATACCGGTGTTTGTGGTGGTGATCCAAAATGGGTACGAAGATGAGTCAAAATGGGTTCCCGATCTTCATCCGGCAAAAGCCAATGTCCTGGTTGACCAGTAGGCGATGGAATCGGTTTTTTTTGAAACAAATGACTTTGAAAGCGATCCCAATTCCAAAAAGATGATATCCAATTTACAAAAGGATACAACTTCCAGAATACCATGATGGACTAATCGAATGGTGAGTTTATGCTATGTGTTGAATTATCGAACTTTCTATCAAGAATGGTTCTAACCATTGGTGTAGCCATTTGTTGCTACAAAGGTCATCTTCCTCATTTAAAACGGTTATTTGACTCGATCGAGAAACAAATCAGGAAGCCAGATCAGGTAGTAATTAGTTGTTCTTCAACGAACGTAGAAGATGTCATGTATCGTCGATACATGTACTCCTTTCCCTTCATGTTTGTTATTCATAGTGAAAAGAAAAATGCAGCACAAAATCGAAACATTGCCGCGAATCATCTTCATACTGACATTATTTCCTTTTTTGACGCGGATGATATCATGCACCCTCAACGTCTTTCCATCATTGCAGATTGTTTCGAAAAACAAGATACCCATATTTTTCTTCACAATATTGAATTCGGAACCTCTCTTGATTTTACGCTTTATCAAAACGTCTATTTATATTTAAATCAATTGGACCGTTGTGAATGGGGATCAACCATCCTTCGCTATCCGATGGTAGAATCTCCAATTGCCAATGGACATGTTTCTGTTCGACGATCCGTGTTGTATCATACCCGCTTTGAAGAATCACAAGAGTTCCAAGGACGAGAAGATACCAAATTTAGTACAGACGTCATTATGCGTCATCCCTATCAAACCGCATATTGTCAAAATGTACTCAGTCGATATGATCCGAGCGGAACGGGTGGATTTCGAACATAAACGAATCCTACGATCCTCTTGCACAATGGAGTATCGACGCGATACATTGAATTCTTGGGATGAAGAAAATCCACGCCCTTACCAACGCTATCATACAATATTAGAACAAGAACATGCTACTTATAAGATAGAAGGGCGTATAAATACATGGAGTGTCATATGGAATGGTCTAAAAAATTTGATGTGCTGTTATCGCTGAATCCCATGTCAACGCACCCGTTATGCAAAGCACCGACAAAACCTCCAAGCAAAGCACACGTTGTAGTCAATGCAATAAGAAACTTGGTTTAATGGAATACGTATGCAAATGTGAAAAACGATTTTGTATTTCACATTTGCAACCTCAAGAGCATAATTGTACATTTGACTATCGAAAAGAGGCATCCAAAGAAATTCAACTCAAAATGGATAGTGAGGCACGTGCTTCTAAACTGGAGCGAATCTAAAATATAAAATGATAATAGGGGAATGTCAAACGATTTTACCAAGATTCTTTCAACCTTTCATATGCACGATAAATGTTGGCCCGAACATGTCGATATTTCACAACGTAAAAAAATATGTAAAAGTCCGGCTTTTTTTAATGGTCTGGAAGATACCATACACTACATCAATCACATGTATCCAATAACAGAAGAAGAAAAAAATAAACAGATCCAGTCCATACCAAATGTTCCTAAAGATGGATGTCAACAAGTTGTATTTGGAACACTTTCTTCCATCGCGCCCTACTTTTATCATAACCAGCTTGAAATTGAAAAGGGAAACCCCATCAAATTCATTATTCTTTCGGCAAAACACTGGACCGAAGAATTAAATATGGATTTTGTTCAATGTGCCTTTTATTTAACCTTTACTCCACCTCACTGCCCTGTTCCCATTCGTTTTTTAATTCCCAACAATCCCAAAGATCTTACTTATTACAATAAGAAAGAACATCATAAGAAGGCGCGTATTACATTAAAAGAAGTATGTGATAGTATCAAATATTCGAATCGATTCGTCATTCATAAACAAAAGTTTGATTCCTATACCATTTATTATTTTCATCAATCATCCAATCAAACACGTCGGTCCAATCCACGTCGTGTTATGTTTACTCGTCGTCATCGATCCAAATAACGAATATATAACGCAACAATGTCTGGACACCATCGTGGATTCAGATGAGTCTGGCTAGGAGAAAACCAGGCAATCTCATCTTTTTCTTTACGATCCCGTTTCCATCGTTGAACTGCTTTTGGATGGGTTTTCATCCACAAAAAGGTCTTCTCTGCTCTTTCAAGTTCCTCGTCCGACACAAATCCCTGAAAGACATGATACTGGAAGTAATGATTGGGAGGATAATCGGACTCCTGTGATTGAAATACAAGTCCTGTATGATGGAGATTCTGAATCTGATGGATATGGGCCTCCTCCTCGGTTTCTCGCATGGCATTCTCTTTTAACAAATGGATCATCGGTGTACGCAGATCGATGTCTTTTCCTTCCATCTGACCTTTGGGTGGCTCCCATACAGAGGAAGTACGGTGAGCCTTCCACTTTTTTACCACTAGAAAGTGCTGTTTTGAAAATGGTTCCGATGCACGATGAAGAAACGTACAGGCCCGTAGATAGACTCTCCATCCTTCCTGTGGATGTTCCACATACGCATAGGCTTTTTTTGGATCAAAGGGAAGATGGGCCGATCCGCGTTTTAGATGAGGCTGAAACACATCAAAGAGTTCCGACATCACTATGATAGCCAAAGAATTATCTGGGGTAAAAGAAGAAAGGATGAGTAATTCTAATTCTGAAAGTAATAATGAAGTGGCAGACGCGAGTCGCCGTGCAAGAGCCGCAATATCTGCAAAACAATATGGCGTTAAATTACCTCCATTAAAACCTGAAGCCACGGTTGTTTCGAGTAATTCTTCCAGCAACTCTTCTAGCAATGCTTCCAGCAGCGAATCCAACAACGGTTCCAACAACGAATCCAACAACGGTTCCAACAACGAATCCAACAACGGTTCCAACAACGAATCCAACAACGGATCTAACAACAGATCTAACAATTCTTCTAGCAATGCTTCCAGCAACACATCTTTTGTATCCGTATCACAGAATTCTTCTAACAACGGATCCAGCATCGCTTCTAACAACGGTTCTAATAACGGTTCCAGCAACAGTTCCAGCAACGAATCCATAACTATTCCACAATCTGGACCAAATGCAAACGCGGCGAGTGCAGTGATTAACGAAGAAAAATCGGTAAAACATATGACAACTGCTAAAATGCTCGATTATTTAGTAGATAATGGCCGCAAGATTGTAGAGAAAGCTTTTGCCAAGGTAAAAGACAATTTCTTTAAAACATCTACCTCTCTTACTGTAAATAATAATGACCGACAGAAAGAAAGAACGGAACTAGAATCCCTTGGAACAATATCGGATGTTCAGGAAAAAGAACGAAAACTGGATGAACAACTGAACGCTATAGAAAAGGAAATAGAAAGTGCACCTGAAACGTCTCTCAATCCAGCAAATGGTCCTAAGTTAAAAGGTGCAAAAGTTCAGAATTTTAATGCACTCAAAAAATATAAAGAACGTTTGCAACCTGTTCTCGATGTGTTAAAATTAAAACTCAAGGCTGCAAATACATTTACAACCATTCAACCATTGTATAATAGTTATACGAAATTAGAAGAAACCAAAGGTAAAAATGATCCTGAGGTGAAGCGTCAAGCGGTTGTATTAAGCACATCCTATAAACAATATTCAAATGAAATTAAAGAAGTACTAGATGGTGCATCAAAAATATTGCCTAAGGATGCCGAATTGAAAAAAGATCTAGATGATATGGTACTCATTGTCAATACAATGGAAAAAGAAGCGTCCCCTGTATCAATCCTACATTCTAATATGAAAACACCAGTATTGAATCGAACAAAAAAAGACGGCCCAATTGATGTTTCCGTTCGTACAAAAGATGGGAGCACAGTGTCCTATCGTTTGGATCAAGGTAATTTTAGTAAATTGGATACGGTTATTAGGGACGATGAACTAGTTGAAACTAAATTCAAACAAGCAGTTGAATCCTCTAAGGAGGGGACAAAAGTAGTTAAAATGACCTACAAGGGTGAACCCCTCATTGTTTCATTAAATATCTCTCATCCACATGATAGCAAGGAAAAGGCGAAACAGAATATGAATACTTCCTTGAAAAAGGAGACAGAAAGAATTGTTTCACCTGAAAATCTTAAAAAATTATCATTAGAACAATTACAATCTGCCCAACAACAGATTGAAAAAGAAATTGCGTTTGTTAACAGTAATACAAAAGTACTACCTGAAAATAAGGAGAAACTTAAAACGGTTATGCGAGAATCGCATCTTGTACCTACACAACGAGAGATCGCACAACGTCATTTAAATAACCCAAGTAAAGGTGGTCGTAAAACAAAGCGTAATCATTCGAAAAAAGGAACTCGTAAACAGACTACTCGGCGTTCCTCTTAAAAAACAGCAAATACCCATACTGAAACGACAACGGCATTAAATCTACATACGATGTATAGGACCACCCATTGCTCTGTGCCTTGGTAATGATCTCCTTGATGCTCGGCATATACAACGTATGTTTCTGTCGTCTTGTCGATCCATCCTTAAATCGAAACGTTTCACGAAATTCGGCCTTTGGATCTTCGAGTTCAAACGTCGCTTCATAATCAAACTTATCAAAGACCACCTTCGATGTTTTCAGGCGATCTTTGACATAATTCTGCGGACTCACACCTACCCACGGATTACTCGAATCCAAAATCGGATCAAACTTGTGTTTGTTGACCACCTCAATCGCCAAGGATCCGCCTGGTTTCACCCACAACGCCAAATTACGAAACAGGGTGTCCATTTCACGAAAATAGTAAATCGTAAAATACAACAAGCATGCATCGGTGAACTCTGCTGCTGCCGCCGCACCTGGTCCCATCAAATCAAACATACGAAAATCTACCTTCTCATGTTGTTCTGGCGTTAATGTTGTCGCATTTAATGTTGTTCCCTTTGCATAACGAATCATTGCCTGACTTCGATCAATTCCCACCGCATTTCCTGCCCCCTGTTTCGCAAACGAACATGTCGCAATTCCAATTCCGCATCCTGCATCGAGAATGTTCAAACTCTCTTTCGGCTTATTCCTCGAAAATTCCTCTAAACAGATCGCCGTTTCCGCTTGAATCAGATTCTCATTCTGCGTCAACTTTGTAAAAATGGATGCATAAAAATCATCAAATAAATCGTCATTCGTCAACCATTCATACTTCGAACTCTGCGCTTCTGTTATTTCTGATCCTTCAAACCCCTCTCGAATCGGAAAAATGTTAATCGGTGTTAGTTTGTCCACTGTCATGATTCCCACATAATTTACCGCAATGATCAGTAATATTACCAATAATACGGTTTGCCATGTATCAAACGTACACACCGTAATCAGTGCTGCAAGCATGATAATGGTTGCATAAATGAATACGTTTTTATATGTTTCGTTCATACCCTACTGTCTTTCTTTGTTTTTTTAACCGTACGATTACGAGGGTTGCTTTGCTTTCGGATTTTTCGGCACGTTATTCCACTCGATTTCTTTCCACAATCACTTGAATATCCTGCGATCTTCTTACAAATGCTCGTATATGGATCCGTAAAGGAGGCATCCAATCCACATCGCATTCTCCAGAGCCATGCCATGGTCGATTTTCGACACATCAGTGTCGGCGGATTCTTTTTCTCAACCTCTTCCCAATGCATTGCAATCTCATGTGGTAGAACGGCCGGAAGAAAGACCCAAAATCGTTTGAACCAATACATTCGTTTTCTCCATGGAAGAACATTCCATTTGTTGCGTTCACATGGATCTTTACATGTTTTTGCCTCCTTTGGACAATCAGGCATGGGGGCAGAATGAGCCGATGATTCCTTCGGATGATGATATCCTACTGCAAACAGAAAATCCCAGAATAACGCCAATTGTTCCTGCCACGATTGCTTCTGTAGATCGGTATAATAGGCCTTTACTTGTGAAAAGGGTGGAGTCGCTTGAGGATGAAGGCCTTGTTTTCTCAACTTGGCATTCACAAGACCGTGAATGGTATACATCCATTTTTTAAGATCCAAATGTGGATCCAGTCCACCATGTTCGATCGAAAAAGGATGCATTCGATAATAATCCGTCAGAGACGCACGACAAAATTTACACGGTAAAATGTATGGAATGGTTTCGAAAAAATTGGAATATGAAACCGCAGAATCGGCACGATATTCATAATCAAATGTTATCAAATGAAATAATTTCCAGCCCGATGGACCCCAAAACCGCGTATCCATCTTCCTATCCTTTTTTCACAATTTATCTTGTCCATTTATGAAATGTACAAGATAATAGGAAATACTAACATGGTTTACTCCATACCAAATCCACGGTAGCTCAGAGGTGCCAAATAGGGGCGCACCACGGAATTGGAATCAGGAACGACATCCTCTGCCTTACATTTCACCACAGCCGGAGGGCACGATTGGCGCGGGCAAGGTGCGCACGTGGGGCATTTCGTGGGCGTTGGGCACTTGACCTCAGGACAACGTGGGCGAGGGCATGGTGGGCATTCACCCGATGGCTTCTGGCACTTGGAACAATCCAAAATCACTGGATTCTGCTTGGGAATCGAGGACTTGAGAACATAATTGCTGAGATCAGGGACGGGCGGACACTCACTCTTCAAAATGTAATTGCTCATGTCAGGTACCGCAGGGCAAGGAGGAATCGAGGACTTGAGAACATAGTTGCTCATATTGGGCTGTTTGCACTCGGGACACGCCGGACGAATGGGGCGAGGGCGGGGTTTCTCGCAACCACATGGATCTGCTTTTCCACACGTATCGCAGACGGATCCTTCATTCTGAAATCCTTCCATTGGGTAGAATTTCGATAGAAAATGTCCAACGAGGAGACCCATAATAAAAATTACGATCAAATGAATGGTGTTCATTCTACTACTTTTTATCAGCTAATAAAATCCATGATTATTGATCAACCTTTCGGACATAAATCATATCCTCAAATTGACCCAATACGATATTAATCGCAACAATTCGTTCACTCGAAATGTATTCCGCATAATCCTCCTTTGAACACATCATTTGTCTATTAAAATAAGTATGAAGCTCTTTGGTATCCGCCAAATACTTCTCAATAAACTGATACGCAATGTCCGCAGAGGCAAACTGTCCTAAAATGTTTCGCTGATGAATGGGTTTATCGACCGCACGAATAATGAAATCAGATTCCACAATGTACATCGTTCTATTGTTCGGAATGATTTATTTAGCAATTCGCCATCCCTTCCAATCCATCGGAGGACATCCGCATGTCTCAGGAAGCGCAGGGTCCATGTTTGCCTGTAGCCGAGTACAAATCATTCTCACATATCCCTTCCACGAATAATCATTGGACACTTTGCTTCCCTGTGCGAGAATTCCAAAATCCGATGGGTTGAGACCCCGCTTCTTGATCTGCACCTCAATCTCCTTCGCGCGCTGTTTCCAATCAAAATGAGAGGGACCACGACCTGCATCCATGGGTGTCGGGGCAAGGCGATCCGTTATCGGATGCGCCACATCCTGGGGATTTAACTTACCTTGACTGGCATTGTTCAAATCCGTCATAGAAGGAAAACCGGTCTTGTCGACGGTAGATGATTTTGCCAGATCTGCCTCCGATGGATGAGGAGAATAGGATACCTGAAACGTCGCAGATAATCCATTCACAATCTGATCAGCATACTTATCGATTAAAGAGCTGATCTGTCGAGTTGTAGCAGGATCCTTTTGAAGATTCGAAGGCAAGGCGTTCGCCAAACCCGCAGGAAGACGAAGAGTTTTGATCAATTGTGGCAGAGGCTCACTTGGTTTTCCCAGGATTGGAAACGCCTTATCCAAATCATTCTTCTGAATGGGGATTTCCACTTCCATCAATGTTCCTTGCTTGACTTGATCAATAATCGTCTGAATATCCGTTTTCATCTGCGTTAACGCCGCTACTCGTGTGGTTATGCTCGGATCAGTGGTTCCACTCTTGGATAAACGAAGAATCTCCCCTTGGATGCGAGAGACAAATTGGATCAAATCTTGTGTCGTCGCAATTTGCCCCCCTTCAAATCCTTCCTTTGTAAACTCATTGATGGGACCCTGTAGGGATCCTGCATTTCCTGTTAGACGCACCTGTTCCTGTAAATAGGCCAAATTGGAAGCCATTTCATTCAGATTCGTTAGTGTGATGGTTGGCTGAACACCTGGATTGCGATTCAATACCTCCACAGCAGACTGTAATGTATGAAAATCACTTCTCGCTGTGGTCAATGGCAACTGAATGGATGGGTCCGATTTCTCCGAAATGTGTTGCGCTTCAAACGCTAAAAATCCTTTCAACATTTCCAACAATGAAACAATTTGCTGACGATTTGCCTTGATCAAAGTCGTATCCTGATAGGGAAGCGGACTCATTGTTGCAATTTGTTCATAAGGAGCAACAGGGATTTCTCCTGGAAGTGTATGAGGTTGCACCTCGTCGATATTATCTTTCTTGGGATCCGGAAGGATAGAAGTGGGTGAAGGAACGGATGGAACCGATACCATATGAGACGGTGGATTCACAAAATTTTCCTTTGCAACATTGCTTGCGGATGTCAAAAAGAAAATAACGATTAACACAAATAGTAATGATAAGAACGCAAACATCCTACTTTCTTATCTTATCTTTTTATTGTGAAGGAAATTATGATACTAGATTGTCCGTCATACGACTCGCCAATAATTCATTACGAAAGATATTCTGAATATCGCGCAAGATACTCGATTGTTGTTGTAATGCCATTGCGCTATAATCGGTCTCACTCACAGAGACTTCTGGAACAACTACATTCTGTCCTGGGAGACCCTGTGGACCTTGTAGACCTTGAGGACCTTGTAGACCTTGAGGACCTTGATCTCCCTTTGGCCCTTTCGCCCCTTGAGGACCTTGATCTCCCTTTGGTCCTTGATCTCCCTTTGGACCTGCCACACCAGGGGCTCCATTTGCCCCATTGGCTCCTGCAGGACCCGCTGGACCCGCTATTCCCTGATCCCCTTTTTCACCTTTTGACCCTGCAGGTCCAGCGGGGCCTACCATTCTAGAAGGATCGATCTTGCAACATTTATAATCATATCGGAATGTATCTTGACCACTTCGGACATAATGCATCTGAGAGATCATTTCATCATCGTTGCATACAATGTTATGACGGTCAAGATACACAGCATTGCCTCCGCCTTCTGGTTGAAAGGGTGTTGATACCGATCGACAAATGGTAGTAGGTGGTGTCGTGGAGGGAGGAACACAAATGGCAAGTCCTTGATTTATACCAATGGTTTTATAATGAGTGAGTGGATCAATAAATGGTTGTTGTGCCTCTGGATTGGCCTTAACATACTGTGCCGGATCCCATTTACAAGTTGGATTGTCCGATCCACAGGGTGTACGTCCCTCATTTATTCCATAAGTAAGCCAATGATTCTTTAAAGCCGCCGCATTTGTTCCAAACGCTGCCTTCAAATCCGCATAGTAATCTGCATATTTGGTTGCATCAAACACACATTTTTTAACAGGTGTATCAAATCCATCAACCGATACTGGTTTCCATAAAATGATCACTGCGACAAGTATCAATATCATTCCACATAGAGAAATCTTGATCATCATTTTCTCTCTATTTGTTTTTTCTATAAAAATAGACCAATCATATTAATAATCCAATGTACATCCGTAGCATGGAATGCTATCCTTTTTAATGTACTTTGACATATCCGATTTCGATGACATGTAGTCTTGACCCTGTTGTGTTGCATCAGAACCATTGCACGATGCATCGGATGATGCGCCAACCATGTTTGAATCGGTCGAACGACTTGCAAGAAGCTCATTGTGGATCATTTTCTGAATGGATTTCAAAAAATCAGATTTGCTCTGTGCCGACATAGCCGTCTGAGCTGTTTCACTTAATCCATTCTGTGGTTGTACATCGGTTCTTTGTGGAGCGGCTGCATTCGCAGAAAGATTCGCGCCAACCGCTGGAGTAGAAAGGGAAGAGAAAGGAGCAGGACCCGCACCGGATGCGGGAACCAAAGATGATCCTTTTGATAAATCGGATCCAGCGGCCGGTCCTGGTGGACCCATGGGACCTGCAGGGCCCTGTGGACCTACTGGTCCTGGTGGACCCATGGGACCTGCAGGGCCCTGTGGACCTACTGGTCCTTCTGGACTGGGTGGACCTTGTGGACCCACCGCTGGAGCATCGGCTGCAGCTGGCTGTGCCGCTTGATTACGTGATGCGGGAGGAACCGGTGAATCAAACCCCTCCTGATTATAATAATAGGATAGTGTCAATACAACCACTAACACGATGAGAAGACCGACAATCGATAACTTCAGAATCATTTCTCTCTATTGTTTACAACATGCTAAAAATTGATACAGGTTATCAAAAGATAGAATGGTCAACCATGCCACTGTCCAATCGCTTCGTAGAAGATGGTATCCCTGAAATCGGCATTGATGAGGCCGGACGTGGTTCCTTCTGGGGACCCATTGTAGCCGGTGCCCTCATGATCCCTCCTGAATCCGAATGGACGGATGCACTACGAACAACACTGGGACAATTACGCGATTCCAAGAAAATCTCCCCTAAAAAACGTGCACTTTTATCCAAACAAATCAAAGAACTGCTTCCTTTGCATGGAATCGGCATAGTCGGAGCAGAAGAAATCAATCGTGAAGGTATAACCTGGGCCAATCGTGAAGCGTTTCGACGTTCCCTCCAAGCCGTTCCTTTTCCTGACAAATCAGCATGTCGTTTATTGATCGATGGCGTATTATCCTTAGACAAATGGAACGGACAACAAGAATTGATCGTAGAAGGGGATAATCAATACATGGCGATTGCAGGCGCATCGATTCTGGCCAAAGTCGCCCACGATGAATGGATCCATGCCTATTGCGATGCTCATCCAGAGTGTGAAGAGCGGTATCATTTATGCTCATCCAATGGTTATGGAACGGCAAAACACAGGGAGGGTATTCGTCTCTATGGAGGACATGAACTACATAGAGAGCAATACATACAACGCTGGCTACCGGGTGGAAGTCAACGTGGAAAAAGAAAGGAGTCGTGTTTAATTCGACTCTAATTTACTGCTGGCGGCGGGAGTGGCGACGAGACTTCTTGCCGCGCGACTTCTTGCCGTGCGACTTGCGGCGCTTGCCACCCTGAGTCTGCTGACGCTGACGGCGACGCTGGCCGCCCTGAGACTGGCGACGAGTGCGACGGCCGCCCTGCTGCTGGCGACGAGACTGACGGGCCTTGCGGCTGCCGCCCTGCTGCTGGCGACGAGACTGACGGCGGCGACCACCGACGGATGGGGCGGCTGGAGCGGATGCTACTGGGGCTTGTACAGAGTTAGATGACATCGTTTATACTTCTAGATGCGATTATTTTTTACGCAAATCGGAGTTCTCCTTCCACCCAAGCATCCAAAATCGAAAAATCAATCGCCCGAAATCGTGGCATGTGATCCGGTTTGTACTGATGTGCCTCTTTTCGTTCAAATGTAACATACTTTCCTTTCGGATGTAAATCGGGATCATTCGGAGACTCCCTTCCTCTCAACTTCTGAATCCACTTGAATGACTCATACGCATACACCTGTCGATCCAATAATCCAACGTGGCTCATAACAAATACGCCGGGTGCGCCATCCGGAGGGAGCGTATTGATCGGAGAGACCGACATTAATTCTTTAAATTCGAGTACATGATCCTTCGGATTTCCAAACTCCTTATATTCACCCTTGGTAAGGGGCAAATCAGGATTCGATGTAGTACGAAGAACATCTACATAGGGAACTTCCGTAAAGGCAGCTCCCGCCAATTGTCCATCAGGAAACCGGGATACAATGGCACCGACTGGAACTCCACCTGCGGATCTGCCGTAAATAACGGTTTGTGCTGGTGTTAAATGATGTTTCTTCTGAGATGCACGAATCACCGCCTCAAAATCATCGACGGAAACATGACGGTGTTCTCGACGTGCCGCCTCTGCCCATGCATCATCTATATCCCCTCCACCACGAACGAGTGCAAACACAATCATCCATTTACGCTTCAATAACGGATACCAATTCTGATAGGGCCAATCAATCGGTGTGGTCGAACCATAGGCCCCATAGACATAGACAAATTGACCTTTCGGTTTGCACCCCCGTTCTTTAATCGTCACATAGGGGACCACCGTTCCATCTTTTGATCGCGCATGAAAGCGATGAATCTCAAGAGGCGAAAAGGAAACAGGGTGTGGAATGGTAATCCCATTTCTTTGTCTTCGAACTTGATTGTCCACAATGGTAATCAAATAGGGAATCTCAAATGGATCTTTTACTAAAAACGATTGAATAACCGAATTTTCCCATTGTGGCCATACCATTGGGATGAGCGTTCCTACAGGAATACTCATAATGGACCGAGGCCTTTTATGAGGAGAACAAAACCAAATCGTTTGTCTGCCTTCTTTAATGGTAAGAATCAAGCTTGATAATAAACTGGCCCATTGAATTTGCTCCGATGGTAAAATCCAATCCTTAATCGGTGTTCCATGTGCAACCCAGGGGTCCTGAAGATGCTGTTTGGTTAATATGCAATGATGTCCTTCTATGCTTTTTCCTAATGGAAACTGAAAAGTAGAATGTGGAAAAACAGGTTCTACTTTCGTTCCTGATATGTGAAACAGCTGATTTTCTTCTGGATCCGTGGACGACAGATAAAGTGTTCGATTGGCTGTTCGATACAAGTTTAAATATCGTTCTTCATTTTTCTCTCGATACACTAATTTTTCTTCTTTTCCTGAATGGGCATGACAACATGATAATTCCGTACTCGTATAATAATTCAAGACTTTGATATAATAACACAAGTTGTCTATCACAGCAATTTGATCCGATACATTCTTCTTTTTCCATATTACTTTTCCATGAAGGTCCTCACAGATCAGAACATTTTCATTTGGATGATCATCGTCGTCCGTTATATACCATACTAAATTTCCTTGGGTATCAATGTCTGCAAATTGTTTCTTTTCTTTGGATCCTGTCCAGTTCCAATACATATCTCGTCCTTTCATAATGGAAATGGTTATGGCCCCATTTCCAATGGTAGGGCCTTCTATATTCACATATTGAATCGCATTTTGAATTTCCTCCTGCATCTGTCGGGCTTCTCGTACCACACGAGGCTGGGATGATAATTCGTGAAAATGGTGCTTTTCGCGTTCAATTAACTTTTCCCAGCGTTTACCTTTCATGGTTTCCATCCATGCCCAGGGATCTCGCCACGCAAGGTAGCCAAGATCGCGGACCTCCTGAGCCGTCATCCTATCCATACCACTTAAAAGATTTGTCTTCTCTTATACTACATATGCCTTCCCCACTCACGGTCAATATTATCTATAATAAGAGCAATACCTATGGACTTGCAGACGATGTTCGAGTGATTGAACGTCTTCTTATTTCGTTATCGAAATCCATCGGACAGACCATTCAGAAACCCAAACTGGTGGACATGCGTGAGCCACTGATCCATTGCGACATTCAAATCCACTTGGAAATTCCCATTTACGCTGCGATTCCATGGGCGCATACCAATATCATTCTCGTTAATCCTGAACAATGGGTCTACGCCTATGACGCCTATGTACACGCATTTGATGCCTTATTGTTTCGTGATCCGGTATCTCTTGAGCGATTTCAAACAGAACTTGTTCAGAAAGGAATTTCTGCATCCCATCTATATTATCTTCCGTGGTGCGCAGCCTGGCAAGTCAAGGACATTCAGTCCTCTTATTTATATGATGGACATGGATCAGGATTTGTTTGCTTTTTGGGTGCATCAACCAGTAAGTTTGAATACATCAAGGAAGTTCTTCCATCATGGAAATCAACCGATCCATCTCTTACCATCTATACCAGTCGCAAAGACTTTGCCGATTCATTAACTGCACTTTGTTCAAATGTCGTTCAGGTCATATGTCAAGATCTATCCATTTCTACTCGTCATAAGATCATGACCAATTATCGCGGACATCTCATTCTTAGTAGCGGGGAAGCGTTTGGATATGCCGCGGCGAATGCAGAAGTTGCAGGATCGTTTGCCATCATGAATGCACTTCCTGCGTTTACTTCCATGTATCGCGATTGGACAGGCGTTGCATGGATTTCGAATGATCTATCCGAATCAGGAAAAACACGATACTCCCAGGCACGTCCTTCTGCTACACTACGCCAAGACCTAGATGCTGCATTTACCCAATTCAAGAATGCAGACATGACGATGGTTCGTTCTTCCCGTCAACAGACGGCTTCAAAACGATTTGACGCACTATGCGCCGATGCTCTTCCATTGTTTCGTTCCTTGCAGGAACAGGTTGGCAGGCTTCGCCCTTCCAAAGGCGTGATTCACTGTCCGCCCCTCCTTCACGTAGAAGACTGTCCGCCAATTAGTATTATTACACCAACCTACAATCGTAAACGACTTATTGAGATTGCCTTTCATAATTTGTTGGCAACCGATTATCCTCAAGACAAGATCGAATGGATCGTAATTGAAGATAATGAACAAACCCCGCATTTGGTGGGAGATCTCATTATGAATTTCCAGTTGCAAGTTCCTAAGATGAAAATTAAATACATGCCCATTCATGGTAAAATGTCGATTGGTGAGAAACGAAATTGCGCAATTCGTGAAGCAACCAATGAGTTGATTTTGTTTATGGACGACGATGATCATTATCCACCCACTTCCTTTCGTCGTCGTGTGGCCTGGTTGAATAAGGGTGTTAAACGAGGCAAGACCGAACAAAATATTGTATGTTGTACAACACTTGCATTATATGATTTGAAAACAGGTATCAGTGCAGTGAATGTTCCACCATTCGATATTCCATTCTCCCAGCGAATTTCTGAGGCAACCCTGACATTTCGTAAGTCGGCTTGGGAGGAGAGACCGTTTCCCAATGTATCCTTGGCAGAGGGAGAGAATTGGATCGAAGGACGTGAAGATCAAGTTCTTGAGATTCCTCCACAGCAAATCATTGTTGCCTTTTCACATGGCCAGAACCAGTCCAGTCGACGCATTCCTCCTACCGATCAGGCTCCATCATGTTTCTGGGGATTCCCGAAAGAATATCTGGTGTTCATCCATGGCCTCGCGGGTGTTCAGATTGAAGAAGACACTCGTTCTAAAAAGCGTTAATAGGAGCTAGAGGCGCGTATACGCATTACAATGAGCTGGATGCGCGTACGCGGCGCTTCTTGGTTTGACAACGTCCTCCTTTTGATAGGGTTGGAGGCAAAGGTGTTTCTTTTTCTACAGGTGTAGTACGGACAACCGGTTGCAGGACAGGTGGCATTGGAGATGTTATTTCTGCAGAGGGTTCTACACTCGCCGTTGGTAAGACGGGTGGCATCGGTGCGGTTGTTTCTGTGGAGGATTCTGTATTCGCCGTTGGTAAGACGGGTGGCATCGGTGCGGTTGTTTCTGTGGAGGATTCTGCATTCGCCGTTGGTAAGACAGGTGGCATCGGGGCTTCTGTTGTTTCCGTTTCTTCTACAGGTGTTTTCACTGCTTCTTCTTTTTCTGCCTGGGATGTTTCTATTGTTTCCGCTGATTCTGATGAGTTTTCCGTTGTTTCTTTTTGTGGGGTTTCCTCTGTAAGAGCTGTACCATTACTCTGACCTGCAGAGATCGGCATTTGGGTATTCTCACTCGAAATGGGTTCCGCCAATTTCTCTTTTTCCTTATCGATCTTGGATTGATCCACAATCAAGGTAAGAAATGGTTTACTTGGTTTGGTTCCACATCGATACGCTCGAAACTCTTTGGAGACAGGAATTCGCAAAATTTGTAAAATCATATTGATAACCGATGTTTTGTTAATGATCTCAATTAATTGTTCATATTCGGTGGAGCAAATAAAAGCAGGATCATCCATCAATGATTGGATATTATTAAAATCCTCAAATGTTGGTGCAAAATGATCCGCGCGTGCGGATAAATCCGCACCAATCAGAATTCCATCAATTTCTGCTTTCTTCTTTGCAATCTTCTCCAGTATCCCAATTAACGGTGCACGAACTTCTTCGGGGGCCGTTATTTGGAAAATGGTCAACAATAATCCAATAAAAAACGACTTGGTTGCATCAAATGCCCCATAAATAAATGTGTCCTGAAGAGTGGGAGATAACATACGAAACAGAGTAAGAAATATTTTTACCTGCTGACCAATTAACAAGGGAGTCATTCCATAATATCCCATAAATGATAAGATTGCTTTCTTCCAATCTCCTCTCAGTAATTCCAATAAGGACACCATAACCGATAATACTTTACGATTGTAATCGCTCCCTGCGACTGCGGCAGTAATACGTGCAATATCCAATACCAAATATACGATAAATACAATGGTTCGAAAAGATAGTTTGAGTTTTTTAAGAAAAATGGCACCTGCAGGACCCGTTACTGGTTCAAGAAAGAGAACGACTGGATCCGGGACCAATCGAATATCGTGATCCATATCATATTGTTTTTCCAATTTCAGAATTCCATATTGCGATGCATATCCATCCACGGTGGAATTCACTTGCCCAATTCGTTGCATCACCTTCGCATATACATTGTCTAATCCCATCATGGTTTCTGGATTCGATGTTGAATCCGCGGATTGGCCCGTGGATTGCTCTAATTTTGCCTGAATCTGTTCCTCTGTCATACCCGCTTGTTCTGCAAAGGTAGGTTCCTGATTATGGTTAGGTGAGGTAGCTTGCCCACCTTTCATCGGCGAATGGAAAAAAGATTGAATCGAACCTACATAAGGACGAAACGCTTCCGTAAACTGTTGTTGTTCTGTTGGAGTTAATCCATCTACGTAAGTAGCCCATTGATCATTTGGTTTAGTTCCAATTGCATGAAATACATTAAGAAGTCCATCCGTTGATTCTTTCAAATGATGAATAATATTTCGATCGGAAAGTGCCGATGTAATTTGTTTTCGTATTTGATCAATGTTATGCCTACCACCGCTCATCCTACTTTAAGAGCTACACATTGTACACTCCTCTTCCGTCGCATTTTTCCGAATCAGTCTCATTTGTTCCGATTTCGCTGCCTCACGTTGCAACTCGGGATCAATTGTGAATTTCTGCGCCATGACCGGTGCACGCGTTCTCAAATAATACAACCCCGTCTTCAGACCTTTCTTCCATGCATAAAAGTGCATCGACGTTAGCTTTGCATAATTGGGATCCGCTACAAACAGATTCAAACTCTGTGATTGACAGATGAAGGCACCACGTGCCGCCGCCATATCGATTAGTGTCTTCTGCTTGATCTCCCACGATGTCTTATACAATTTCTGAATGTTCTCTGGAATCTGATCAATGCCCTGAATGGATCCATTGCGTGCAATGATCTGTTGTTTCATCATCTCGCTCCATAGACCCAGTTTCTCCAGATCGCGCATCAAATACTTGTTAATGACAATGAACTCACCTGCCAGGGTTCGACGGGTGTAAATATTGCTCGTAAACGGCTCGATGCACTCATTGAATCCCAGAATTTGAGAAGTAGACGCAGTAGGCATCGGAGCCATCAGCAGAGAATTGCGTACACCATACTGTTTCACTTTCGCCTTCAGCGATTCCCAGTCTAGTGTTCCATCCTTCTGTGTCAAAGGAACAACTGGTTCGCCATTCGAAGTCCACATATCATACTGAAAGATCCCCTTTGACATAGGAGAGCCCTCAAAGGTTGAATAGGGAGTACCTCCTTGTGCAATCTCACATGACGACTCCACCGCTGCAAAGTAAATGTGCTCAAAGATACGCTGATTGATTTCTGCTGCCTCCTCCGATTCCCACGGCGCACGCATCAGTGCAAAGACGTCCGCCAGACCCTGAACACCTAATCCAACCGGTCGATGACGCATATTAGAGTTCTTGGTTTCAGGCGTCGGATAGTAATTGATATCAATCACCTGATTCAGATTTCGAACCGCCACCTTGACCACTTGTCTCAACTTGTCATAATCAAAGGTTTGGTTCTGAACATAGCTCGGGAGAGCGATGGAGGCGAGGTTGCAGACACTTGTTTCTTCGGGAGATGAATACTCAATAATTTCAGTACAGTTACCCGTTAGAACTCCATTGAATACACCTGCATGATTTTCAGGTTCATTGAAACAATAGGTATCATCTACACGACCATTGTCTTCAATCGATACTACTTTTACATATTGTTGGCAATTAACTTTTGGTTCAGGGCATCGAAATATTAATCTATTGCATACCATACCCAATTGAACAAGTTGATAGATAGATTCAGCTCCAATTGGAATATGATACAGTGCTTTACAGTTATATTCTTTTCCACCTGGAAATGTCTCTCTTCTGGCATTCTTAGACAAGATTACTTTTGATTGAACACCTAGAGACAATAATAGTAGTCGTACATTATTAAGGAAATCTTTTTCAATTCCACATAGATCAATTACATCAGTATTTTTATTAGAGTGATGCACTCCAGCATCCGCATCTAATAGGCCTGCAATCCATTTTAAACGACATTCAATTGATGCATTAAGAGGTACATCAAACTTTTTATTTAAGTCTTTAGGGATCATTGCTTGAATTGTTCCATTTTTCTGTTCATTTCCAATTGTATTTAATTTCAAATAAGGGATTAGTTTTTTCTTTTCACCACAAAGAATGATTCGTTTATTTTCATCTTTAAATTCATTTCCATCTCCACAAAAGAATCCATGTGTATATGGCTCTTTAAAATCAAATTCAGAAGATCCTTTTAGAACTGGCGCATTCCATTTAACAAGTTTCATATCTGGTTTTAAATCTTTTGCTTCAATTCGTTTACCATTATTAATAGTTTGCCCACATTGTGCCGTATTTACAATGAATTTATGATATGGAGTGCATGTAATCTGAGCACCATTGCTCAAATAGACGGTTATCAGCTTTTGTTGTTCTCCTGTTTTCAAGACGGTTGTACTAGACCACTTGTCTCCATTCCACACCTTTACTTCTTTTCCTGCCAGTTCTACAATTGGAAGCTGACCCTTATCTGTTAAGATATATGTTTCAGGTGCAACACAGAGATTGGACGATTTAATGGTACCCAGGTTCTTTTGATTCGACTTCTGGTTGGCCGCATCCTTGTACAGCAAATAGGGCGTTCCCGTCTCGATCTGGGAATCCAGTACTTTGAACCACAATTTCTGGGCATCCACCTGTTTACGGCCACGACCCTCTTTCTCGTACTTCTCATACAGCGCACGGAACTCGTCGCCATGCACGTCCGCCAGTCCAGGAGCCTCCGAAGGGCAGAATAGCGTCCACGGCTCATTCTTTTCCACACGCTCCATGAATAAATCAGGAATCCAGAGTGCATAGAACAGATCACGGCAACGTTCCTCCTCCGATCCCGTATTCAGTTTCAGTTTCAAGAAGTCCTCGACATCCGCGTGCCACGGCTCCAAATAGATCGCAAAGGATCCATTTCTCTTACCTCCTCCTTGGTCAACATAGCGTGCCGTATCATTAAAGTTGCGAAGCATCGGAACAATACCATTGCTGGTTCCATTCGTTCCTTTGATCAATGACCCCTTTGCACGAATGTTATGAATGTGCAAGCCGATTCCACCCGCATGCTTGCTGATCATGGCGCAATCCTTCAGCGTGTCATAGATTCCCACAATCGAATCTGACTTCATGGCAATCAGGAAACAGGAACTGAGTTGTTGACGCGGTGTTCCTGCATTAAAGTTAGTCGGCGTCGCGTGAATGAACAGCTTCTGACTCAGCATGTCATAGGTCTCAAACGCCTGATCCAAATCCTTGGCCCCCCAAAGTGCCAGGGAAACACGCATAATCAGATGCTGAGGGCGTTCCAGAGTCTTGCCTTTCGTATTGCGAAGCAAGTATTGTAGTTTTTCCAGGGTTTTGAATCCGAAATAGTCAAACAAATAATCTCGTTCATAGTCGATTTTTTCATTAATACGATCTCCGTATTTCTGACAGAGTTCTACGAGCTCCTGTGAGACATTGCTCACAATTTCACCGGTTTTTTCTACGGGTTGCTTGGAGAGTTCAAATACGACATCCGTGAACTTGTCCGATGTATTTTTATGGTGATTGGAAATGGCAATCCGGGCGGCCAGGGTTCCATAATCAAGATTGGTAGTCATGAGCGAAATCGAGAGCTGGGCGGCGAGTTCATCCAGTTCCGAAGTTTTTACGCCATCGTAAATACGAAGGAGTGTGCGTTGAGCAATCAGCGTTGGATTCACTTCCAAGCCTTGTGCAGCCGTTTGGATACGGGTGAGAACCTTGTCAAATGAGACAGGCTCCAATCCGCCATTGCGCTTGACAACGTTCATACTAATCATGGACATGTTTCCGGAATGATGATTTGATCCGCGGTATGTCTTTTTGATTAACCCGAATTCGAGTCAATTTTTTAACAAAAACGCAAGTAGAGTCATGAAACTAGTTCGACATATTAATCTTGAGGTGGTTGCTTTCCTTTTGATTCTTATTATTCTCGTCTATTCCTTTTATAAGAAACAGGAAGGCTTTGAAAGTCAACCTTCTCCCTTATCGGATGTGAAAGAACCTGATACTGCTGTATTATCATATCCTCCCAACGGACCCAGCCCTGCAGATATCGATACTCCCCATCCCTATCACTTGTTAGGCGATATCATGGCCCCTCCTCGTGAAAAAGAATCCGTTTCCTGCGTAAACAGCCGATCTTGTTATGCAACCGATTTTGGACGAACCATAGAAAAAACGGGCAATTTCCGTCAAATGACCAACAATTATAAGCGAAATTACCCCGACAGTTGCACAGGATGGAATCAGGAACTAACCCTTAATTTTTATAAAACGACTTGATTTCCATCTTCGTCCAGCTTATGAAATTGAATCATACATGAATCCTGCTTCTTTGGCCGAGGCGCACGTGTCGATTCTGGAATAACAAATTCATTTCGCTTTGCCTTTTCCACATCCTCCCAGAAGGCATCGATCAACGGCTGAAGTCCTTTCCACCATTCATCATTTCGAAGAACAACTTGCTCACTCCATTGATACAATCTCCATGAAATGAGCTCTACCACTTCTTCTCCTTCTTTTATGGGGGGATTCCAATCCAATGCATGGAGAGGCCCATAAATGTAGTAGAATTCGTGATCGACTTTCTGAACCAATGCAATGACACCATCGTACAAGCACGGGCCTTGTTTCATCTCCATATTTTTATATGCAGACGAGAATACTGCCTCGATATAATCACATTCGTGTAGACCCGATACCTGTAATTGCATTTGCATTTGTGCATAATAATCTTTGGGAACCGTTCCGTCTATTTCTCTCGTCACAGGGCACTTGATCTCTACCAGACGCCCCACACGCTGCGGATACGTAGAATGATAGACAAGACCATCAGGTGAGGCCATGCAACGAGGATCGGTGGGATGACGCAGACGCCCCAACTCTTTCACAATCGCCCCATATTTATGCTCATAAATCTGTTTCACGACCGGTTCAAATCGAATTCCCCAATCAAATGGATTCATACGTTCCGAGGAAACCGCAAGTTGTTGATATCGAACAGGTGGGGGTTTGGTTTTGGCTACCACCATGATGGCACGCTGTCTCGCCGATGCAAACAGATTTCCCAGTTCACTCGCGGATAGAATCGTTGCCATTTGATCATACCACTCTTGGGTTCGTTGTTCGGTTTGTTTCTGATTCAATAACGCATCGAGTGTTTCTTTTGTAGGCCGATTCAACTGACCTTGATTTCTACGATATGCAATTGATTTGTTCCATTGATCTTCATACTTATCCAATATAAGATCAATGTATCGCTCTTCCTGATCCGACCAGTCAAATGAATCGGCAATCGTCTCTGCCGCAGTTAACCATTGTTCCAACTGCACATCATCTTCTGGATCAGGCAACCAATTCATCCAGAGTGTTATGACATCATGTAGCTTCTCTTTGAATTTCATGTATATCTAATTCTTATCTCATTTCATTCCTCAATTTTTGCGGTTTCGATCGTAGAAACGGATGGAGCATCCTCCTTCTTTTTCTTTCGTGTTCCATCCGGCTTCACTTTCTTTGTACTAAATCCCCATTTCAATATACCCTCTGGTGTACGTTTCATCTCGAGACCTTTAATCGTTTGAATACGCTGTGTTTCAGGATCATACTGAACAACCTTAATTGTATTCAACAACTTCTTATCCAATGACTTTTGAAGAAATAAGAAAAAACCATCTTTTTCCTCCTTTGTCATTTCATATTGTTTCGATACATCTTCAATAAATAAACGTAGACGATTCAATCGCAATCCACGTTCAATTCGATGCCATGGACGCGCATACGCTTCTCGTGCACTGTCTTCCAATAATGAACTCAATGACTGTGGCGGATCCATGTCTCCACTTTTTTTAAGAGTGATGTGTCGTTCTGCTTTTCCACCATCCATTTCTACTTTATCTATCGCGTTAAGGGTTTAGATAGACGAAAGAATCGGGATCATCTCTCGAATCATAAGAGGGCCAATCGTTTCTTCCACAGGAACTGGCAGCCATTTTGATTCCTCTCCCATGATATATATGGTTTTCCAACAAAATGTATCTGTGCAATCGAGCGGAATTTCTTCCCAACTATAATAATCATCCAATTTCGTATTCGGATCCATTGGACAATAACATACACCATTCTTACGAATCGGGCGTCCTGATAATACTAACCCATTTGGTTCTAAAATGTCGTGTTCTACATCCAGTTGATCATCCTCTTCCCATAACGAAGATCCCATCAATAATAAATGAAAAATAGAGACGGGTGTTCCTCGTAGTGTTGTTTTCTTGTGAATAAAGGGGAGAATAAACATCTTTACATGACTAGTAAGTAGGTACTTTAAATGACTCAGCCAGCCTATCCTGATTCACGTACTTCCGCTGCCATTGCCGCTTTCCCCCTTCCTCGTTTCATTGGACGCACCCGACGTGAAACCAATACCATTGACACGATTAATGTACGCCAATTCGAACATTGGCAGACGAATGGTAAGTATGGAACCACCAACCGTCCGGATGTGAATCAACAAGCACCCTTTTATGACATGTTGCCCAATAGCAGCCGCACCAGTGAAAATAGTTATCGAGCACAACCACGGTATGATGCAACAGGCGAACGAGGAGTAGAAAATTCATTCTTTGACAAGTACGATACCACTTCCGATGCACGAAATATGACACGTGAATTGAAAGCCAGTGTGTATGAAGATAAAAACACAGGATTTCAAAAAGAATCCAACCGATTACTACAACGCCAATTTGATAATCGATGGCTTAATCCCACAGTAGCCGTTCAACAAGCAGCAGCGGCAGAAGAATTACGACCAAAAATGGATGATATTCGCCTATTTTATATGAATAAACCGAGCGACTCTAAAAAATAAGTTTAGACCCAGTGCGCCCCTAATGCAACCATCCATGCCTCAAGGTCATCTTTTTTAATCTTTCCATGAGGTATTTCTCTATCACCCTTACAACGATAATAGATCCGATCATAGTAATGATGATATGCTCTTTCTAGAAAATCCTTCTTTGTATGAAGTCCTGTTGGATTAGACCCAAATCCATTCCATTCAATCTTTCTCCATCGACCAGCCATTTATTTGATTCTTTGTGTATTTGATTTAAATGCTTAAGAGAAATCGAGCTCAATCGGTGTGGTATACACCTGTAGCTTATTCAATGATGACGGCGACTGCTTGGTACGACGACGGGTGGTTCTCGCAGGATTCGTCGCGATCTTTGTGTTATTAATAGACTTTGCCTCATCCGATGTGGTAGACGACAGTGTTTCACTCTTATTTCGTTTCTGCGTCTGTACTGTTTCCTTCAAATACTCATTATATCCCTTTCGGATTTCTTCCTCATGGGCTTCCATGTACTCTAAAATATGGGACTCCAACGCCCATCGAAAAAAATTCAGCTTTCCAATCGTAGTCATGAATGCCTCATGATTGGGAATCGTAAACATAATGCGTTCACGACGGCAATTTGGATCAAAATACTGTTTCGAATAGGCCTTGAGCTGGCCCTTATAGCTCAGATAGACTAAGAACTCATGACCGTTCAAAGGATACCGAACAAAGTTCTTTCGACTGTATTTGGTGACAAACCAGTCAATGATGCGAAGACTCAAAGGTGCCTCCCCATTCAGATAGGTCAACACTTTATCAATTTCCGGTTGACTTGCATAGAATCGCTGCAAACTGGAAATGACCAGTTCTGGCTTGCATTCAATCTTACGACGACGAGTTTGTGGATCCGATGTATAGCTATCCATGCCTATTGGCGGATACGCTGGATCCTCTTAGGTGCTTTATCGTATTTTTCGTATCATTTTAAACTATTGTATGGATAGAATGTCCATTCCTACGAGCGGGACCTTATTACCCTCCGCAGGTGGAATGATCCACGCCATGAGCGGAGGTGGCGGGGACGGAACCATACCAACACAATCCGTTAGCATGCTACCCGCTGCGGGTGGCATGATTCATGCCATGAGTGGAGGTGGCGGAGACGGAGTCATGCCAACCGCGGGAACCTTACTCCCTTCTGCGGGTGGAATGATCCACGCCATGAACGGTGGCTCGATACAAACCACTGGAACCTTATTACCTGATGTAGGCGGTTCCATTCATGCCATGAAGGGAGGAAATGGAGAATTGATTCAAACTAATCTTAGAACAACACTTCTCCCTCGCACGAGTGCACCCATTCATGCCCGTTCTGGTGGATTTCAAAAAGGAGGTAGACGAATTAGTCATTTAGGAGAATCCTATCTCCTAAAAGAACCACCAAAAGAACGTATCGGTGCAAAAGAGCCATACCCAAAAGAATCCGATGAATACAAGATTTTACATTCCCTTGGTCTAGAAGACTTATACAAGTTGAATCGACCTGATCAAAATGGCGCAATAATCAATGGTACAAAACAAGAACAAGAGGTTTTACAATCTATCTATGATGGAACATGCAGCCTCAATTCATCACTCGGATCACTGGTTAAATGTGAGCCCATTCGCCGAGTCATTCATACCTTGGCACTGGAACTCAAAACATCACTTGCCTTCTCGATGAACATATTCAATGAAGCTGATCGTGCTGCAATGAATGCTGCCAAGGCGGTTAAAAATGCGGCAGATGAAAAATTGGCAAAAGCGATACAAGAAGAGCAAGAATCAAGTGCGGCACAAAAATTACGCGAAGAAGAAGAGAATGCAAAGGCTAGACTTGCTGCCTTACAAGAGGAGGAAAACCGAAAAGCTCTATTAGCGAAAGAATCAGAAGGAGATGATGTGGTAAGAGAGAAACAAGAAGAGCCTCTTTCCGAAGAGGATTATGCCAGAATTGCCATGGCTGCGATGATGGCTCGCTCCACGCTATCCGAAATGGAAAACGAAGATCTGCGCAAAAAAGAATTATATATACACGGAATTGGTGAATTTGTTAAAGCAAAAGATAGAGAATCCGAACTCATACGTGAAGGTGAACAGTTTTTCTCTACATTAGATCAAAGTCAAACAAAAAGCAACGATAAACCCTTCAACGAATCAAAACCAGAAGATCCCTTCCAAACCGCTGCCATTTCGGCAGTTGCCTCCATTTACGATTCGTCATCCATTCCTGTTCCTGTTGAGACCCTTGAAGAACAAGAACCCGAACTTACCGATGAAGATGCTGCAAAAATTGCCATTGCAGCGATAATGTCATTGGACCCAACGATATCATTTGAAAAAATAGAACTACCCATTGATCCAAAAACTGATCCGAATGGATACATTGCACAGAAGAAGATCAAAGAAGCGGAAGCTACATTACGACTAGCCAAGGAACAGACTTCCTTACAGTCCCTTGTCGCATCATTGGAAGACGCACGAAAATTAGCAAAAATAAAGCTTGTTCAACCTGTTCAAAATGATCCATCTAGTAGTGTATATTCGGAAAATGTTAAGCGTTTACAACAGTTCAACCAAGAAAAACACGATGAAGCAAAACAATCCATTATTGATTCGATTCAGAGAATGATGGGGAAAAAGGCAAAAGTGATTGAAGAATTAGAGCAAAAAGTAGACGAAGCAAAGAAGGAGCGAGAGAGTGCCGAAAGTCAATACAAGACGGATGAAAATGAGGTACGTTCTAAACTGATTACATGGATGGATACACAATATACACAATTAGAATCCGATCTAAAAGATGTATGGCAGAATGCAGATGATGCCATGATGGGAGTGGATCAAGCAGAAACAGGAATCGCATTGAATAATGTGAACAATCTCATCCAACAATCTGAAAAAGATAAGCGCACTTCTTGGAAGCCTGAATGGTACATTAAATGGCGAGACACAAAAAAGCTCATACAAGAATATCTTGCTCGAGGAGGTGTACATGGAGCCTATGCGAAAACCTACCTTGAAAAATACATCGCCGATGCAGAGGTAGCGAGTACAGAATCCAAACCTGAACAGTTAGACAAGATTGCAGAAGGGTGGGGACTGACTATTCAGAAACCTGTCCTTCCTATCCGCGTCATTGACCCTATGGTAGAGATTGTACAAAAGTCAAGAAAAGAGGCAGACCAAGCGGTGATAGAGATGGAAAAAGATTCGTTGGATCCTGATGCAGTCATTCATGTAGTAGAGGAAGCCTCGCAGGCAGCTGCTCAGGTAATACATCCTTCTACCAATATCGTTGAACCTAAACTTCCCTATAAAGAAAGAATCGGTGAAATTGGAACAATTATCGATGAATCCGATGAATCTACATTTCAACCTGAGGCATATGATTTATTGAGTAAAATCAATACAAAAGATGCTTTTGGTGAGAATGAAAGACATGCAATTGATCTATTGTTTGATCGTGATGAAACCAATCCTTATTATTCATCTTTTCTCAGTAAAAATTCAGTATGTGCAAGAACATGGATGACAAAACTATATAATAGTACAATTAAAGACAAACATCCTGATTTTCAATTCATAAAAGATTTTCCTCGTACAAGAAATTGGACCATCCATTTTCCAAAAGATGTGCTTCGTGATGATGACACGATGCACATCATAGACGATCGTATTCCAGATAATAAGAGTAAAATGGAAATCTATGAAAAATGGATTCAACCTGTACTGAAAGATAAACTTACTCCAGATGAACGTGCCCTCTTTATTTGCTTTCAACAAGGGCTTGAATTTTTAGTACCATTTGCCTCTACCGATAAAAATTTATATCAACTATCGCAAATTGGACCTGTGCGACTCAACGGATATCAATTATTTGATCAACATACCCTTTCCCTTGACGATGATGTATTTTCCTATCAATTTGTAAAACTTCTATACAAAGAAGATGTATTGAAACAACAAGAAAGTGAAACAGAAGATAGTATTCCAGAACCGATACTGGTTTCAGGAACGGTTCACATTGATCGAAAAAAATACAAACAGCCGAATGATACTTCCTTTGTCCAATTTGAATTATTTGATTTTCATCATCCTTTTTTGAATGGCATATCTATACAACAACTGAAAAGTATGGTATTAGGGGTGATAGAATACATTCGAAAACCATTCTACTCTAAAATGAAACGTCCTATTATCAATCAGGCATCTCCTTTTAAAAACATAAATACTGCCAATCAAGATAACTATCAAACCCATATGCTATCGTATCGTAATCACATATTGTCATCCTTTGTTCAATATGTACAATCAACTTCTGTATATGATCAATCAATCACGGATGCCATTCAAAAACCACTGGGAATCATTCAACAATCAATGAATGATGTGCAAAGTGATTCACTTATACTCAAAGAACTTAGTACGATTCGCGATTTGATAAACGAACGTTTGGACAGTATTCACGATTATTTTGAAAAAATGGTAAATCATGCCTATTCTATGACAAAGGACAAATGGGATGAAATCATTGATAATGTGTATTTTGATAAGGGAGAACCTGTCAATCCACGTGAACAGATTGAACCTGAAGATTCCTTATTCAAAAAACAGAGTCATTATGATTTGACTGGAAAAGTATACAAAAAAGAACTCGATGCGGAGGATAAGAAACACAATCAGGTATTGTTAATGGATGCACTCAAACAAATAACCGAAAAAATAGAGAAATTCAATTTGGCGGATCGATATCCTGTATTTGGACAATTGTCTGAATGGTACGATAAAAGAAATATAGAAACCAATTACCAATCACAACAATCGTTTTACGATGAATTGTTGACGGTTTCTAATAAACGATTTGATATCTATTGTAAATATTTAAATGAAACCATGTCATATCAAGAACTTGTGCGTTTATACATGATTCTTGTCAAGAATCGTGATTCTCCTATTCAGATTAATAATGAATCTCCACCTCCTTCTCCAAAATCTTCTTCCTCTCAAACTCTTCTCAATACAGAATCTCTTTTAGAACAATTAAACGGGATATCCAGTGCTTCATCGGACGGTCAGATTCAACCCATCGCAATTGACGCAAAAGATATGATTCAGGAATTAAATGAAGACGAAGCTGAATTGGCTCGATTAGATGAAGAATTACGCAAGGCAACAGAAGAATTAGAAAGAAGAGAAGCTGCTGCTAAAGAGGCCAGAGAGAGGGCCAATGCTGCACTAAAAATAGCAAAGAAGGAAGAAGAAAAAGAAATGGAGGAAGCTCGTGTAGAAGAAGCAGCGACAAGTGAAGCGACAAGTGAAGCGACAAGTGAAGCGACAAGTGAAGCGACAAGTGAAGCGACAAGTGAAGCGACAGATAAGAGTTCCAATGAGTCAGAAGAAATCGAGCCCATTATGCTAAGTGAAAGTGTTTCGAATGGATCTACCTCAAAACCAAAACCGCGTGCACGAACCTCTGAAAATTCTCGTTTGAATTTTTCATCCTTATTGGGTTCTCGACAATCTGCCATTGCCAATCTAAATGCCAAACTCGCTGCCAAAAAAGCTGCCAACAAAGAAAAAGAAGTACAAGTTAGAACGGGTACTGTTCCTCAAATCGCCAGTGAGTTTGAAAGTAGAGCAACTCATCCCAATTTTCTTAAAAAGAAAGCTCTTAACAATGCACTTGCAGGTGTTCAAGTATCCCCTTTGACACAAGAAATGCAAGCAACGAAACCATCTGAACCCTTACAAGTCTCCCAAGAGTCTCCTGAATCCACATCTCGACCAGTAAATGTAAAAAATTCAGTTGTTCCATTCAATCAACAATTCAAAAATGAAATGGCAACACAAAAGAAACAACAGAATGAAAACGAGAGATTGATTCAAAACGAAATGAAACGTCAAGGACTTGCGGAAGAGCCGATCTCTATACCATCTGCATCTACATCTTCTTCCGTATCACCCATCGATGAAGATCAATTTGTTCATGCAGAAGAACCAGTTGTTCCTTCTACATCTCCAAATGTTGTTCCAGAAGAGAAAGCTCCTTCCCTTTCTGGATTAAACACATACGTGGAGCAAGCAGGAATGAAACCCTATGTTGCACCAGTTGAACCTACCCCTGTTCCTACAGCGAATCATACACCGAAACGATATGCAAATGCATTTGGACGTGCCCAAAATAAATATTATAAAAACATGGAAAACGATCCTGTTGTCGTACGTGCACGCGCTAAGATCGCGGCCGCAGAAAAGGCGAAAGCAAATCAACAAAGAAAAGAACAAGAAGAGGCGTTAGCGGGTAGGAAAGCAGCGTTAGAAGCCGAGGCGAAGGCAAAAGCCGCTCAAAAACAACTCTCCAAACCATTTAATCCAAGCTCATTGGAAGGGGCTCCCACTCTTTCTAAAAAAATCAGTGTTATGCCTGCGCCCAAATCGGCCCCCCTGCCTCCCCCTGAACCAAAGTCTTCTTCTAATCCATCAAAAATGCCAAAAGGAATGGAACAATTCATGAAGCGTGAACAACAAAAACAAAATGCAGTTAAAAAAGCAAAACAGAAAAAAATAGACCAAATCAAACTAAAAGTGGCATTGGGACAACCCCTCACCGCTAATGAAAAAGCCATTTATCGATCGAGAGGTGGAACAAGAAAGAAAACTCGACAGAGTCGTAAGAAAATACAGACACGAAAACGTATGACACGTACTCGAAAATAAAGTAAGTACTAAATCAATCTCATCATGACCCATGATATCGTTGATTTATGTTGAATTAGAATCGCATGGTGCTTCCCTTCTTCACCATTAAATCCATTAAAAAGAGAACAAAGATTCCACTTGACACAAACATCATAATCTCGGAAGTCGCCTGCTCAGGAGAGGTGGATGAATTCATGTCTTCCAATCGTGCAAACAATTTATCAATCTTCTTCATGACCTCACTCATGGATCCCTGATCCTTATGTGAAGTACGAGAACCATGAGAAGGCGGTAAATGCTCCACAAATGCGGTTTGTGCCCCCGTTCGTGTTAATGGTTTCCAATACATATTGGCCGAAGCATTTGGAAGAACCGCGCTCGATCCTGCCTTTCCCACTCCCAAATGATCAAACGCTGTGCGAAAATCAGATAGTTCTTCTTTTTCTTCGGGAACATAATCCGCAAATCCATCATCGCCATCCTCCATGGATGCACCAAAATACTTTTTACGACTAGGAGCTTCCATTGTTTCCAATGCCTCCTTTTCTGGTGTTTTTACCATCATCATATGATCTCCCACCTGTGTCTTGACATAATCATATAATGGATCCTTATCAAAATTGGGTACGTTTTGATCAACATGCCCTTTTTTATGAGTAAACGGTTCCGTAAATCCGTATTGTGCCGTCACGGGAACATGTTCCGTCATTCCAATGGCAGAATTCATCGCAGGAACGGTTTCATTCTTTGAAGACGGACGATCCGGATCCAAATCGAGATAGGTCGCTGCCGGCCCCTTACAGCGTCGGGCTTTTCGGCGTTCCTCTTTCCTTGCCGCTTTCGAGGCGGCATCCATTGAACATCCCGGAGAGGGTGCCCCTCCGATCGCCTGAAAGGCATCGTCCAACGCGCAATAGTTCATCGCCTACTACCAATTGCAATCATTCTTCTAAAAGACAATTCAACCATGGTCTTATCGTCCCATTGTTGAGCCTAACAACGATCCGAACAAATCACTCATGTTATCAGAATGGCGCAACAAGGTGGTGCACTTACGTTGCCTTCGTTTTTAACAGAACAATTCGATTCTCCTTACCGTTTGATGTTCGGTGTTGTACTGATCTTATCCATTGTATATGCTCCCATCATTTCCGGAGAGATTCGTTCCTTTGCTGATTCCGTTCTGGGACGTATTTTTGGAATCGGAATGGTTTATGTCGTGGCTCACTCCATGGGATGGGTCTACGGACTTCTTACTGCTATGGCCTTTCTTCTCCTTATCAATGGAGCGAGCCGAACACTGGAAGGATTTGATGGAGGAGGTACGGTTTCTGAGAAGAAAACCGTTAAGAAGCAATGGTTTGTAGAATCGATTCTAGGAGAGAAACCAAAGAAGATTGCCGTCGACCGAATCATGACCAGTGCGATCGAAGACTAATCGGAGTCCATAGTAATGAGATCTCCCGCGTGGCTCCAAGTGAACGGTTCCTCCGATGGTATCTATCGTGCCATCGTGATCCTCTTGATCATTGCCTTTCTTATTCCATATAGCGCCGTCTTTGAAGAAGAATATCATTCCAAACTTGCTCATTTGTATACCTATCCATGGTGGCGTATCCTCGTTGTTTTACTCCTATTGGCAGGTGCATCATGGTGTCCCCGTATCGGTATCTTATTGGCCATCGTTGTCTTTTTTTATTTAAGCGACATGAATCTCCTGATTAGCCCGTTGCCAAACCTATGAGAAGAGCTTTCCTATTAACAGGATGAGTCTTCCGGGTGCTCTTGCTGCTCCGGCCCTTCAGACCGTCGTGGCCATGAGCCCATTAGACAGTATTCTACATTTATTCAACAGCAATCCGTATTTTATTGGTCTCATGATGTTGATGTTAAACTTAGGCGGACGTTTCATTGGGCTGGAAGTCACCAAACAACAGGAACAATTCTTACAACATCCCTGGGTTCGCCGCGTTCTTATCTTTACCGTTCTCTTTGTGGGAACACGTAGCATCTGGGTATCCTTCTGGGCGACCCTTGTCGTGGTGTTGCTCCTCGGATATCTCTTTAATGAGAATTCTGCAATGTGCCTCTTTGGACAAGGAGGACAAGCTGGATCTACCTGTGCAGATCCCAATCAATCAAAAGAACAAATGACCGTGGAAGAACGTGAAATCTTTCAACGTCTCTCCGCCAAAGCCCAACGAACAGGCGCGAGTTCCCTTCCCGAAGACAATGAAGATGAAATTCTTCATACCGATGTCTATGCAGCCAATATGGCACTTCTTCGACGATAAGTAATTGATTACGTAATTTACGTAAAAAATTAGTTAGATTCTATTTACAAATTGAGTGTCATGGTGTTTCCAACCGGTGCACTGGCCTTTCTGCGACCACGACGCTGACCCGTAGTTCCCGTTCGTACACTGTCATTGTCTGAAATATCACCGGAATGAACACTGGTAATGTCCTCTACGGCATGCATAGCTTGAATGGCGGGCTGGTTCATACTTGGAGAGGGCTGATTATACATTGGTGGAAGTGGATCCAGCTCGGCAGAACGAACCTCTTGGAAGGTCTTCAAAATGTCATCAATTCCAGATGGACCTTTCATCTCTCTACGAGGGCCTGGTGCCGATTGCGCTGCGGCCATCATCTGTGGAACTTGAGGTGGCATCTGTGCCGAAGACTGGTAAAATGGACCTGGGTTGGACATAGGAGGGGGTCCCATCGATACAGGTGGACCTTGCTGTGGTGTGCCTTGTACACCCATGGCCGCGCCCATAAAATTACCAAATCCTGGACCCGCCTGTTGAGCCGCAGCGGCGGCAAATTGTTTCGCCAATTGTGGATTGTTCTTGAAAATGTCTCCTGCATCGAAATTGTTTGATTTCGAGCGAAAGAACGAATTGCTCATATGAAACATGAAACCACTTCCCACGAGCGACATGAGAAGTTTTGCCTCGGGTGGCATGTTGCCACGACCCTTATACTTGTCATACAGCTCCTCAAATACCTCATCAAAATCCTCAATGTTCTCATGCACCGATTCGGACCAACCATCCAGATCCCAATCAAATGGATTGAACTTGCTGTTCATGAACTCGGCACCCGTCACCACACCCATCAGACATTGACGCTGGAATCGCAACGATGCCTCCAAATTCTTAGCATCCACCAAACGATCCAATTCCTGCTGAATCTCCTCCAATGCATTATCCATTGTAAATCGTTTTGTCAACGTATAACCCTTTCCTTCCAAACGATTCAACTTGTTAATCAGCTCAATCTTCTTTTTCTTCTCTTCATCCGGGCTCATTCGGTTCGCCGCTGCCAACTGAATCGAAGGACCTGATGCAGATTGATCATTTGAAAATCCACCCGTTTCCTTGTTAATAAATACATCTGGGAGGGGATTCTCATTCTTTGATTCCGGAATATCAAATGAAATGGACTCCATTGGCTCCAATGAACCAATACCGATATCATCAATTTTTTGAAAGGCAGGTGCTTGAGGAGCCGGACGAGACGGACGATTCGATAATAATCCGATTCCCAAATCGTCTCCAAGATCCTCACCTCCCAATTCAATGACATTTCCAATGTTGGAACTAATTTGAATGTCGGATGAGCCCATGTTTTCTACGAAGTTTTGCATATCGGAGAGGGATACGCTGCTCATATTCTTTCCTTATAACGTCTTTTTTAAGCACGATGATAGACGCACCTGGAAACAAGGAATCCTAGAAGCGCACCCGTGGCGATTTGCGGAATCGTGTGACAATACTTCGCATACCTCGCATACATGACAGCAAGGGCATAGAATATCAAAACGGAACGAATCCAGGGATTTGTTGTTTGAGAGTAATAAAAGGAAGTAAAAAATACGACCTGCGAGGAATGACCCGATGGCATACCGGGTCGACCCTCTTGATTTCCATCATTACACCATAAATTACAATCGGTTGCACCCTTCGGTCTTGGACTCGCGGTTTTGATAATATAATGTTTAATGAATTCACCGATTCCTAACGTGGCGACCAATCCCAATAGCCCTAAAAGCTGAAATGGGTCTTGGGTGATAAATGTGAGGATAACAGGAACGGCATACATCCCTCCCGCCGAAATTGATATCCAATCCCATATCATTTCTTATATCATAGAAATCAATCATGTACTCTACATCGAGTAATACAATCAATCAGTAAAAATAGGAATAATAATACTGCCATACATATTCCTACAACATCGCGTGGATCCATCTAATTTTCACGCATACAATCATCATACCATTCATAAGCTCTCCATATCAATACCCCAATAAAACACACCGCAAGGGTGACAATTGCACTTACTCCAAATAGAGCTGCGTCCATTATTCTATTCCAAGCCAACCAATAATTCGAGGATGATGAATATGAACATTTCGATGCCCATTTGGAGTCGGTCCATTTTGTTCTGCAATTTCAATCGTAGATGGACCAATGACACGCACTACAACGGCAACATGCCCTGTTACTTCATATGGCCCTTCCGCTTTCCAAATAATGAGATTACCTGGGTCAGGCATGTCATGTGGTGTATTTCGAATGGCGCGAACAGGAATTCGCTTGTTGGTTTCTACATCCGTCATAAAACGCAACTTGAATAAATCAATCGCATTGTCCACATCCTTAAATGTTGCTCCATATACATGCATGTAATAACGTCGGGCATACTCTACACATTCATATTTGACTCCATATCGCAACCCTTCAAATCGACTCCCCTTTTTACCCATATGATAGGGATTCTGATACTCTGTATTTGATGGATTATCATAAATAGCAACTCCGTAGTGCCCTTTGATGTGTGGCATCCCTACTTGGAGGTGCTGATTTCCATATGATCTACCGCCATACATAACGCATCTGCCATATCAGACTTCTTCTTTGCCTTCTTCCATTCCACATACCACGATGAAGCAGCAAGAACGCCCGAATCAAAGAGTTCCATCAAACGTGCTTCGGATTTGTTCTTACGTTCGGCATATCCTGCATCACCCTTCTCCGCATCTTGTACTTTCTTCTTGGCATGTACGAAATGATAGGATGGAGTTTCACCATTCTGTAAGAACTGTTCTCGTAAACAGGCAAAGAGGAGAACTTGGACCGATTTCATATGCGGATTTTTGAATGCGGGCTGATTTTCCAGGAGAACATGTGTGCACCCCATCATTTGTGGCCACGATTCTTTGACAAAATGGCGAAGTGCATCGTGAATGATCTCGAGCGAAACATGGGACGCATTGGCCTGTTTGGGTTGATCAAAGGGAAAAGCAAACTTTTTTGCCAGAGCTTCCACACATTTCTCCTTCGTCTTTCCATCCGTCTCACAATCGTGTGTTTTTACTAGTTCCTTTAGAACAGAATGGACAGGAAGTTTCTTTTTATTCAATTCAGGCAAGATCGTATGCGTCTTGGGAAGATGACGCTTGCAGTAAACTTTTTCCGAGACATTGTCTTTTACACGATAAGATGCTTTCAGTTTGCAATTGGAACAGGATACAGGCTCCACAGGTGGTAAGAGATTCACATTTTGTAGAGCAATGACATCATTTCCTTTCAAAATACAAAAAGCAAGATTTTTGATTCCAATGTCAAATGCGAGTATTTTGTTTGAAAGCGCATCACTTGAAAACACACTCGACATTCTACTCATAAACACCGAGTTCAGTTTAGATTCTCGCCACGGAGTAGATGAACGAAGAAGACGTATTAGAACAAATTCAACGAGATGTTGACACCTTAAAAGACAGTATGCAAATTCTAAATGAAATGGTGGCCGAACAACAACCCTATCTCGATACGATGGAAGAGATTATTTTAACTTCTAAACAAGACGTTCAAGTCGCTGAAAAAAAGATTGATACTGCTCAAACGTACCAGAATGCATGGTATTATTATACGGCGGGATTCGTGGTAAGCGTAGGAACAACCGTTGCTTTGTTGCTTTTATTGTAATTTTCCGAGACAATCACATGGATCGGAAAAAGTAGACCTGGCGGGTATCGATCCCGCGTTACACACTTATAAGATGCGCTTCCTACCTTTGAAAGACAGGTCTTTATGAGGGTTATCCCTACGATTAGGTAGATCGAAGACCTTTAAGTTTAGAACTGTCCACGTTTCGAGTTACGACCACCCTCTTCACGCGTTGTCATTGAAATGTTCTTGCGATTGTTCTGAATTTCTGAAATGGATGGAGCATAGGTAAATGTTCCAAATAGATCGGGAGAGGCCGCATTGGCGCGTTCTACACCCACTCCTCCTTTCCAGTGGGTCGGGTTTACTTCGGAATAAAATGGGGTCGAACGAACTATTGCAGCTGGTGGTGGAACGGTATTTGCCATAGGCAGAGATGCACCGGACCATTCTACCTGACGTTTGCGAGCCTCATGCATCAATTCTTCGGCATGTGAAATCATCCATTTTTTGGTATGGAATTGCTGTCCCACACGAATGTTTTTCGAGCATTGAGGGCGATAATCGGTTACCAAACGACCATCGTCAAGCGCCGCGGCGCGGGCGGGATAGCGACTGTCTCTTGCTGGAAAGATGTTCTTAGCCGATGGTATTGCTGCTTGATGTGCTCCACGATACTCTGAACCCAATGAAGGAGAGCTAAATAGATTCGGAGAAGTATCTCTTGTAAATCCGTTATCCATCTATCGTTACTACTTGTTTTGGGAATGAATTCAGGCCGATTCATCGCTAACGGATGCACTGCTTTCTAGAAATGAATTTGTACCCACCGCGGAAATCGAGCCGGGTTTCACCTGACTGCGATCCGATGTTTTCAATGCCTCAATCAATGGACCCTTCTTGGTCAGACCCATGATTCCTCGTGATTTCGCAAGTGCTTGAAGCTCCTTTAATGACATCGACTCATACGACACTTCTGTCTTTTGGTCAGCATTGTATGATGTAGGGCTGGAAGCAACTTCTTCGATGGCTTCCGAAACCACCGCCTGATACTCTGCCGCCTCATTCAATTTCTCCTCTAAATCACCATCGACATCAATCACAGTATCATCTGCTTCCTCCAAGGTCTTCTCCTCTTCAAATGGAACATATGAATCCTCCGTAGATGCAGGTGAATGAACAGAGGAGTTATTTGGTGTGGCAGGTGCTGCATCGTCTGCCGGTAGTTCTGTATAGGATTTAATTTCACCACTCATCTTGATATCCAGCAAAATGGACTCGAGTAAGCTGATTTTCTGTTCAGACTGCTGGATACACGTGTACAAATAGAGAGCGATCGATCCAAACAAAAGAACAAGGACAAGACCGATCGTAAGTGTATCACTCAGGTACGTCATTCTGGTGGTTCATAGAGATTTTCAATTTCAATTCAGGCGCACGATAGCATCAATCCATTCTTTTTCAATAACGTATCCACACTGCTGACTTTACAAATTCCCTCCTCCAATTGATACTGAAACGCAATCTCGCCCTTTTCATTGATTGTTGCAGGGCAGCATAATCGTTGAACTTCGTTCGGTGCCTTTTCAACCCATTCAAAAATATGCGTACTAATCACACTAATCGTCTTTGTTTTCTTCCAGAGCTGATTGCAATAAATCTCACAACTACGCAAGGCATCGGGTGGATTGGTTGAATGATATAGTTCATCAATGAATACCAAAATGGGACCCTGACGGGTTAGGGTCGATGCCGTAAATTCTATCTCACGCTCAAATCGTGATTTGGATCCTGGTAGGTCATCCGGTTTCAAACAAACAAACATGGTTTCAAAAGGTGTTGCAGTAAGATGACCAAATGAACATCCATAAGTATGTGCTAATAATGCACTGGTGGATAGGGCTCTCAGAACGGTTGATTTTCCGCCCTTATTTGGACCGGTTAATAAGGCATGACGATGGGTATCGAGACGAACCGATAATGTTTTTCGATCGGTTTGGGGAACCTGGAAATCAAATGTATCCTTTGCACGAAAGATCGGAGTTTCCGATCGCACCCACTGAACAGGATGAACGTCTTTCTGATGGGTAAGACGCATGATAACCTCTAAGGATCCAATGTATCGAAGTGCCATCTTGAAATAAGAAGATTCCAATAAAATTCGCGCGGTTGCATCACGTTCATTTGAGCATTCGGGTAGTGGACAGTTAAAAAATGTAAATCCATGTGAATCCAACAGGTTGGATAATGTTTGATAACAGGTACGAAAACGAAGTACCCTATCACCGTGTTCTTGAATAATGGAATCAATCGAATTCAGATGATGATAGGTCCAATAGGGTTGGATGATTCCCTGGACAAAAGTAATCATCATTAGGCCAACTTGTTTAATCGATTGGAAAATGCTCCCTTTTTCAGAGGGAACCTCTTTGATTGCATTTGGATTCATCATCGCCTGAAAATTTCCTGATACCATCGATTGCAACATTGCCATATAATTTTGAAAGGTTATCGGAATATTGAACATAAATGTTAAAATGAAATATGGGGCTAACAGAGTTAAGAATGGAATCAGAAGCGACAATCCTGGTAAAATGTAGACCCTCAAGGCAGACCAGATGGTTAAAAAAAACGGAACAAAGTTCAATGGCTGAAGGATGGGTTTGAAAAACAAAATTTCTCCATAGGATTCTTTCTCCAGTTCCGATTCAGGATTCAACAGTCCATTCCATTTTTCTTCGATTGCAGCAACTTCTTGAAATTGTTTTTCACAGGCTTCAAAAAAAGTAGGATCCTGTTGAAACGCCACTTGAAAGCGTTTGGCTTTCTCACGTAATTGTACTAACTGAGCCGGATCAGAGGACCAGGAAGAGAGTTGCATTTTTAGACTGGCGCGCGCGGCCTGAGTCGTTAATCCAAGCCAATTAGAAAACGCATCGACATCGATCATTGCATCCACCGAACTCATCTGATTGATTCCTCGCGATTTAAACGGAAATCCAAACACAACCTAAAATTTGAATCAATGCCAAGCTTAAACAGACACTAATCTATCCTACTATGTCTTCCATCACCCAAGACATTCAGACGGTCCACTCGTTAAGGAAGAGCATCCGGGATACAACGGTTCCTGCCCCCATTCTTACGATGATTGAAGCCATTCACCGATCCGTTCGAAGTTCCGATCATAATGGCTGGAAAACAGTGGATTGGCGTGGCTCATCCCATTCTCATCGTGCACCCTCCAAGCCATCTAATAATCGTACCTCGCATCATGCGTTCGGAAATCGTGCTCCTGTAAATGAAGAGGCAGCTACTTCCAATAATGATACACGTCGTTGTGCATGGAATGAATCCTCGGATGGATTTCGTACCCCTCATCAAAAATACGTAAGCAAGTTCAAAAAAACATCAGAAAAAGTGGAAGACACCATTCTCAATACGATTCTTCTTGGAAAGCTAAATAAGTTCAGTCATTCCAATTACAATGAAATCAAGGAGTTCATTACTACGATCATTGACAGTGGTCAAACCGACATGATGAAGTGTTTCATGAAGATTGTATTTGAAAAGGCAGCAAGTGAGGAGATCTTCTGTCCTCTCTATGCGAAACTGTTAAGCGAACTCAGTACATTATACCCGGTACTACTCACCGAAATGGCAAATTTATACACACAATACATGGAAATCTTTGAGGAAGTCGCAGAGGATCAAACAGAAACCTACACTGAAATGTGCAAACGCAACGTAGAGAAAAAGTATCGTCGCGGTTATTCCCAGTTCTTGGCAGAATTGATTAAAAACAATGTTATGGATATTGATACCTTTCTCAAAATTATTAGCAAGATTATTGGACAAGTAGAAGCCAATACAAAGATGAGCGAATCGACCAAGTTGATTGAAGAATTTGCAGATTGTCTCATGAGAATCATGAAAGCCATTCGCGTGGACCCTTTGAAGAATGATGAAAATGATGCGATTGGATTGATTCGTTCCACATTAAAAGGGGAGATCATGGAACGTATTCAGCCCTTGACCATCCGTCAACCCGAAATGGTAGGTCTATCCAATAAAGCTCGATTTACCTTTCTCGATATGTACGAAAGTATCCAGCGATTCTAAGCCCTCATTACAAATTTAAAATATATTTTCTTACTAGAAATGCGCAGATCCAGAAATAGTACGGTATTGATTCCGAAAACACTCAAGGCGGCAAAGAACGCGGGACGCTTCACTAAGCGCCGTGTTCGGTTTTTTCTTAAGAAGGCGAAGGGGACTGCCAAGAAGGGAGTGCGTTCATTGAATCGCACCACATCACGTTTGATTCGTCGTCTGACACATCGTCGATAATCATAAAAAATTGACTGATTAACATATTCATGATGTAGGCGCATTTACGCACGTACATCATGGCGAAAAACAACCTTCTAAATAGAATGGGGCGATCCGATAAATCCAAGAAGGACCGTCGCGTGCGAAAGCACGGCGGTCATGATGAAGACAGCGACAGTAGCGTAGACAGTCGTGGAAACATTCGTGATCTCATTGATTACGACTCAGAAGAAGAAGACGAGGATTATGTTCCTCGCCAACCTGTTCGTCGAGCAGCGGTTCTTGCAAAGAAACGTATCGATAAGGAACTGGCTCGTGAGAAAAAGAAAGAAAGCAAAGAACTCAAAAAGAATACGGTTCATTATCCAGAGGTTCGCAGAAAACCGAAAGTCGAAGCCCGCCGAAGAGTGGTAGAAACCGAAACCGAAACCGAAGAAATGGAAGAAGAGGAGGAATCGGAATCAGAAGAAATGGAAGAAGATTTGGAAGAAACCGAAGAGCAAGACGAGGAGGAAGAGGAAGACGAGTACGAGGAGGAAGACGAGGAGGAAGAAGAAATGGATGAGGAGGAAGCCAATCGAGGTCTGTTTACCTACATTCTCAAAATGGGAGGGGGACAACAAGATGCCATGGTCCCTAAAAAACATAACATGAAAAAAGAGTCCTCTTCGGTCAAGAAGTTTGTAGAATTATTGACAACCCCCGTCGAAGAAAACACAATTGACAGTCAGATCGAACAATTCAAAACACTCACGGATGAAAAACAAAAAGAGCTGATTGTTGCACTCGAAAACCGTCCCACCGCCAGCAACAATGGATTCAATCTCATGCTTAATATTCTTACCATGAAACTTCCCAAGGAAATTCAGGCAAACATCCTTGCGAAATACAATAGCCTTCAAACACTGGAAGCGTCCAGCAACGAATACTTTAAACTTCGATCCTGGCTGGATAAGGTTGTTAGCATCCCCTTTGGAGTCTACAAGGACATTCCCGTTCGTCTCGAAGATGGTTCAGAAAAGTGCGCGGCATTCATGGAAACTGCCAAGAAATGTCTCGATGATGCTGTCTATGGTCAAGAAGAGTCCAAACTCCAGATCATGCAATTCATCTGCAGTAAGATCGCCAATCCCAACGGACGAGGTCTTTGTCTTCTTCTTGCCGGTCCACCCGGCATTGGAAAGACATCCTTGATCAAGAACGGAATTGCTAAGGCGCTTGGATGGCCCTTTCAATTCATCTCCTTGGGCGGTGATTCAGATGCAAGTACCTACACGGGTCATCAGCTAGTCTACGAGTCATCTCACTGTGGCAAGATTGTGAATTCTCTCATTGCCTCCAAGTCGATGAGTACCGTTCTCATGTTTGATGAAGTCGACAAGATCTCTCAGACACCGAAGGGTGAAGAGGTCATGAACTTGCTGATCCATCTGACGGATCCCGTCCAAAACGGCGATTTCGAGGACAAATACCTGTCGGGTGTTCCTATCGATTTAAGCAAGGTCATGTTTGTGTTCAGCGCGAATGATATCAATAAGATTGATAAGGTTCTACTGGATCGTATGCTTGTCATCGATCTGAAGGGATATGACTTGAAACAAAAGACGGTCATTGCCGAGCAATACTTGTTGCCAACCGCTCTCAAGGAGGTGAATCTTCACGAAAAAGTCTCGATCTCGAAGGAGATTCTGACAAAGGTCATTGAAGAATACGCCAAAGACGAGAAGGGTGTGCGAGAACTCAAGAGAAGCATCGAACAAATGACACAGAAAATCAATATGCTCCGCATGTATAATTCCCCTCAATTACCATTTCACATCAAGGACTTTTCCCTCCCCTTCATTGTCAAGAAGGAACATGTTCCATTGTTTATCAAGAAGAAGGAAGAAGAGCCATTGCCCCATGGAATGTACTTATAATCGTCGACGGGATTTATTTTTATTTCGTGCTTGACGAGTTCTACGTTTACGCGTTCCACCTTGTTTTTTACGTTTCTCGTCTGCTATTTTTTTACGTATTAATTCTGCACTATTTGAAACGATATTGTATTCAGGTGATTCCTTATGTACCGATTTTAATATTTTTTCGATTTTACCTAATTTTTCTGACCATCTCTTAATCCGATCATTGGATTTCTTCAATGCCGCCTGATTCATATATGGGCGGTTCAAATGAAGTGTTGAAAGATTATATGATGCATTGGCCACATGTCTTTCCATTTGTTGAATCTGATTTTGCTGCGCCATTGCAACGTCTTGATTCATAGGTAAGGCTACCATACCATTAAAAAATAGTTTAATTGCATCATATTCTGGATCATGGATTGGCATCAATAAACTATAATGATTCATGTTTGTACGTAAAATATGAATGATGGTGCTATCTCTTTTTATATCACATCTATCAGGATAAGTAAGTTGCTTTATGTGATAGGGAAACTGATTATTTTCATGCCAATCATGAACAACAATACATACCTTAAAATGATCCGAAAATGCGGCAACATCTACTTCATCCGCCCATGTATTCTGTTTTTTATTGGTTATGTTTTTTATATGAGTTTTTAGTTTATCAGGTGATTCAAAATAGTTTTTAAATTGAGGATTGGTTTCTATGGTCTTCGCTACAATAGTACGTAAATCGAATACGGATACGGACATCTCTTGTCTTCCTTTAATCTGTCCATATCCCTGTACCGCGTAGAAAAAACAATTTCCATCTCCTTCTGTTTTAATTTTCTCTAAGCCTGCTTCTTGTAAATAGGATGCAACTTCTGTTTCTTTCTGATGATATCGATTTTCATTCTTTTTGCTTTCTTGGATGCCGGCTTTTAGATTTGCTGCGTTTCGTTTTTTCTGTGCAGCCTTCTCTAATTGGTTTGAATTGGCCTCAAGGGCTGCCATCATATTCGCTTCTGATTGATATGGATGATATGGATTCGCCATCCCTCTCTATCTTATGACCTCAAAATATAACGAAATAGATTGGTTCGAAATCCATTAAAGTTCGACCCTGCCGCACACGTATACGCACCCATGTTTTCCGAATAGACCCACTCACCCGTTGCCAACTCAGGCAACATAACCTCGTCGGAGATCATATCAATCGAATCACATGTCGGACCAAACAGCCGGCTTCGAAACTGCTTTTCATTCCGCTCATTGAATGGCAAAATCATCGGATGCTCATGATCAAACATGATGCAATTAAACGATCCATAAATTCCATCATTTAAATAATAAATGATTGTTTTTTCATCTTTGTCCATAACAATCTTCTTTCCAATGACATTCATAACCAGTGTATGAGTGCGCTGAGCAAAATAACGTCCTGGTTCCGCCATGAATTCAATTCCCTTTTCCTCATGATCAGGGAAAAAGTCCTGGATTCCCTCTTTGATCTTTTCCGTAATTTGAAGAAAAGAGATACCTGGACCATCCACTCCGCGAAACCCGCCACCAATATCCACCATCGTTATCGAAATATCGAGTTGTTTCGCGATATCGACCGCCTCGCGCACCGTTTTCAACGCATCGTAATACGTATCCTCTGAAGAACAATTGCTTCCCACATGGAAACTGAATCCCATAACATTCAGCTTCAGCGTCTTGGCAATCACAAGCAGTTCCTGGACCTGCTCCAAACGGCATCCGAACTTTTTATTAAACTTGCACACACTCTTGCTGTCATCCACCGCCAAACGTAAAATCAACTTTGCATACGGATGAAACAACTTGACCTTATAGAGTTCTTCTTCCGAATCAAATGTCATACAATCCACATCATTGGCACGTGCATATCGAATCTGGGATGACATCTTGCACGGGTTCGCAAAAATAATCCGCTTTGGATCCTGTGTAATTTCAATCACTGTCTTGATTTCGGCTTCACTCGCACAATCAAAGTTCACACCAAGAGAGGCCAGTGCTTCTAGCATGACCGGATTTGGATTGCACTTGATCGCATAATAGGGAGTGACCATCGGAAGAAGCGTTCTCCACTGATTCACTGCGTGCACAATCTCACCCAGATCCACTACATAGAACGCCTGTTCACTACGATTGTCCTCTAGAAAATCATTAATGATATCATAGGTATCTACATCACTTCCGTAGAGTCGTACATTATGTTTTTGTAAAAGTGCGTTATCGAGAGCCATATGATGAAACATATCAGACGGCTTTACGTTATCTTTTATCGTTTTCTATTTTTTATGAAATCCATGATAATAATCAATCCTAATGCAAGCGACGTGGTTGTTAAAAATGTTTTCGAACTCTCGTTTCCTTCAATGGCTTCTCCAAAATAAGTACACATGATTTCTTGAATTGGATTTTGCATAGGTGATAAACATAATTCAATCGAGGTAAACAAACACTTGTTAAATATTTCATAACTAATGGCGGCAAATGTTATACAAATATACACGATAATTCGATAAGGTTGATACTTTACGAAAAAGAAAACATAGAATCCAATGGCAAAGATAACATAATGAAATACGGAAAACAAGCAGGCCTGATGAGACGGTTTTAAAAAGAATAATAAATATTTTATAATGGATGCTGTCGTTTCTGTTATATTCTTTTCAACCGTGTCAATCATAGTTAATTGATTCGGTTCATCTACCTTGCATTCCATTACTCAAAGAAAAGGAATAATGTTAAAATGATTCTCTACAGTAGAAATGTCATTCAAGGATCGCTTTCAGGGGGTATGGTCTCCTCTCTATCTTTCCAAATTGCTGTATAAAGTGGCAGTGATGCTACTTGTGATTGGTGCCCTTAATTGGCTGGTAGTGGGAATAATGAATGTGAATCTTCTTGAACGCTTCGTGGGATCTCATGTAGCAACCGGACTCTATGTTCTAGTGGGTCTCTCCGCCCTCTATGTCATGTTCGATCGTGATACCTATCTTCCTTTTCTTGGACCAACACTTGTCCCATGTTCTGTCTTACAAGTTCGTGAACCTCCGGGAGCAACGAAAGAAGTGCAAGTCGTCATTACACCTCATACCAAAATTCTTTATTGGGCCGCCGAACCTGCTGCGGAGGGATTAAAGAGCTTGAATTCATGGATGGATGCCTATAAGCAATATGATAATGCAGGTGTTGCAGTTTCGGATGCGAATGGAGTCGCCCATCTCAAAGTGCGTGATCCTCAACAATATAAGGTCCCCTTCGCGGGTAAACTGGAATCACACATTCACTATCGTGTATGTGGCGAATCCGGATTTATGGGACGTGTAGAAACAACCTTCTTGAATCATTCGAACCCCGAAGGGTTTGAAGACTATTCAAAGAAAAAGAATCTAGCGGATTCCTCTGCCTCGATTTTCTAAATTTTCTTGAAAAAGAAGATGTAATTGGAACTTGAAAATTGCGGATTCTCCAAGAATCTGGCACGCTCATCATCCATCCACCACCATTGATGGGAGATCGGGTGTTTGAACTGGGCGGTGTAATGCCCACCCATATGCGTTCCATGATGATCGGATACCCCTCGCAATTCATAATTCCATGGTTCTTCCGCAGCCTCCGATTCAGGAGCAAAGAATTCATTCATCGAAAGAACATCCCCTTGATAGGGACATTGTGTCATATTCTTTCGACCATCATAATTGAATCGACGCAATGTAATAAACAAATTTTGAGGAAGCCGCCATAAATGCACTTGAATGCTCGCGGTATGACGCCCTTTACATGCATCACATGCATATCCCTCGATTTCGGATTGCTCTCTTGCCTCCTTTCGAATCCACTCTACAAACGTCTGGCCTTCGCAAGGAACCTTTAACGAATTGAATACCTCCCATTGATATGTATTATTTTTGCAATTGGTACAATGAATTGTTTTTCGCGTCATTCCAAAGAAAAGATCCACCACCTTGCTGGTATTTTTAGCAACATAGCGATTCCATCCATTCCTTGCCATCACACGCATTCTCTCTTGATCGGTTGACATGGATGGAATCGGTTCCTCGACATATTCACGAGTCGTTTTTAGCGCTTCATGAAAATGATCCAATAAATAGACTAAATATTCATGACTATCATTTGGAACGGGTATACCAAATGATTCGTACAACGTTCCCTTCACCGCTTTGCATACTTCAGAGATGAATCCAAGTGGACGAACATAGGCAGGCAAGTATGCAGACCACAAAGATTTTAAGATATCTTGATACGCTAATAAAATTCGTTTATCTTTATTATCTTCTGGAACCGATTTGAGTTGTTCATCAAAAGGTTCCGTTAAACAAAATGCATCCCATTCGGAACAGGCTCGAAGAAGCTGGATGGTGGAATTACAATAACATGTATTTCCCATATTTTGAATTCCGACAACACCTTTCAGGTTTGGATCCTGCGATGCCATTCTAAAAAATTGAACGCGATTTGGGCTTAAGTTATCACTACCAACCCCATCATGTCGAATCCTTACTCGATTTCCCTTCTTAACGATCTTCACAATCACTTCCCTGATCTCTTGTATCGTCCTACTCGATTTCGAAATGTAGGGGATGTACTGAATTATATTATCAGTGTCGCCCAGCATAATCCATATGAAGAGCAACGTGCAGAGTATGAGCGCCTTCATCCTGCTCCTAGTGGCCCTTCTGTTCCAGCGGCTCCTTCGACCATACCGGTCATTATCCCTTTTTCTCGATCATCCATTAACGATCTATTGAATGCAAACTACGTGGCCCCCATTCAAAGCGACATCTTCGCAGGAGCATCTCAACTTGGAAGGAGCCAGCGCTCTATCTTTCAATCTCCTCCCGCCGACCCTATCATGACCTTCCTTGGAGAATTAATTGGCGCTTCATCGGTGGGAATCGGATCATCTGAATCGTCTGGAATTCGAGTACCCTCTTCCGTTGGAATTGGGTCTACAGGAAGAAACTATGGTGCGATTGGAATTGGATCCACTGGACCATATGGTTCAATCAATATGCAAGCCTTCCTGAATGATCGTGTACATGTTTTCCCTAGCCCTGAACAAATTGAGGCAGGTACCATTCTTACTACCGCACTACAAACACAGGACGACAATTGCACGATCTGCCAAGATCCCATTGAACAAAATCAGTCCATGCGTATCATCCGTCATTGCACGCATCGATTTCACCAAGATTGCATCGATACATGGTTCCAACAGCATGTATCATGCCCGACGTGTCGCCATGATATCCGCGAATAAAATAACAAAAATATAATTATTTTTGTTATGATTTCTATATATATTTTTAATGGTTAATTATGATACGCTCAATGCACTCAAATCCTCTGGAAGCTCCGAAATAACGGTGGAATAATGCGCTTCAATCTCTTTCACCGCATTCATTTCATCGCCGCAGACCAGATTAATCGCATTGCCCTTCTTGCCATAACGGCCCGAACGACCAATGCGGTGCACGTAATTCTCGCGCTGAATCGGCATCTCATAGTTGATCACCAAGGATACCTGCTGAACATCAATACCACGAGCCAACAGATCCGTGCTGATCAAGACGCGAATCATACCCGATCGGAAATCCTCCATACGCTTCTTGCGCTCCGCCACCTCCATCTCACCATGAATGAACTCCAGCGTGAACCCCTGCGATGTCAGCTGCTTTGCCAACCATTCCGCCTTTTGACGCTTATTCACATAAATCAGCGCCTGATTCACCGTAATCTGCTGATACAGATCGAGGAGAACGGGCAACTTCCAATCCTCACGATCCAGGCACACATAATACTGCTTGATTCCCTCCAAGGTCACCTCATCAGGTGGAAGGAGAATGCGAACAGGGTTGCTCAGATATGTCTCTGCAATCTCGAGAACGTTCTTCGGCATGGTTGCACTAAACAGGGCCAGACGAGTGGTGGGTGGAAACTTGCTATTCAGAATCGCGCGAATCTGGTCCACAAATAGATCCTCCAACATTTGATCGGCCTCGTCTAGAATAACATAATTCATGTGCTCCACCGATAGCTCTCCACGACAAATCAGATCAAAGATACGGCCAGGGGTACCCACAATAAATTGTGCACCCGACTTCAACGCAGAAACATCGGCGCGAATCTGATTACCACCCGTCGCAGAAAGAACTTTCAGATTCATATAGGAACCAATCGACGCTGCTACGCGCTCCGTCTGTTGCGATAACTCACGAGTTGGGCAAATGACAAGAACCTGGGGCGCACGCTTCGATGGATCAACGGCGGATAACGCTCCGATCGTAAAGGCACCCGTTTTTCCTGTTCCCGACTGGGATTGCGCCAAAATGTCGTTTTGTTCACGCATTGGAACAATCGCAAGCTGTTGAATCTTGGAGGGGCGCTCAAAACCATAGGTGTATACGCCACGAATCAATGGATCATTTAGACCCATATCATCGAAGCTCTCATATGCTTTGACTTCTTGTTCTACTTCCGTCATGTCTAGGGAATAGATAGATGGAATCTTTATGCTGATTTTTAGATGATTTTGGTATCAATTTTCATGATCCCGTAAAATTTGATGATTTAAATTCCATGATTCAAGGTAGAACCATGGCAGACGAAGAAGATATCGAATACGAAGAATATGATGCCGAGGAGTATGATGCGGTAGAACTTCCAGAAGAAGAAGTCGGGTCCGAGATGAAACCTGAACTCAAAAAACTCTACCAGCAACATCCCGAGTGCATGTTGGATTACGTTGAGCAAGTTCTCCCCAAAATTCCATTACAAATCGCCCCACCTGGAGGCGACCAGGCAGATGAGCATCACCGGACATACCCCTTTCTTACCAACTTTGAACGAACCAAAATCATTGGTCTTCGTGCCAATCAAATCAGCAAAGGATCCGCTCCTTTTGTCGCTGTTCCTAAGCACATAACCGATGTAAGAGACATTGCTCGTCTAGAACTTGAACAAAAACGGCTTCCTTTCATTGTGAAACGACCTCTTCCAAACGGATCTTTCGAGTATTGGAGATTGTCCGACCTCTTACTTCTTTAATCGGAGATCGACGACGATCGCTTAATGCTCTACGTTTACGTATCGATTGTATAAGACGATATTCTTGTTCATATAAAATAGATTTTGAAATAGGTATATTTTTTCTTTCGATCATCGAGATCATCACTTATTGATTCTTTGGATTTAAAAATTTGATGATCTGGGAATGATAACAAAAAAGACACACATGGAACACCAAGATTGGACCACCGTTGTTCTCAAGCGCCGCAACCCAAAAGATAGTAAACCCCATGTCGATTCCGAGAGGGCTCGGCTCTCCAAACTCGAACAAAGCGATGAAATATCCGCCCCCAAGAAGCGCGTATCTGGAGAGTCGATTCAAGCATTGATTCGAAAACGTATGGAACTTGGTCTAACCCAAGAAAAAGCCGATCAGAAATGTTCTTTTCCAAAAAATACATTTAAAGATATCGAATCGCATAAATCGCTCCCTACCCAAGCACAACAATCGGCCCTTCAGCGACATTTTGGAGTTCAAATAAAAATCGATCACATCTAAAGACATCATCCTATTCTTACTATAAGATGCGTTCCATCTATTCCTATCTTCAACATAGCAAGAACGTCTGTTTATATAAAATCGGATCTCAACCTTTTACGCCTCAACTCTGTTTTCCCAATGCGACCACGGCTACCCTGATTCACTGCAGTCGCGAAGGAGTCCATCGTTTGTTGACTCCCTCTTTTTTTCCCAATCTAAGAACGGTGCATTATTTATCGGCTCACCCAGGACAGATCGATATTTATCGAAGATTTTCTAAACCAATTCATTGGCTATTTCCTAATCGAACCTATGGATTTTACAATGCGATGATTGAGGCAGGACACGGTCATGTTCAAAATCGATTAATTCGTTCTTATCTTCATCAATTTGATGTGAATGGAATCCAATTAAATCTTGCAGGCTATGGAGTACATGATGCAGAGATCTATCATAAATTGTTGTTGCGTTATTTGAAAGATCAACCACGTTCTTCTTCTGAACCTATCTTTTCCGATGGAACCGAATTTGATAATCCCCATTTTGAATGCGGTGGTGCACAAGGATCGCTTCATGAGTATCTTCAAGAAAAAATGGAGTCTGATTTTTTTCAATTGATTATGGATGATTGTGAAAAAGAAGAAAAAGGAGTAAAAGCACGGTGGGAAGCATATTGTCCTTGAATCAATCCTAATAAAAATAAACGTACCACTCTACCATTTCATATCATTGTTTAACCACCTTGACGCCACTCTTTTCCGCAATTCAGACATGTAATGAAGATGGTCATGGGCTCATCTGCAGAACGTGTTTGAAGTTCATAATACGTACACTCACGCTTTTGACATCGTCTGCACTTGAATTGATCCGTCGCACGACTTTTGTTTCCTTCCAAAATCTTTTGTTCGCGTTGCAACAACTTATCTTTCAACGCAAACCAATGCTCAGGAAACATTTCGTAGGCTGACATAAATGGAACGAATGATAATGGAAATTCGCCTTCTTGAACACGCATAATAAGGCGTGTATTTCCAACAGGGCTCTTGGGATGCAGATTACTAACGACAGATCGAAAACGTTGTCGATACGCTTCGCAAAATTGTGGAGTTTTCCAGTTTTGTGCAATGTATTGTCGTTGGGCATATTGATGCGATGCTTGAAAGATTGCTTTCTCCAAATTACGAATCTCTTCCTCAGGGAACATTGGACTCAAGAAAGATAATGCTTGTAGACATTTCACACGTAATGGATTGGATTCCGCCTCCGAATCAATCGGAATTTCTTCTTTCCATGCATTGGCATCGATTTTCGGATGGATGGGGGCGCGTTTCCGCTTCACCACCACCGGCGCCTCCTCTTCCGCTTCCTCTTCCTTATCTGGAATTAAATCCTTCTCATCTGTGTCGCTCTCCTCAAAATCATCTTTAACTGATTTCTCCTCCTCTTCTACCTCTTCCTCATCCTCTTCGTCCTCCTCATCCTCCTCATCCTCCTCATCACCCTGTTCTTGATAGAATGCATTCCATTGATCGACTGTATATGGAATCGGTTGTTCCCAGCGTGGAGTATGGGATGCAATCACCAAAGCATCTCCAAAGAGTACCGTCTCCAAATGAGGATCGGGCAATTCAATCTTGTTTTCTGTCCCTTTTTTACCTTTTTTATATCCAATCACAGACAACACCATACGATTTGCCTCGTATTGACATACGAGTTCAGGAGCCTCCTTCTTCTTGAAATATTTTTGAATGATATCCATCGTCAACGATCGATCATCCGTTAACGATAGTGTAGCCTTTTTGGGATCACCCTTAATGGAAAGTACAACCGTATTTAAGGACGTCATCTTCTAGTGTATAACCTTGATGAATGCTTAAATAGCGTGTTTGATATATCTATTAAGAGTTGTCATGCCCTCAATTTTTGTATGGCTGGCAGATCAACCTATTTCAACCCTTTCAACCTGTACTTATTATTCTGGATCAAATTGGTTTATGGAAGAATATAATGATCATACCATCGCATACGAATATCAACATCAAACAGTACTTTCTGGCGCACTTGCATGGAAAGCCAAACGCTTAACCCAAGATCAGCTTGGTTCGGATCTTCTAGAAGTACGTACGGTTCCTTATCACCTGATCAAAGAAGACTCTTATGCAACTCTCGTACAAATTGGAGAATGGATGCGATGTATTTTGAAGAAAGATACATTGGATGCTGTGAATGCCTTAGAAAGTGAATGGAATACGGTTCAACAGTGGAAATCTGCATCAGTTATGATGACAAGCCCTACTGCTATCAAAAACAAGAAACTACCAAATGATGGAGAATTCCTCATACGATTTTCACGAGACCAAAAAGAGAAATGAATTCCTATGTCGTTCTGATTTCCATTTTGTTGGTCGGATTTGCTGTCTACTTGATGATCCGTGATAGAGTATTTACAATTGATGATTCACCGGTTCCTATGGAGCCATTCGAAGTTCCTGCCCCTGCCTCTATTGAAATCCGTCAAGCCCCCATCTATGCCCCTCGCGATGTTGCTTCTTCCGGCCCGAATGCACCTAGTGCCGCTGCTCCTTCAGATGAAGCAGTTGTTTATGGAGATCCTCAAGCAACCGATCCCTACCATGAAAAACAGGAGAGTTCGGATATTCCAGAGAATTTGCGTCATCCCGAGCGTGCGTTTCGTCCCCCACCTTCTAATGACATGAGTTCTCTTGCGGTTCAATCCGGTGTCGCGAGTCATACCAGTCAGGTCTCCAATGATAACGCACAAACGTTTCAAACAGAGATCATTCAAGGTGGTGGGGAATTCATGCCTGGTATTTTTGCAAATGATACGGCCAACGACACCAGTTTTTCAGCTTTTTAATGAGTTTAAAGCCATAATACGTTTCAAATACAGAATGAGTCGATCGATTAGCAACACCACTCCCCATTTTGAGAAGCAAAAGGTTCCACGATTCCGTCGCCTAGATAATGATCATATCTCGGCCATTGAATCCCTTTTTCGTACATTTCCATTCTTGAAAGAACGCGTGGAGATTCACATGCCCTTTCATCGTTCCAAGCCCACTTTTTCATCGGGAACCGTTTGGTTATGGCCCAAGTTCGACAAGCGCCCGGTTGGGTACCTTATTTTCATGGATGAATTCGCCCCTTGCATCTGGTATCCTGAGCGCCAGGAAGGAATGACTTTTCGATGGCTTCTCCCGCCTACGTTTTGCCAGAAGGGTGCTACTGTATGTCTTGCTAACATTCTTGCTGGTGAATCCGTTCTCCAGATTGAAGACATTGTCATTCACCAAGGAAAGGATCTTTGGTCTCATCAACCCTTTTCCGAACGATGGAATGCCCTACGTTCGTTCTGGGGATCTCTTCCTCCTGATCAGCCTCTCTTGGCCTTTCAGCCCCAAATTGTCAAGCCGATTGCCCTAAAAGATTGGAATCTTCATTACAACTCTGCGATTTATTGGATCATTCAGCCCGATCATTCCCGACAACCACGATGGTACTGGAAAGATACGGTAACCGTTTCCGAGCATGCACCTGTCAAATTCATCGCACCCGTTCTGAAACGCAGCCAGGATATGGTACAAACACTTTGTGCTCTCTGTACTCCCTACACCAAATCTGCTCTACCCGATACATATTCATTAACGGCACAAGAGGGCGAATCACTTGGAATGGCTTCTATTCCAACATTGCAACTCTCTCAGGAACTCCGCAAGCTATTTGCAGGAAAAACATCAGGACTTCCTGTTGAAGTGGAATGGAACGAGAATTTTCGTAAATATCAGATTGTACGAATCATGCCCGAATCGAATCCCATTACGACTGCGTCCTTTTTCCATCATGCTAGCTTTTAATCATTTCCTCTCAATAGAATGCGACGATCCAGACGTTCCCGTGGAGGCGGTTATTCCGTATCTCCCTCTGATTATGTTTCGGTTGGAAATCCTGTGTATCAACAATATTCTGGAGTAGGAAAGGACTGTGTAGCAGATTCATTTGTTCGTCCTGGTTTTCTTTCGATGTTTCCTGGTCACGCTGGTGTACCCGGTATGGCTGGTGGAAAGCGAAAGAATAGTAAAAAGAGAAGCATGCGTCGCAGACAAAGCCGTAATAAGCGCCGAAGTATGCGTGGTGGAACTCGCCTTGCGGTTGCTTCTTTCGAAAACCCCGTTGGTGAGATGCTCGCGGCCCATGCTGTTCCTAAAGTCTCTGCTCCTGGCGTGGAAGCTCATGATGTACAAGATGTTCCATCTGCTCCCCAAGCGGTACCTGTTCCAAAACAAATGGGTGGTCGCTACGAATCCCATCTTGGTGCACCACTTGATTCCGTTTCTGCGATTGGAATGAGCTCCTATGCTCCCATTCAAAGTATCAAATGCGAAGGAGGATTCGCGAATTCATTGAACACGGGAACAGGAATGCTCCAGCGCCCCATGTTGGGAGGTGCCATGTTAGCCAATCCCATTGAACTCCGTATGCCAACAGGTGGATACTCTCATCAGTTTGAAACCTATGGAGGAACCAGTGCGGTTGGTGGTCTCATGCTCAATATCCCCTATGATGCCCGTGCCAGCAATCC